TTATTCTGAACTATCTCTCGTGCCCTCAATAAAAGTACGAGTCTCTGTCCGCCTTTTATAAGCCTCTTTGATGATGTCGTACACAATATTGATCTCGCCGTTTGTCATCCCGCGCATATCAAGAAATTTCTCATACTGATCATACACCTTAAAGATGCGATTAAACTCTTCTCGCGAGATTGGGGTCTCATCATCAGCAGCTCGATGAGAAAAATCAATAATGCGGTCTCTACTGCTCTGGATGAACATCTCTTCGGTGAGCCGCGTGTTGGCATTCAAAGCTGCCGTCACGTCCCCCAGTGTTGTTTTAAGACTAGAGATTGCATCATCATAGGCTTTCGCTCGACTATCTACCCAGTGCATCCATTTATTTCGTTTAGCGATATTATCATCGGAATATCTAGTATTCACATCCCGTAGAAGCACCTTAACCTCTTGCAATGTATTTTCAATCCGCGCTCTCTCTTCTTTTTTTCGTGCAAAGTGCTTTCTTATTTTAAAAAATTCAGGGACTACCTTCCCTTTAAATTCCAGTATCTCTCCGATGAGTTGCATGACAAAAAAACATGCAATGAGAATGATAGCAACTTTAACCGGTATGTTTAGGTACTCGACATATGATATCATAGCCAATCACCCGCCTTTACTTAGGCGGACTCATGACTTTTGTTAGTCTCATTCCAATTCATGATTTCCTTAAGTTTGTCAAATCCAAACATAGCCGCATAAGCCACCATAAAGCCGGCAACAACCAAAGCCAAAATAATGTACCAGGTGAGTGCGATCGCGTTAATCTGGCAATACATAATCCCTGCGCAAATCGTAAGTGCCTCCGCGATCATCAAGGCAAGCAGATTGGTCGGGAGTTTATCCCAAGTAGCCTTTTTCAACACCTCAACAACAACATTAGTCAGTGCAACCAACACACCAATTGTAGCAATCAAAACAGAAATTTCCATATCATACACCCTTTCTATATTAAATAGGCGGACTATTTATAAACCGCTCATCTTGTTGAAACCCATTTGCTTGCGCTTGAGCATACTTAATACCCTCTCCATTCGGTCCTGTATTTTCAGCTTTGCTCTTATCAACAATTTTTGATAGAACAATACTGCAGGCTGTTCCTATAGGAGTGAACACCACCGTCCAGCACATCAATGCGCCAGTATATCCAACCTCAATGCTCTTAAGGGCTAAATAAAAGCCGCCACCTAAACCGGCGGCGAGCATCAGCAGAATATAAACAGCAAATCGATTTGTGAACCCAAGTCTCGCAAAATGGCCTCTTTTTTTCTGCAACCTCTTTGCTTCTGGCTGTGACATAATGTCACCCCCAATCAAGCCTGTCCCATCATCTTAGCGAGCCGATACATCATTTCAACAAGAGTCTCCCTAGTGGGCATATCTTCCCACATATAGTTTGGTTCTCCGTTCGGAAGGGTTCCACTTCCTTTAACAAGACCAGTAGAAATAGCCCACTGTCTTGATTCCTTTGACCAATCGCCAGCGTCATTGTCCCGCAAAGTAGTACGGTACTCATTCATCAACTCGGTAAACCGATTCAGATCCATATCATCATCCTCCTGTACTCCATTTAAAATATCTTGAACTTCTTTACGAAGTGCGTCCATGCTCTTCCCATGCTTTGGCAACCATTGTCCCATATCAGCATGAGCAGATCCATACCCGGCACGAGATGCTTCTGCATGGTCACTAATTCCAGACACCGGATAGCCAAGCTTCATGACACAATATACGTTCCATGCAACCAACATCTGCCACATACGATCGAAGTATGCCTGATTTTTAGCGACATCATAATTCACCATAGTGCCGCCATTATAGGTATGTCCTGCCGGTTCACAAACTTCCCATTGCACTTTTGAGTTATTCCATGAACCCTTCTTCCCTGCTCCGCATCCCCATGGGCGTGCAGTCAAAGGCATAGCAAGAATAATCTTTCCTTCACCTAAATGAAAATCGCCCAGAATGGCGTTCACACCCCATCCGGACGATTCTTTGTTCATTAAGTTAAAAATCACATCAGCGCTCGGTTGAGCAACACCAATCGAGTGATTGACTGCACCAACCGGAGTAATATATCTCTTTGCTTTGTAGGCACCGTTTTTGGTCGCATAACGAGTTTCAAGATGGGCTTCTACATAAGTAATACATTCTTGTTTAGTCAAATATCATCACCTTCAGTAAATAACAATATCATATCAAATGATTTTGTTAGAAATTTTATCGTAATTTGTATCAAAATATTGCTACACTTACTGTGTATAATTCTAAGAAGCCTAAGCAGTACACTTAAATATATCTAGCAACCCAAGCAATCTCAAGATTTGATCTATGTGGATACAAATATGTTGACATAACATCCTCAAATGCTGTTGGGAATCCTGTAAGCCCAATCGTAATAGTATTACCAGAAGACACACTAACAGATCCTCCATGTACTAAGTAATAACGCTTGTTGGAGTCATTATTTCTACAGCATCCAATACAAGTTTCAAAGCCATCATTATATCCATAATAACTTGGATATGCAAAAATAACATCAGTAGCCTGCGACGAGCTTAATCCATCTCCACCTCTTACATTAAGAACAAACCCAAGTAGTTGTTTAATAGTATGGTTAACGGTGAAATTAAATTGTGATTGTGTCATACTATATCCTGTAGTAATAAAAGGCACATTTGTTGTTGAACTATAATCACTAATAATCGTAGATCCACCTTCAAAGGACCCTGCAACACCAAAAATACTAATGCCCTTCTTAATATTTGCGGCAACTAAATTTGCATCACCTTTAATTGTTTGCGTTCCAGTTAAATATCTTCCACTCGCAATCGTTTTGTTGCTGGTTCCAGGAGTAATTGTTTGGGCCCCTTGTGTTGGAATTGTGCCTGTAATCTTACCTGATGCACCATATGCTGTTTTACCAGTCAAGATATCAGAAGCAACAGCAGTCGCATCACTTGTGTCTATTCCGGTTTTAATTGCCCTGACAGCGGCAGGGTAAGTGCTAAACACATCATTCACGCTTTGTCCCTTTTCAGCTAATACTGTTTTCAAATCTGCTTTTGTTGAATCGACAACTTCTAACTTCTCCATAGTGGTAATGCCAGAAGTATCTCCTTTAATCTGATCAATTTTTGTGTTTACCTCTTCCAAAGTCGATCCACTCAAAATATTCTCTAAAACAGTATTTACATCTCCAAGTTTTGCATCAGTTTCAGCTTTAGCATTTTTAATCTCGACATCAATTGTTGATCCAGAAGATGTATGAACTGCTTTTGCAACAGTTCTAGGATGGATTTCTATGTCTCCATCTTTTAATGTACGAATTTCAGAAGCCAATTAAATACCCCCTTTTTATTTAGCCTATAAAAGTTCACCTTTATTGTTTTATTAGAATTGTTGGTAATTTATTTTATATCCGATCGTTCAGAATGTAATCAGTGCAGATTTCAGATTTGACATAAAACAAGGGTTGCGGCAGTTAGCTACGATGATAGATAGGTGGAAAACAACGGGGAATATTGATAGATGAAATTTGTTTCACTGTTTGAACTCCAATATTAAAGTTTTTATTACAGAAATCCTATCGAAAAGTTGTTTTCTGTAACTTCAACAACTCGAATAAATCCATCAGTCATGCCTGTTTTATCAAATTCAAAAAGGAGATTTCCACCAGAGCAGACAAAACTTGCCGGTGAGTTCTCATCCCTTGTAATAAAAACAACACTTCCTTTTGCTACATCTCTACTTTCAAACGGTGAACCGCCTACCGATTGAGCAGAATCGCCATCAAAATAATAAAAATCAGTCATGCTACCCAAGAACTTTCCAGATACCGTTTCAACTCCTGTTTTAATCGCCCTCACATTTGCCTCAAGAATGTCAAATGGAGCGTCCGACGGAGTCTGCACGCCCTTTTCAGTAATAGCGGATGCTATGCCTGCCCTGCCATCAGCAACAGCGGTCGAGTAGTTAACGAAAATATCGCCTACTGTATTGCCGCTGCCATTGATAGCAGCTTTTAAATCATTCTTAATGTTCTGCAACTCTGTCAAACTTTGAGTAACATTATCAGCAGGCGTTCCATTTACTGTATTCAATGTATTTGCCGTACTTTCCACAGGTACACTAATAGAACTAATATCATTCTCAATCGGCTCGCCATTATCATTCATAACAGCGGCTAAAGTAGTTCTTGGTAAAACTTGTGTTTTATTGTCTTTAAGTGTTTTAATATCTGCCAATTTATTTACCTCCTTTTTTTAATCACATACATTTTTGTGCCGGATGTTGTTCTGCATTATGGAATCGCCCACTCCAAGGTCCACGTTGTTGGCGTTAGCAATGGCGTAGCAGGCGGGTACAAGCTTGTTGTAGTTAATGGACGTGTGATAAGTCTCCCTTCGTTAATTTATATCTTATTATTATTAGCTAATCAGATACAAAAATAATGTAATCTGACATCATATCGTTATAAGATTCAACAATCTTAGCGCCTTCCACAAATATATTTCTAGCAACTCCAGATCCACATTTGCAAAAAATAAGTTGTCCGCTTAGCACTGTTTCTGAGAAAGACTGCCTAATATAATGTTTTAGTTCGTTGTCAGAATTTACAAAATAAAATTCTGCTGATGCAGCTAAAAAATCATAAGTAATTATTGTTTTTTTACCACCTGTTTCAATCGCTCTCACAACAGCCGGGTAGGTGCTGAACACGTCCCCCACCGTCTGGCCCTTCTCAGCAAGTGCGGCTTTCAGGTCGGCTTTGGTGGCCGCCAGCTTCGCCAGCTTATCAGCTATTGTGCCCATTATACAACCTCCCCGTTGATAGAGTCCAAAAGTGCGCCAATATCACCAACAGCACTGTCTACATAAGCTTTTGTCGCATAATCCGTAGAAACTACCCCTCCAAGAGTATCTGCATCAACCAATGCAGGCTCATCAGGCAAACCATCATCACTTGTAATCCACCCCATGTTTGCATGAGCATCAGAACTTGTATTATGAGCATTGATCTGTCCACTCACATCAGGGGTTGGAATAGCTTCAATCTGTTGATCTGTGTAAGTCTTTGCATCCTGTAGAGCCTGAGCAGCGCTTCCGGCAGGGTCAGCACCGACTTCAGCTGCATTAGGAGTCCAGGTATTAGGACGTGCTCCAACTTGATCAGCGGTCACTTCATGCGGATTCTGCTTATTCTGAATATGTGTATCTAAATTACCCTGTACGGCCGCTGAAGAACCAGCAGGATCTGCCCCAACTTGAACCGCAGTTACGCTATGAGGATTATTTTTGTCTGCAGTGTGTGCATCAAGTTTACTTTGAACTGCAGCCGCAGCTCCAGCAGTTTCCTTCCCATTCAAAGCTTCTCGGATATCGCTGTGAGCTTCCGGACTTGCATTATGCTCAGCAATTTGCCCACTCACATCGGGAGTTGGAATTTGCGAAATTTTCTGATCCGTATATGATTTTGCATCGTTTAAAGCTTGAGTAGCACTTCCGGCAGGATCAGCTCCGGCCTGCTCCGCAGTTACACTATGGGGGTTCTCCTTGCTGGAAATATGGCTCGCCATATCAGAAAACTTCTGTTCTGCGGTTCCGCCGTCTTCCGTCTCTACAATCTTTGCTTTAGTTTTACGGTACACATTATCATAGCTACCAGCATCATTTTTCTTATGCTCATGAATCAATAAATCTGCCATTCTATCACCTACCCAACAATATATTCTCTACTTCCTCCCGCCAAAGAGTAGGTACTTGTTCAATAGTCCACAGACCGCGTTGAATGAGATCAGCGTACAATTTAGCCATTGTTCGCACCTCCCATGGTCATCATCGCCACACCCAATTCCGCCACGGCCAACTCCAGAGCGGTGAGGCGGTCCTCATCGCCTATGCTCTCCAGACCATGCTGCTTGGCCAAGGCAATCAGCTCATCGGCCTGCTCCTGGGTGATCTCCAGGTTGTCTGCCAGGGCGTTGATACGCGCCAGCGCCGCCTCCACGGTGTAGGGCACACCGTTGGTCAGGCGGTTTTTCAGTACGTCATAGCTCATATGATTATCCTCCTTTACAAATTGGTTGCCGCTCCCTCCAGCGCGGCAATCCGGGTAGCGAGCTGCTGGATGATGGTATTGGGGTCAGCACGGCCGGACACGGTGGTGTCGCCGGTGTCGGTATAGATGGTATTCGTGCCAGACAGGGCTATAATTTCCTGTGGCGTGAGCTGGATTGTGATGGGATTTTCGATTTTGTAAACAATTTGTACATTTTGCGTGTCCAACCATGCCTTAAACTCATCTATTGAGTCAATCCCCAATTCGTCCATAACCCCAACCCAATATAAATTCGGATTATTTACTCCAATCCAAAAATATGACGTGTTCACCTAAATGAAAATCGCCCAAGATAGCGTTTACACCCCATCTGGACGATTCTTTATTCATCAAATTAAACATTACATCAGCACTCGGTTGTGCAACACCAATCGAATGGTTTACTACACCAGCCGGTGTGATGTATCTCTTTGCTTTATAAGCCCCATTTTTGGTCGCGTAGCGAGTTTCAAGATGGGCTTCTACATAAGTAATGCATTCTTGTTTTGTCAATTCAAATCACCTTCACTTGATAATGCGGTTTTACTCCACCCTGTACCGCATAACGCATCCAGTCAAATACGACAATAGCAAATGCAGATAGAACTGCCCAGAGTCCCATAAACGGGATACAAATCTGCCCCCATAAATTAAACGGCATCGCGGAGTAGTCCCATACGTTAAGTCCTAACCATATGTTTAGTATGCATCCAACAACGAATTCAGTTGCAGTAATACCAATCGCGCATAAAACGGACTGGACTAACAGACTCATTTCCCACGGCAATTCGCACCCCAATCTTTCCAAAGGGATGCAAAGGAATATAGCAAGCAGGAGCATTGTCCAACTAATCCCATCCTGATTCCCGCTTAATGTTTTCCAAACAACCTCAACGAAGAAGTAGAATGTGCCTCCAAATACCCACAAGAGCATTGAAAACACCCATTCCCCGGTTCGTTCCATTCGGCCCATTTACATCACCTTATGATTCTTTATAGACCCCAATACGATTTAAAATCACCTGCATCTGTTCTTCTGCCACAGCTAATTTAGTCAGAAGTTCTTCCTTGTAAGGTGCCGGCAATTCATCTCCGTATTTGACCGCCGAAATCTCATCTACATCAGATAGGCTGTTCACATATTGTTTCAGGGCGTTGTGATAGGCGGTATTTTTTGTGATATGTCTTTGGGCGGTGACATAAATGGATGTGATCTCCTCAGCAGAATAAACAGAACACTTACCACCGTCTGCTTGGTAGATGTACTCCGTACCTCCCAGCTCAACAACCTTAAACAAGCTATCAATGTTGTTTTGGTCATTATTGGACAGATTGAAATGATCTATCCGATCTCCAATCTGGACGTCAACCCCAGATTCAATTGTTACATTGCACATTCTGGAGATCTCAGCAAGCTTTGCGGTGCGCACCGTTTCTGTGGCATTTTCATCTCCAAGGATTTCAGCTACATCTGCAATAGTAATCCATCCACGCACCGCTGCTTTGAACAATCCAGATGCCTCAACAACACCAGACTTATACATATCCATAAGCTTTTTCTTCATCGTCATACCTCCAATGCAGCGAGAATAAGTTCATCAACAAGGTTCTGTTGCTCATAAACCATGCTTCCTCCATCGGTCTTTGATACAACTACAGTATCAGCACCCTCGATATCTTCATGCCCAATCAGATTATATGGCTCACTATTGAAGGCAACACCGATGGCATCCTCTTCGGTAGCGTTAACATAGCTACCGCTTTCACTGATTTTGATATATGTTACAGAATCCGTAATACCAAGCTCTGTACCATCAATCTTAATAATGCGATACATCTCACATAACCTCCTTTACACCGACTAATTGAGCAATATGTCGCAAGTCATCAATGCTTGCATGAAAGAATTCGTGGTTCCATAACCAGTAATCTTCATAGTCGGTACGCTTATACTTTTTACATACATTGTCATCCCACACCATGTCCCATCTATCCTGATAATCGCTATCTCGTTTTGATAAAGCTTTTTGGATGGACTGCGTGAGATGGCCTCGAACCATGCCCATACCATCGTCATTCCGGGAAAAGTATTGATGCGCATTCTCACTGGTTTCGCAGCAGATAGTTTTACCTTCATATGTAATGAATCCATCGTAACTCTCACATTCTGTAAGAGCGGGTAGGTTCACATCACCACATATGGCTTTGTTCTTAAATCTTTTATGAACAATATATTTCACCTTTTATTCCTCTTTCTCTAAAGTTTTCAATCCGCTCTGGAGAGAATCCAAATATTGCATAGAACAGTCTACGAAGTCGCAAGACTCTCTTATGGTCGTTATAACATTCAAAGTAGGCGAGCATTCCATTTACAGAAGTCCATAAGTCTTCATATGACATCTCACCGTTTTGAATCTTATGATAGAAAGCTTTTATTTTCTTGCGTGCCCGTTTAACACCATCCCTATTTCCGTTAACAACAACCTTCCCTGTTTCTGTCAGGTGATATTTTGCTTTGCAATATCGAAATGGTTTTGTTAGCGGTACAATTCGAGACTTTGAGCGGCTGATTGTTAGCTTCAGGCTCTCAGCTTTTTCGACAATCAAATTCATGATTTCTTTCGCATCTCTATCAGGAGGGACGATGATATAATAATCGTCCATATAATGTCCCGCACATTGAATTGATAGCTGGCACTTAATGTAATTATCCAAAGCGGAGGGAAATGCAATCATTTCAGCTTGGCTTGGTTCAACACCTAATGGTAGCCCCTTGCCACCCGGAACGGTGTTTACAATACTATCGCCAAGCTCTCTCAAATCATTGTTGTTTAGGAGTTGATTATGGCGTTTGAATATCATCTCGTGTGATACAGATGGGAAGAACTGCTTGAAGTCCAAAAGCATTACGCTGCCATTCGTTCCGTATCTTCTGAAATGAAAGCGCAGGTCTTTTCGTAGTTCTCTCTTGGAAAACTCAAACCCTTTGCCAGGTAGACTTGCGCCATTGTTCCATATCATACTCGGTAAATAAAGAGGCAGCAGAACCTTTTGTGTGAATACCTTATGTATCTGTCTGTCTTGGATACGAGGAGCGTCAATAGGACGTGTCTTCCCACGCTCAGAAATCATAAAATGAACATATGCAGCTGGCTCCCATTTTCGCTCTAAAATAAGCCGTCTGCGTCGTGCAGTACCTGAGAATAGGTGCAACTCAAATCGTTGTGTACTGTTCTTCCAGCGTACAGCATTGCAGCACTGTTTACCGGCGCTATATAAATCATGGTAAGTAAATACCTCGTTCAGTCCACCTACATCTAAACTTCGCTGCAATCTGTTCGCTTCTCGTTTTGCTTTACGGCGCTCGTAACGGCCGCTTCGTCTGCTCATAAAGTTATTCGCCCTCCGTACATATATCTTGTAGGGTATCGTCTAATATGCTTTGCTCCCACACATGAAACGGGGTAAGATACATCACCCGCCATGCACGCTCGATTTCTCGGCGGCGTCCGTGTCTGAGCATCAAAGGGCAGTTTCGGACTTTCGTCACGGGAAGTATCTCTCCTTTCGTAAAGGTCGTAGTTCACTCTGGTTCGAGCTACTGCGTTTGACCCTAACCATTTCTGGTTTACGAAATCCGGGGCGAGCCCATTGGAATTCCTTGCGTTGTTGTTGTTCGCGTTGCCGTTCGTGTTCACATTGCAGAAGTTGTTGCTGTTGTTGCAATTAGGAGAACGCTCCCACCAATTAGCAGTGGAACACGGGAGTACGAATAAACACACTCACCGACAGGTTTTACAGAGATACACCCATATTTTCATTATTTCCTGCCTTTGTCGCTCTTCAGCACACTTGTTAATAACCCGTTCTCTCGGTCGATTAGCTCGCCGAGTTCTTGTGCCATATGTTCTAATTTCTTTTTGGCATCTGAAGCCTTAACGATGTTTCCGCTTCCTGTCGTAAAACATCCTGACGGGTTGGTCATCATCAGTTCATAACAATGGCTAAGATGAACATCGAGTGCCATCAGGGATGCTCGTGCTTCAAGTAAATGCGTCTTACGAAGTTCTTTCCTCATTGCATCAGAAGGATAGATGCTATTTGCCTTTTCAGTGTGGTCTAACACCTCCGAGGCAAGGGAAGACACTTCTGACGCAACAAGTCTTGAATAGCGCGAGGACAGGCGTGACAGGAAGTTGATGGTCTGAATGTAGATTTTGTTGGCGACATTGATGTACTCTGCCTTGCTTTCAGACCGATGTGCTTTCAAAACTGACATAGAAATCTCCTTTCGTTCTTTTTATTGTGTTGTCCTCTTGGACTAATCACAAAGGGGCAACCCCTTATATAGTTTCACCTGCTATGAATCCGCCCACTGTCGTGGGCTTGATTCATTTGGTTCAAGATTAGACCCTGAAAGCCGGGGCGAGCCCACAGGAATACCTTGCGTAGCCGCTGGTCGCGTTGCCGTCCGCGCCCACAACGCAGAAGGCGCCGCTGCCGCCGCAACCAGGAGAACGCCCCCACCAACGAGCAGCGGAACTTGTTGAGCTGTGACGGTATTTCACCTTGCTATTACCATTTTTGTAGTATTGGTACTGTTGCTGGTAATTTTTCTCCGCATCATTAGCGTAGCCGCTACCACTATAACCATATCCATCGCCAAAAATCTCACATTCGGCCAGAAGAGGAAGATAATCAACCGACTTTGTGACATAAGAAGCGGTGTTGGAACCTCCACCCGTGTTGTCGGTGTAGATGTTCATCGGCTTCATGACGGCACGAAGGTCGCTTGGGAGAGCTGCCATTAAGGTTCCAGAAATAGGAGATGTCGCACATGTGGCCGTTGCATCACCATTATTTACGTTGGTGCTACCAAGCACATCGTACCGAAGGTCACAGCCATTCCATCCGCCGGAGTTAGTATTGGAGCTATGGTTCATGTTGAAATACTTGGTACCATTAGTTGAGGAGCTACCATACTGACCATCAACAAGACAAATATCAGTACCACCACTCAGAGCTGTTTTGAACGTACCAAAAGTAATGCCAGTTCCTTCGCGAGAACTGTTGTGGTTAAATCCGAGAATGTAAACATAATAAGTACCGTTAATGGCTTGGGTGCCGACAGTTCCGTTGACAGTCACAGCCTTACGGTCGCCGACAGACCAATAGTTACCGCCTTGGTTTGAATCTGCGACACTCTGAATAACAGACCATTCATTGTCGTTAAGAACCGTACTGACAAACTTTGCTTCAACACTAACAGTTTTGCTTGAAGGTGCAGTATAGTTTGTACCTGCTGTACAGCTTACGGTGATTGTAGTCGAACCGGTAGTCTGGTTCACATGCGTAACAGTTACAGTAGAACCGCTACGGGAAACAGTAGCAATACCTGTATTGTTTGAAACAACACTTAATGTACCGTCATGATTGCCTCCGATAGTAAACGTCGTAGACAGTGTAGACATATTTAATTCGACAGAAGATTTGCTTACAGTCAGAGTACCAGTTGCCTTGCCAATAGACCATGACACAGTCTTGGCAGTGGTAGTTCCATCGCTCCATCTATAGTCTGTTTTCGGAGTGAAGGAAGCATTATAGCTTCCAGCATTGGTTCCAGACGTTGTGCCGCCAATAGTCATTTTTATGTTATCATATCCAGCCCAAGTGGGCGACTTAATATCTCCGTCATATATTAAACTCCCACTCTGTGTTGGGACATCAATACTGGCCCTTTCGATAGTCCAATCCACCGATTTGTCTTCAACGGTTCCATCGTCCCACTGAGTTCCAATTTTATCTTTCAGAGAAAATATTGTTTGATATGATCCTGCATGAATTGCTGATGTTGTGCCTCCGATTGTCATTTCAGAACTTTCATATCCATTCCATGAAGGTGATTGTTGTGTTCCGTTATAAATAAAACTACCAGTATATGTTGGAACTTGAAAAACCTCCGTCCGGACAGTAATTGGTTGCATAGCACTTGCTGTTACGCCAGATTCAGTGTAAACAATTTCAATATTATTTGTGCCAGCCTGAATGGCACCAGACGGATAATATGTCCATCCAGTTGCAAGCAATGTTGCTCCGTTGGTATACGTAGCGACCACTTCCATCCCGGCTGGATCGAAAATTTGTCCAGGGCGATATATCGTTTTAGTTGGTCCTTTTGCGATGTCAATAGACACTAACTTAATCCCCCTGCCAGATCCCCCAGTCATATTGAACACTTTCCCACTCATTATGCGGAAACCTCCATTCGCACGATTTTAACCACAATATCAGAGCTTGGTTGCTCTTCACATATAAAATTCATTTTCCCGGCTTGTTCAACATCTTTTCCACGCACAATACAATCATTCCAAGATATAAAATTTTCGTCACTAGGATTTATAAGATATGCATATCCAGATGTTACAAAACCGATATCCGATACAGTTTGAGAATTATCTACCCAGTTAGATGCAAGAAGTGTAATATAAAATACATATCCTGGTTTTGCGGCACCTATTTGATCAGCAGCCACACTATGCGGATTCTGCTTATTCTGAATGTGCGTATCTAAATTGCCCTGCACAGCATCAGCAGACCCAGCAGCATCAAAAGCAGTCGTGTCCTGATAGGCGGCAGATTTCAGTCCGTGAACAGCAACATCCACACCATTAAACTTCACTGTACCGTTTGTCTCGCCTTCAGTCAAGTTATAGGTGATTTCAATTGTGGTTACATCCGCCCACTCATCCCCATTCTTTTCTTTTGACTGCAACTTAAAGGATGTGTCGCTCACTCGCACAAGCTGATACTGGGTATCTGTATCCTTGATCTGGCCAGAGATGTAATCATCAAGCCCCTGAATTTCACTTGCCTGGTAAGTGGGCTTCTGAGCCTGCATAGCCCAGTCATAAACATCAGCGCTCTTTGCAGACATAAACTGCAAATCATTGTAGTGAGAAGTACCATCACCAAACTTAACCAGAACAGCAGGTTCTCTCTGAACCGCGCCTGTTTCTCCTGGAACAACCGTAACGGCAGCCTCGCCAGCAAGCAGGACAGGGTTGTTGCTAGTCCAGTTAGCATAGGTATCACATTTAAGACTAAGACGAGCATTAAGTGTTTTATTTCCCGCCATATACAATCCTCCTTATGAAAGAACCCCGGAGCAATCCGGGGTTCCAAAATTACGCACAATTAAGCATTTGTACTGTTCCCGCAATCCAAGACCAAACGCTCATCGCCAGCCTGAACAAGCTTATTCACATTTACAGAATTGATGCTCATCGTTCCGTCTTCAGCAACAGCAACACCATTCTCGGTGGTTACACCCTTCACGACACCAAGAACGCTGGCAGAAGCGACAGGAATATTAACAGCCTTCCCTTGAATTTGTGCCGCTTCTCCGTTAATCTGAATACTCTCAATCACGTTGGCCTGAGCGCCAGCGGCAATACCATTCAGTTTCTCCAAAAGAGTGGAAGTGAAATTTTCCTCAGAGAGTCCTTTACCTGGTTCAACATTAACCTTTCCAGCAAGAGCATCAGAGAGGCCAGTTACTTTACTTTGGTCAACCGCCTTAACCTGCAGAACGCCACCTTCAGCAACTTCGAGTTCATCAGATACACTCTTGACCTCCAGCATACCTCTCAGTTTCTGAATCAGAGTTTCCTCAACGAGAGAAGAGCCTTCAACTACATCAACCTTCTCGGCCAAACCCTCATCCACATATTCAGTAGTGGCATACGCACTCAGATCAGTGACACCAGTCAAAACATCCCACTTATATACGCCGTCACTCGCTTCGATACACACAACATTTGTGCCAGCAGAGAACTTCTTGCCAGCACCATCAACGAAGTCATCTGTGGTAGTGAAATCGTTTGAAATATTGTAGACTTTGCCTTCAATTGCTGCGCTCAGTTCAGGAAGATCTTCAAAGGCGACGGAACCACCAGGCTTATATGTAGCTCCAATGGCGGCGGCAATCTTAGTGTCGATCTGGCTATCAGTCGCAGTCTTATTATAATAATTGCTAGACAGATTCTCGCTCAGCGCAGTATCGGCGGCCTCATAAGCGGCCTTGACTTCCTCAATTGCATTCCACACATCAGTAGCAACAATCGCACTCTCTGCACCCTTCTTACCAACCAATGTCTCAAGCGCAGATACCTTGCCCTGCAGTTCAAGAACATCTTCTGTCAGATCTCCAGATGCTGTAGTAGAGGCGAGCTTAATCAGGTTTCCGGCAGCATTCTGAATCATGTATGCGTTGACTGTCGATTGTTCCTCATCAACATGAACCAGGATCTGGCCAACGTAAGCTACGGGATTAGACTGTGCATATGCAACAAGTTCCTCATAGTCGTACCAAACAGCAGACTCATCAAGGGGCAGTGGATTTCCTCTGCGAATCTTCAGAGGAAGCGCCATATAGTTGCCTTCTTTGTTAATAACAGCCATCTTATCACTCCTTCCTTCTAATTACTTGCCAATTGTAATCTTGTGAACCTCAGCGGCATCATAGGACGCAGGCTGGTACACATAAACATCATAGTCAACGGCAGTATATCCCTCTGCGCCTTCAACCTGAATAGGATCAGGATTCTTGACATAGTTTCCAGTAATATCAGCGTTCATGCTGGAGGTCAACAGAACCTGTTTCACCTTCAAGCCAGAGGCAGTCGGAAGCGCTACGATGCTACGAATAGCACCAGCGCTTGAGTTAACCGTAAGAGTGGTTGCCGCAGCGGCTCCAGCGCTTCCAGTCAGGCCCCGGATCAGAGCGCTGTTAATCTCGCCGGAAGTCTTATCAACTCCATAGAAATAACGCCGATAGCCCTTCAGGGCTCCAGAGGTAGCGGTCTTGGTTCCGGCCTTAATTTGACCTTCTTTATACTCCTTTTCAAGAGCAGTCCACGGCATAGCTCCATCTCCGTGCGTAGCTTTTGCGACAATTTGGAGATTCATAGCGTCGGTCACTTGGATAGGAGAAAATGAACCAGAATTTGTGTCCTTGCTCTCTTCGTTAAAAGTAACTTCCCATGCGGTTGCAGTAATACCGGTGGCAGGACCGAACTCATAGGAACCAGGATTCAGACTAGCCGTATAGCTTGGCGTCACCGTAGTTCCGGCTTCATAAGACTTCATAGCGCTGGCGCTAATAGAAGCGGAAGGTTGGGTGATTTGAGGATTGATATCCTCCGAATATGCATCATTAAATAACTCGACATTGTTTTTTCCTGTAGCAGGAACTGTCACCTTTCCGGTTGAATCAGGAACATACTTGCCGAAAGGACGAGTGAACACAAAGTCCTGAGTGTAGTAAACGTTAGATGCATCCAGTTCTGACAAGTCTCCAGAACTATAAGGAAGATTCTCCCATGTAGTAGTTCCATCACCCCACTTAACTTGACCCTTATGTTCCCCATCAAGGGTCATTGCAGGCTCGCCAGCAGCAAGGACTACATCCTTATTAGCAAGCCATTCCTCTTCAGTTGCTCTGCGCACCTGAATCGTAGTTTTTAATACGTTTGCCATCTAACCCCCTCCATTTTTTATTTTGCGGCTCCGCCGCCATCTATGATGTTATAACTGCCGCCAGCAACAGTTACTTCATCCCCAATAGGATTGCCAGATGCAGATAGTTGCAAAGAGCCATCTTCCGCATCAAAAATCAAATTATCTGCTTTTGTATTTTTCAAATTAGAAACCTCAACTTCCAATCTATCAAGTTGATCAAGATCTTCTGGAGGAAGATATTTTTCGATTTCTGGGCTTGGCTTAACTTCAACAGATAATTCTCCGGTTTTAAAAATAACCGCATCTTGATATGAGATACATGAGAGCCATAATGTGATATCACCAGCCTCTGCCGTCATATCTGTATCAACATCAATTGCATATTGCAAATATCCGTTATACATTTCCGGAAGAAGTTTTAATTGCTCAGAGTGACCAATTTGATTTGGCGTAATATACCGTAACATTACAGAGCATCTTGCGATTTCCGTTTCTTCATATTCTGAAGGAACTAAAAATACAATAGTGTCTGCGCCTGCTTCTCCCTTATAAATCGTCGAAAAAACAGTTACAATCAATGATTTGTCATTCTCCACTTTGACATACATTCACACCCCTCCTTATTCTTCTAGTATTTCATTCCATGTGTCGCCAGGCTTTTGATCTTCTGGTTGCAGCTTATCCCATACAACACCAGCCAACTGCCTCGTCTGCAAATCATAAATTGCTTGGTCGATTATGTGCATATTTGAAGTGTCTGCATCTTCCGCAATAGCTCTGAATGCATCTCTCACCAAAATGACACCTTCATCAGATTGAGGGAAAACATTGAGTCCTAAATGTTCAGTTTTGCTTAATGCCATTTAGTCACCCCGTTTCTGTAAAATATAATTCAGACAAAGACAAATTACCTATTTCTGAGATCGTGAAAATTTTCGTGTCAGCAATTGTTCTGTAAAACGCAACAACTATTTCAGGATCATCCACCAATAAAGAAATCGCACATTCTTGCGCATTAAGCGTAGAACGTGCGATTTGATACCCAGACAACACAAACTCAATACAATCATCTGATGACACATACATTCCTGATATTAGAGATGTGTAATCAATATCAACACAAATGTGTTCATCTCTTTTTTCAGATAATAAATTTGTCACTTTATTATGGATTGAATTAGAAAGTATATTGATGATAGATTTAGAAGCTTCAATAGCAGTTCGTTTTTCTTCACTCAACATTACATCTACAGAAACACAATTCTCTCCTGATATCTTCATGGTGGCGCATACATTGGAACAATCATCAATGATCTTAATAGAGCAAGGAAGCGCATATATCCTTGATAAAATAACAGGCAAAATTCTTTTTGTCAAAATAGTTATTGACGCCTGAGCGGATGCAATAATCCGCAACGGCATATCGCCCATAACAACAGAACTTTTAACATATGGGCAATCTGCAATCAATCCACTTGTAATTTTATCAAAAGGACCATACCCACTTACGACCACACGATCGAACGCTTGCTCAAGATCTGTACGCACATGATCATTGTAGAAGTGTGATGGAATAAAAAAATCAAAGACAACAGTGTTATTCCCCGTAGCGTCCACCCCCATCCACTACACTACAGAAATTGTGAGCTCTCCTGCAGGGAATGAGATATATGTGTCGCTCTCAATTGTGCGAGGCTTTTTTAATTCACCATAAATAACCAAGTTTCCATTGCTCAGCGCATCAAAAATAACATAATGTGTCGCAGGGCTGCCCGACGGGAACCAATCGGTTTCTGCTTTTGCAAACGAAATATCTGACTGGTTTTTAATTACACCATTCTCTGGATTAGACAAATGATCTAATTTTACCCTTGTATAACCAGTACCAGAAGTATCTGGCTCAGTTGAGTTGAGTCCAGACTCATTAGGTTCGGTCGAGGAAAGACCGATGTAGTATTCTGTTGGAAACTCTGGCTGTGATCCAACATTAAACACATTTCCTGCAATAATATTTCTAAAATAAGTTGTCGTCATATACTCACCTCCGTTATTGCGCTAATACATCTGGGTTAATGTTTTTCCATATCGTCAATAACCCCCTGGCACAATATGTTGGGCCGTCTTGATCAATCACAGTAAATTGGTAGATGTATTTCCCGTTCATATTGGCGCTTTCCTCAGAAGTAAGCTCAGCAGTTACTTTTTCTGCAGCAACAGTGCCTGCCTTGCTCACAATTGGATCACCTTCGTTTATATATTCAGACACACTAAAAAACACCTTTGCGCCAGTTAAAGTAATAGGTTCGTTGAACTTATTTTTAGGGTACATTTCAAATACTTTATATGTTCCGGCCACCAAAGATCCTTCTTGTAACTCATACGGAATCTGCACCTTCTATCCCTCCATTCTCTTCAGAGGATATGATTTGTAGAATATTCCTAACTCGAGAAATTGCTTCAGCAACAATTAAAATATCCTCCCCGGTTGGATGTGTCATCACCAATAAGTTGTTGACATTAGCTAATTCTTTCTTATAATCCATATAAACCTCCATGTTTTATTATGGAATCGCTTTATTGATTGCATCAGTCAATGCAGTGAAATAAGAACCAAGGATAACTTCTCCTGGCGCTCGTGGGTTTGGTCCCAAGCCAACTGTAACCATTCTGGATAAATTCCACCATACCGCATTAAAACGAGCTGCTGTCATTGTTTTACTAGCGGATGACATCGCCGTGCTCGATTTAGTGCCATACGTATTGTCCCAAGTCAAACTTCTTGCTGCCAGTACAGTATTTGTTTTATTCACAATGTCATTCCAAACAAGATAACTAAAGTCGCTTAATTTCCCCTTTTGTGTAACGGCATTATATGCAGTTTTGGTTTGTGTGGCTGTTGCCGATCCGTTTGATGCATTCCAATCCCACGGATCTATACTCTGCTTTGTCTTTACTGTAAGTCCCGTTGGCATAAATGGACCAGTAGATCCATAACTATCAATGCCATAGTAATTCAAAATATATGTTGTATTTGGCAGCAATCCCTGAATGGTATTTGTCATCTTGTTTGTGGTGATATCGACTTCAGCCCCAGAAGTTGAGTTTCTACATAAGATATAATACGACACTGCATTTTTGATAGGAGTTATCGTAACCGTAATAGAGTTCATAGTTACTGATTCTAAAGTCATGCTTCCGTAATCAGTGATTAGTTTTTCTGTTGTTACATTCACTCCAGTTGACATATACGGGCCTTCACTGGATGAGTTGATTCCACGATAATTTATGGTATATGTTGTGTTTGGCTTCAGTCCAGAGATGGTATAAGATGTAGAAGGTGTATAAGCGTAATCAACGTCCCCATCTTCGCTTCTGTAAATTATCTCATAGCTAGTTGCTTTATCGATTCTAGTAAGCCTTACGGAAATCGATGTGGCTGTCTTCGAAGAAATCGATAAACTTCCAGAGTCTGTGATTTGATTATTCTCTTCTACTACAACAGTAGCAGATCCAGCTGGCCAATAAGTTCCGTGGGAGTCTTTTGTATATGCCCAAAACGTATACTCACCAGGGGAATAAGAAACTGTCTTTGCAGAAGTAGATGTAGACGTTCCGGTCGATGTGGGGTACACCTTAGAAACAACGCCGAATATACTAGTAGAAGATTGAGTAAATCGATTATATGTGATTCCAGCTTCTGTGTATCCGTTGCTTTGTGTAAATGGCTTGCTAAGTCCCGTAATCCGCCAAGAAAATTCCTCAATTCCTCCAGTTAAAGAAAGAGTTGCCATACCTTCCTCCTTCTTCTTAGATTATCCGAATGTTGCAGAAAGACCTTCCACTGTAGCGGTAGAGAAATCCCACACACCTTCAGCAGTAGTTCTCCTACTAACAGCGCCAGCTGTTAAAATTCTATTTCCATATGCAGACATTGATATTGACCCAATATTATCGTACAGCTCAAATGCGACCGTAGAACCACTATATAAAGCAAGATCAGCATAACTTCCTATTGATGACCTTGGATTTAACTCAAGTTTAGTATGGCCAAGATCGTCATAATACAATCCACCGTATATTTCAACGCCAGTTATTTTTCCTCCAGAAATATTGGGTGAAATGATGTTTGTCCCATCAATAAACGTATATCCTGTGTATGTGCCATTAGCAAGTCTCTTGACAGCATTTGCCGCTGCAACAGCATCGTCAGAAGCACCTTCAGCCAAACGCAATGCATTGTCTGCATCCGACTGTGCGTTGTTTGCTGCGTCTTGAGCGTCTTGAATTTGCCGGTCAATTTCTTCAGTTCCAGTCACAGACCCCCAAGAAATAAATCCATTATTGATTGTGACTCTACCTTGCTCATCTATAATAAAATTGTTGTTTACATTCAAGCCTTTCACATTCAGGTATTCTGAATCCCATTGACCATTCGTCATCATATTGTTTCCATTTGCATCCAGGAAGGCAGACGCTTGAACTGTTCCTTTAAAGATGCCACTGGTTGCGTTAACTTCACCATTGAAGTAACCATTCTCTGCATAGATGCTTCCACGAAAATACGCTTTCCCATCCAATCCAATATACACATTAGTATCTTTAGGAAACCCATCATCATCAAAGATCAAATCACCATTCTCGTCCTTGCATGATGGTTTGATAATTCCAGTATCGGTCACAGAAAACAGTGCAGATGTTCCAGCTAAGAATCCATGTTCAGGGTCAAGGCCAATACGACCTCCTGCATCACTCTGCAAATACAATCTACTGTTGTTTAAAAATGCTCCAGTGGAATCAAATTTAAACTGCGTGATTTTGCCATCCGGGCTAAAACACTCCATATGCATGTTCTTTCCGGCAAATAATGTTCCACCAATAACATCAGCCAAAACCCCGTTGAAGTCAGTTTGGGTCGATGAATTATAAAAATGGCCAATAGCTGCTTTTGTTTCTTCAGTAGATGGATCAATGATGGCAATCATACCATTTGCCAGTTTGATGTATTCGGAGCTATCAGTTGCTCCAACTGTAATGCCGCTGCCATTGATCACAACTGTTTGATCTTTTCCGGCTGTCACCTGCTGGTATGCAGCATCCATACCATTTTGCAAAAAGTTCGACAGAGCACTTTCAGCGCCACTTACTTCATATTTCCCAAACTCATATCTTGAAAGATCAAATGATTTACTGGCGTTGCTCGATGCATCTAAAATTTCACTTAATTTATTGACTGCATCATGCCGCTTAGATTGAAATTGGTTAGAAAACACCATTTCAAACTTTGTGAAATCATCAAAATCCAGATGCACTTCAAGCAAAACCGGTCTTAGAGATAAAGAATCAGTTATCTTTAAATATACTCCACATCCCAGCTCAAGTTGCTCGCGGAAATATAAAAACTTTTCAGCATATACAATATTAGCACTGTCGATTTCAAACTCCGTAATAGGGTATGCCATCTTATCAATTATGCCTGTTGCATAATCGTATAGCTCTTTCTGAACGGAATATTTTTGATATTCAGTAGCGTTTCTTGTAGTATACATCTTCCCAGCCATAGAACTTATGCTGATTGTACCAGTGTAGTAATACTTAGTGTACTGCACACCTGTGTCATCATCTTCGATTACTTCTGTGTGTTTTACCATATTACTTAAGTAAGAATCAATTGGTAAGCCAGAGTCAAACGTGATAGAAATATTCGCACTCTGGATCTTTTCGTCTCCAATTGTGCCTGAGCCAACAAATAATGAGCACACAGACTGATTATCCCATGTATCCATTGTGGCATGCATCAATTCTGCGGTAATTTTCTTTGTACCATCCATAGAGAATTGTCCGCCAGCAACATCCAAAATGCGATGCGTGCTCCCCTCCGGCATTTTAACATCAATAACAGTTACATCAGAAAGTAAAATGGTTTCATTAGACAAATCATCATAACTGTCGTCTTCTCCGGAGATATCGACATCAAATGTTGCAAACGTAGAATCGCTGTATGTGCCCTCAATAAACAACTTGTCTAAGATTTTTTGCTCATCTTCTGTAAACCAAGATGTAAGCTTAAGTTCATCTGTAACAGCTATAGCATCAGCAACATATTGATCATAGTCAGTTTGAATTTCTTCAATAAGCTTCTCTTGTTCTGCAATATCTTGTTTCACATCCGCTTGCTCCGCCAATATTTCTTTGAGGCGTTGCTGCATATAATCAATAGTTTCTTGTTGCTTGGCTGTATTTAACATCTGGAGTGTTGTAGACTGGGTGTTTTCAAGCTCAGTAAGTTTCCCTTTCAAATCTGTCAACTTTGCTTTCTCTGCCAGCAATCTGGATGCAGTAGAGTTACGCAAAGAAACAATTCCAGTGTAATAATCCTGTTGGGCTATGATTGCAGACTGCCAAGCTATATACTTGTCCGCTAGATCTCCAGACAAATCACCAGTTGACAACGCATACCCAAGATTGATAATTTCTGTTGTTCCGGTTGGGTTAACATCACGAATATCGACATTATCTGCTCCATACACAGAAACCTTATTCGCCACATCGGAATCGTTCGTGGTTAATTTCTGCTCCTTAATTACATTATCAGATGACAAATACACAGGAATCATTTTTGTATCAGCTGTCGCATCGACAAAATTGATAGTCCTGTTCTTTGTATCGAACACTACCACACAACCATACGTCTCTTGAACCACATTATACAAAAAATCAAGAATGCCTTGTTCAGTTTGGGTGAACGTGCGGTACTTTGTCCATAAGGATGCATCCACAGTTCCAATCTTCCAATTCAATGTCTTTTCTAAAACAAATTTTGCAATTGAGTCTGAGTTATCTGTAGGAGAATATAATTTATATGTTCCTGCGGCAAATACGATCTGTTTGTTTGTCAACTCGTATTCAAGTGAATTCATTGAGATAGACGCAATCCATCGGCCATCCTCTTCCTGCTCATCGATATCGGAAATGATAAACTTCCCGTAAGGCACAATCTCTACGATGCGTCCAATAGTAAGTTTTGGATATGCTTCTTGTGGAACGCCGTCTACTTCTCTTGGATAACTAAATTGTGCAGTAGAAAGCTCATTGTATTTTAGCTCAACTGATACATCAAAAGCATATTGCAAATAGCCAATTGGAGTATCGTCCGCTTGGTATAGAATCATCGCTGGCCGCTCAATGTGACCATATGCATCAACCTGAATGCCTGAAAATTTAAACTGCATATAATCACTCCTTTTAGCTACCAATATCCATAGGGAATTCACAGTTTACGTTAACAGAAAAATTCCCTGTCAAAATCAACTTATTGTCTCCTCTAAGCAACCTTAAAAAATTAAAGTTGAAGTATTTATACATATCTGATCCGTCTTGACTTTTAACAATGCCTGTGTTTCCATCAGAGGTTATCTGCAAACTAGATGATGGTAATCCAGTAAACTTCAATTCTCTCTGGTTGTCTGTTTCATTCACAATAGATATATCTCCGCCACTTGAAGTTATAACAACCTCTGGGTAGTAGTATCGATTGACGTTGCTGTAGTTATGAAGCAACACAGTGGAAGATCCACTGCAGGAAAATTCCATCTGCGTCGCAGACAAATAAGCATATGGGCTATCACATATTGCAGTTGCCTCAATGCCAATCGTCTCTAATCCAATTTTGATAGGTGAGATTTTTGTAAAGATGCACTTATAGTGATATTTTTCCATATCGGGCTGAACAATTTTCAAAACACGATATGTCGGCTTTTTTAGCCATCCTGCAATCCTGGCTATATCAAACCGATCCAAGCGCTTATCACCTTCTGGAACAACACATACTATTTTGAGTTCGAGTGCCTCATTCTCCGATGTCCCATAGTGAAGAGGGAGATAATGGCCCCAAATGCGATCTTCACTTATTTCAACTTCACTTCCAATTGTTCCATCCTCTTGCTCATGAGAATCAAGGTCATAAAGCATTAGCCCGAATTCTTCGCAAGGGACGCCATCAAATATAAAACTCGTACCATAAAACGACATTATGACCTCCTAACAAAAAATAAGAGGAGGGAAACCTCCTCTTATTTTTTCAACACAAGCTTATTCAAAATGTTTGCCACTTTTCGCTGATTTTTGGTGATGGTATTGAGAACAACGTCATCAACCATACCTCCCTGAACAGTGACAGAAGCGTCAATGGAGACGATCTTGCTTTGGTTGTCTTCCTTTTCTCTGATGAGTTTGTTATAGACATTGCTTCGGTCAGGTCGTCCGAGCACCACAGAAAACAGGGACGCCAAATTATTCTGTTGCTTTTCGTTCAACATCATTTCTCCCTTTTCAGCCAAGATCATCATTTCTTTTTGTTTAATGGTTGGGGCGTTTCCTACGATTCCGCCAGTGTGGAATACGCGTGTTCCTCCGACTGCACCATAATACCAATGCCCATCTCCTCCGAGTTTCAGAGGAATGCCCAGGATTTCAGATATTTCTGCAGCAAGCTCTACATTTCTATCCTGAAGATCTTTTCTCTCGGACGCACTTGCGGTATGCCACTTCTGGCTATTTGCTTTCATCTCATTTACCTTAGACTGAACAGAAACGGGAGTTCCATTTTCAGAAATATCAATTTCTGTAGACATATTATGCAATGCATTTGATAAAGACCCATACTCTTTAATTTTTGCGATCGCATTGTCCCACATATCAATAAGTTCTCTTCTTGAAACATCCGTATATTTCAGGCAATATTCCAACAACTTATCAAAAGCCTCTTGCCCGCCGTTTTCGATATTCTTATATGCAAGATCTGTTAGCTTTTGCTGATCATCAAGAAAGTCTCTAATTTCATCAATCCTATCTTGATAGCTATCTTTAAACATATCAAGCTCTTCATCAAGAGCATCTTGTGTGTTTTCGATTGCATAATCGTGTTGAGTATCATCTAGTTCTTTCTGCTTCTCCGCAATCTGTTCCAGAATTTCCGCTCTTTGGAGTTGGGCAGACCGGCTATCATCAAGTGCTAATGCATCTGCTTTTGCTTGTAATTTTGCAATCTCATCAACTGCATCAGAAACTTCTTCCTCGTAAGACCGCTCTCTTTCCTTCAGATCGAGCAATTCTTTCTGTCTATTGATAATCTCATCGTATGCATCAATCTCAGCTTGCAGGTTATCGATCATGTCCTCTCCTGCTTGCTTTATACGATCCTTTTCTAATTCAACAAGGTCTTCTAATAGATCATACGATTTTTTCATTGCTTCCATTCGTTGCTCGTAGACTTTTTGCTCAGCTTCATACAACTGCTGATTTAGGTCGTAGATCTTCTTTTGAATGTTCCACCATTCCTCGGAACCATCAATGTTAGCATCCGCATACTCCTCCGCTTTTTCGATAAGATCTTCGAGAGCTTTTCTTAATGTATTAGTTGCTTCTTGATCGAAGACTCCATTTTTATATCCGGAAATAGTGTTAATCTTTTCGATGTTATTAACCCAAAATTCATTTGTATTAGCGTCATACGTTGCACCAAGCCCGTACTTATTCAGTTCTTTAACAATTTCAGCAATCGATGCGTCTCGTTCATTATTAAGATCATGTAGGGCTTGTTGTTCTTGTTGATATAGTGCAATCAGCTTATTGATTGCAGTTTTCTGAGCATCTACATCATCCTCATCGATCATATCAAACTTTATCTCTTCGATGCTAATGGCATTCTGAACATCCTCAAGTCGCTTCAGTGCTTCTCTAAACTCTTCTATTGCAACCGTATATTTTTCTATAGACTGAGTTGCCTTATCTGTTGTACTTGTTGTAGATGGAGAAAAATCAATCCCCTCAAAAGAAAAGTCAATATTCTCTCTTAGAGCTTGGATAAGCTTAAGTTCATTAAGCTGTTGATCAAAAGTATTCCCCATCGCCTGGAACACGCTGCCCATAATGATATTGGTTGAGCTAGATGCGGCTGATGTGAACTGCCCGCGCAGTGCCTCCAAACTTTTGATGTCTGTGGCAAGCGCTTCATTGGACATGTTGTAATATTTCTGCCAAAGAGTAGACAAACGATTAACAAGAGTCTGATCAACAGTCCATTTATTTGTCGCATTATTCTTCCAGTTAGTGATATCATTCTTATAACACTTTGCCAATGCCTGCTGGAGAGAATTAGAGTTATTGATTGTTTGTGTTAACCATTTTTCATTCGATAAGAGCATAGCTCCATATGCACTCTCCGCAGTAACTTTAGTATCTTCAAGCGCCTGTGTGAGTACAGCTTGAGCGTCAGAAACAGAAGTAACTTGTCCAGCAACCTCAGGAAGCAATTCATACAATTCAGACAAGAAAGATCCTGTCAACTTTCCACTCTTATTTTCTTTGAGATCAGTTAACAAAGAGTTGATTTTTTCAATTTTTGAGGTAGCATTGCTAAAAGCCTCGATCTGAGAACTTAAATCAATAGTCTCTTCTGTCGCATCCTCTGTAACCCCGGCGAGCCTTTCAATAACAATTACTAAGTCCTCTAAATCACTTTTCGAAGATGCAGATATAATCCCAGCTTCGTCAAGTGCATTAACGAATTCTTGGTACGCTGGATCATTCATCGCATCAGCTGTTAAAGATCCCTGTTGAGCCAAATCAATCAATGATGCTTTAATGGTAGAAAATCTATCTTGACTAAGCACAGACTCTATTCCAGACGCAAAATTTGATGATTCAAACTCTTGTAGAATTTTAGCTCCTTGGGCGGCTAAGTCCATCCACTTTTCGTACTGTTCTGTGTACTCGCCATAGTCACCATCAACATCTTGCAAAGCATCTGCTTGATCACTAAAATACGTGGACAACTCTAAGATATTTTCCTTAGCTTTTTCGAGCTGTTGTTCATTGTAATCAATGCTGTTTCTAAGGGTTTCTCTTTCTTTTTCAGACATCGAATCATATTGAGTTGAATATTGCTCAAGCAGGTTATTTCTGCTTTCCAAAAATCCTTGATAAGAGTCTAAAGAATACTGATAAAATTCCTCACGAGTTCCGATAAAGTCAGAATAATTATACCCGTCCCAATTTGAATCAACATTATCTTTTAAATCTCCAGATGCAATCTTTTTGTTTACATCATTCGCTGCTAAAATTTGCTCTTGCTTTAAAAGATAAAGTCGGTCTTCCAAATATTTATTGTACTGCTTTAACCTTTCTAGTTCAGATTGTTCAACAGTAGTTAAGCTATCATAGCCAGAAAGTTCTTTAATTTTGTCTCTTGTGTCATCAAGTTCTGTATTTAGCTCGGTTATTTGCGTTTCGGTCTCAGAATATTTCTGTTTTAAAGTATCGAGAGAATTTCCAAAAACATTTTTGAAACTCATTAACAACGGGATCACAGTTAATAATGTAGTAACAAGGAACATAATTGGATGTGCTTTAATCACAGTTCCGAGACCAACTAGAGCATTTTTAAATCCAATCGTAGAAACAGTTGCTCCTGCTGTTGCGGCTTGATCCGTTTTTTTTGCAAGAGAAAGTTCATAAAGAGCAAAAATTTCTTTTCGTGTTTCACGTTCAAGGCCTGCTCGTTGTAATGTTTCAGCAAGTATTTTCCTATCGACTTGCTCTGTAACAGCAATTTCAGCTATTTGCGCCTTTGTAAGAAGACCAATCGAAGCAGTAAGCTGTTCCGTAGACAAGGAAGCTAAAGATTGACTTCCAGAAAACACTTGTGTGGCAACACCCATTGCACTTAGAGTAGGAACAAAGCTAGTCAAAGATGCAAATGAACTCTTAAATGCTTCTCCAAAAGAAGATGCGGCCAACGCTTTAAACGCTGCGCTAAGCCCCAAAACAGCTGTTGTAACACCAACAATAGTGATCGGGATTCCTCCCAGGGCAGATCCAACATTCAATGCCACTGTCGCAAAATCCAAAAAGCCTCCGATAAGCCCGCTAGGCAACAATGCCATAGAAAGCTTTTCAAAGGCGGCTGTCGCTCTTTCTGTTTTTGCTTCAAGGCTTTCCTGATATACGCCGAACTTCTCTGTTGCTGTTCCGGCAGAGTTTGCAGCAACTTCAGTGTATTCCAAAGCAGTTTTCCAGTTAGACATCAAAGATAAAAATCTCGTTTGCTGTCTAGTGCCTGCGAAAGCTGTGGCTATGGCACGTTGCTGAACAGAATTATAAGACTCCCACTTTGATCCGACTTCATCAAGAACATCTCCAAAATTTCTAAATTCAGAATTGCTATCTCTCAGCCGGATACCAAGACCGCTTAAAGTGGTCTCGACGTCGCTCAAAGATTCTCCAGTGTCTGGATCTTCCAAGCGTCCTGCCTTAATCATACCCATACGGGACAGCATTGTATTGTAGAATGTACCAGTGGATTCAGGAGCTTCCTGCATTGTTTCATTCACAACTGCAAGCTGGCCAACCACTTCATCCAGTGACAACCCAGCAAGCTTTGCGTTTGCGGCTGTTTTGCTTAAAGCAATAGCAAGATCACCGGCAGATGTTGCGGCAACCTGATCGGTCGCAACAAACTTATCGACCACTCCTAAAGCATCGTCCACACTAAGTTGATAACCCTTCATTGCAGCTGTTAAAGCTGTAGCAGCTTCGCTGCTATCGATAAAGCCGGTGATCGATAAGATCATTGAATCTTTGATTAGTGTGTTTGTCTCTTCTAAATTAAAACCTTGTCTCTGCCATTCGACAGCGGCATCTGCTACACTTTTTGTTGTGCCGCCAAGTTCCTGCGCCATAGTATTGTAGCTCTGCAACAATGCCCTGGCTTCGCTCACGCTGTTGTTCATCACGATACGCAAATTAGTAAGAGCTTCATCCATTTCGTATATGGTCTCAATTGCTTCACGCATACCGCGAATGAATTGCATAGTTAAAGCACTAGAGATTAAATATACTGAAAATGTCTTAATTTTATCATGAAGATATGTAAATGCGTTTCCGCCTTCATACCCCATGCTTACCATTTCACTTTTCAGAGCCTTAATTTTTGTTGTTGCGGATGATAATGCACTAGCATTACCAGTAGATGCGGCAGTTTTAAGCAAAGTGTTAATTTGCTCAATCTCTGAAGCATATTGCGTAAGCACAGTTGGTTTAACCCTCTGTAAATATTGGCCAAAGCTAGCAAGTTGTGATTTTGCGTTTGCAATACTATTAGCTACCTTTTCAGAGTCGCGAATTTGAGCAGTGGCTGCTTGCTTGCTGCTTGCCTCTAACTTTTTATAGTAAGCGTTCATCTGCTCTAATCCGACATTACTTGCCAATCCAATATTCTGCATCCAACGATCTTGATCTGCAAGCCGCATCGCATTGTTATACTCTACATATTGTTGGTATGAGCTTGGCGTTTGAAGCTGAGCAAGATTGTATTTTAAAGCTTTGATTTGTTCATTAGCTTCAGCAAAAGACATTTTGTTGCCTGTCGCAACAGCTTTGTTTAAGTTTTGCGTAATTTGCTGTATCTCTTTATTGAACAGACGGAGCTGATCTGGGCTCATTTTCGCAACATAAGAATTAAAATTTTGTGCTGCTTGATATGCCTGTCCAATTCTGTTAGCAAGGGCTATATACTCCTGTTCAAAGCTACGAGCTGCATTTTTTGCAGTGGATGTACCCGTAGTGCTGCTCTGTTGTTTGTTTCCTGTATTTGTGCTCTTGGCTGTTCCATTAGCGCTAACATTTACATTAAAGACCTTGCTTGATAAAGCTTTTTGAATGTCATCAACAATTTTTTTAGTGTTTATGTTAATAGAGAGCCCGCCAGCAAGCTGACTCTTAAGTTGATTCTGGATCAATTTGGCAGATTCGCCATTCGCAGTGTATCCGCCAACAGCTCCAATCAAAAGACTAATATCCGCCTGCTTACTCATTGATTCACCACCTGTCATTTATAATTTGCGCCGAGTGTAGCTATTGCACCAACATGAGACATGTTAAAGTCAAAAATAGCCTGCTTCATAAAATCATCTCCAGAATAATGCTGGCGACTGCGCACTTGCTCACCATGCCACTCACCAAAAACTGATCCTGAAGCATGCCATCCATTCGATAAATGCAACACAATATTTTCCACACCGTCGCCCCAACGGCTATCTGGTGAAAGAGATGGCCGAAATACAGCACTTGGAGCAAAGCTAATATCGATGCGATATTTACCATCTGAAGTTGGAATTGGTTTTCCAACAATATAAGCAGCGTCATTAGAAAGATCTGAATCAGCCAATGACGCAGGGAGGTTCTCTTGAATACAATGAATCAAATCTTTTACAATTGTCATATATGATGTGCTAATAACTGTGTCACCAAGAGTTCTTCCGTTTTTATTTGCTTCATCGATTGCTTTTTGCACTTTCTTTTTGCCAGCAGGAGAAAGTAAATATTGGTTTAAAATTGTCTCGATACTCATTTACATCCCCCTTTTTGCAAAAAGAGAAGCAAGGTTAAACTCCTTGCTTCTCTTGATTTGCTGCGACAATCTCAATAATCTTGCTATTGTCAAGCGTGGCAATATTATTGATGGCACCAACTAATGCGTTAGTATCAACATCCTTGAATTCATCAGTCAATGTAGTAAGTGTTGCTGTAATGGCATCAATATTCTGCATAAGTTCATCAATTTTCTTTTTCTGCATGTTGATATCGGTTTCAACTCTATATGCGATTTTCTTTTGTGCCGACTCGCAAATATGATTCCATTGGCTAGGATTAACACAACTCATCAATTGCCCCATAACATTGCTTCCATACGTAAGCATATACAACCTATCCAATCCAATCTCAACTTTCAGATTAGTGTAGTACGCAATAAAATTCATTAACACTGATGATTGATATGCTTCTGGTGTATATTCTCCATCAATAAACACGGCATCAACAATGCTATTTACACACCCATATTCTTCCCCTGGAGACAAAAATGATTTAACCGATACAATGATCTCTTCTCCATCAATTTGAAAACTAACACTTTCTTTGGTTTCATCCTTACAAGCCTTAATCATTTTATCGACCTTGTTAATAGATACCTTGCGATCCATATTTATTTCCTTTCTTTATCTGCAGATTTTTTCTTTTTCCTAAGTTTTCTTTGTGCAACTACGTATTCGTAATCACAAAAACCGCCATCGATTTTTGAATAACATATCCATCGATAATCAATGTCCGGATATGTATGCCAAAACATTTTTCTTTTTATTTTTGCAACTGCATCCGGCATACCTTTAATATCAATAACTTCAATCCTTCCATCCGCATACTCAACATAAAAATCTGCTATATACATAATAGCCTGAACTTGTTTACCATCATGAGTAAATTTTGGTTGCAACACATATGGCTTTTGTAATTCAAAAGCAAGAATCTTGCCGCTTCCCAGACCGGGCAAAATTACATCACGATAGTATTTCATCTCAACGATACTATCAAAAACAATCCCGTCACATGTCCTTTTCTCAGTATCAGAACTCACATTATATTTACTTCTACTCATAAAACATAAAACTAAAAAAGAGGGGGCAAAGCCCCCTCTTTTAATTATGCTCCTTCATCCTCGATTAAGATCATATCCATGATGTTATCGTTCTGATCAGACAGAAGATCAAAGTTAATGGTCATAGTAGCAGGATCGCCATTGTTACTGAAGCCAAAAGACAGAGTCTGTTGAGGACTCGCCTTATACACAACAAGTTTATAAGGATAGTTGATACCGTCTTCACCCTTCATCAGAGTCTCACCATAAATGGTCACGGCCTTCGGGAAGGTGGTAGACTTGATGGACATTTTCTTCACACCAGAAGTCAGTTCCTCAATACCATACACAATATAATTTCCGGTTTCCTCGCCAGTCAGAGTAATGGTGTGGTCATCCAGCGTAGCTTCGACAGGAGTGCCCAGGTCATCAGCTTCAGCATACACATTGATGCTGCCAGGGATCAAATTGACCTCAGGAGGCACAGTAATGGAACCAGCTGTAGCCTCAAGAACAAGACGCTTAATGAACTTTGCGGTGTTTTCGATCTCTGCACCAGTGCAGATAGAGAACAGCTCGCTAGTCAGCAGTTGAGTCTCAACCGCCAAAGTACCGCCCTTTTCGCCATAAAAGGTAACACGCTTAGGATGGCCTTGGCCTCCGTATGCAAAGACCTGCTCGCCAGTAATCTCCTGAGTTGTTGCATTGGCATAATCCAGGACGTGAACAGGACGCTGAGTAGCGAAATCGCAAATGGTTAAATCGCAAACTTCACGGTTAGCAAATGTAACTGACATATTGTCATTCCCTCCTATTGTTTATTCTTATACCATAAGGAAAAATCAAATGGCTCTGTACCCCAAGCAGCCCATTTCAAACTACAGACATCAATCTGCGTTTTTGTATCCAACCGATAGAACTGATCGTACAGTTGATATATGGTTAAATCTCCAATATTCAGAAGATTGTATGAATTGCTTTGAACTGAAACCGCAGAGACAACATCATAAATAGCCAACATTTCTCCCGTAGTCTTTTTAGCCTTTCGCCCTTTTTTTAGCTTTGCAAATATTGCCCTTGCTTTATTGTTTGCAAATACACATTCATTTTCCGACATCTCTGCTTTTATGTAGTTTGCTTTTAGAATTACATCTCTCACATTCTTATATGTGTTGCTGTCAACAATAGAGACTCTTTTCTTCCCGTTGTAAATAGAAAATCCGCAAAGTTCATAGTCATACACTACCGTTTCTTTGATAAAAAACTGAAGTGCTTTCCATAAAACTTCACGGAAAAAATCAACGGATATCAACAAACTAAAAGCATCAATGCGTGCGCGAGCATCATAGGATAGTTTTTCATACTCATCCCGCGCTTTGTATAAATCGATTACATCATCTGTGTTATATGAAATAATCGACAAGTATTGGTTGTACTTTTCAAAAATTTCAGGATCGCTTATATCGACTAATTTGACCTGCTCCACTGTACACAACCCAGGGATCTGGATGTCGCGGCCCAAAATCAACGCTAATTTTGTTTCAGACATATCAGTTTGCCAAATTAAAATCCGGTATTGAATAAGTTAGTGTCTTTTTTGCAAATGAAGCGTTCCCAGACGTGGTTGTCCTCACATTTTTTAACTCCAACTTACCAATACCAAAATCCCTATCAAGCCTTAAAGCAAAGTCAATATAGCGAATTAGATTGTTTAGGCGATTTCCTCTCATGCTTCCAAATTTTGCGCGGTCTAAAACCATAATGGCGTGAGAGCACAAAACTGAAATATACAATTCCAATGTTTTTTGTGCTGATGTTCTAACTGATACAACGTCAGTATCAACGCATATCGCAGATAGAACTTCCTGTGTTGTACCAGGAATATATTCGTAGTCGTAAAATGATTTCCAGTTTCCCTTCTGGTCCATAATATCAGAAATTTTTGCATCCTTTTTATCAGCCAGAAGATCAATGACTTCTTGTTGCTGTGATAATCTTTCAATGACCAAAGCCGGGTAATCAACCAGTTCATCAAGGTTAGTGTTGTCAACCATAAACATCCACCACCTCAATTGACTTTCTAGCTATTTCTTCTCCGAGGCGATCAGTCACATACAATTCAATAATCGCACCTATTGCTTGACTTTCTGCAGACAACAACACAGAATTATCCGCATTTTGCTCCATATGAACAAATTCATGTTTATCTGTTTGCACAGAATAATTCCAAGCAATATTATTCTGACCTTCAACCGATGGGGTTAAGGTATACAAAAATGTTCCCAGTCCAGCTCGAAGAATATCCATTCCACTTATTGTATAAATGTTTGGATTTTCTTGGCCTTCATTACTTTGAACATAATCACACACCATAAGGTCAATATTGTCATTCGGATGACAGGCCTCATCTTGGCTTAAATTCCATACGATAAACCCATTTTCGAGATCTTGATATACATTTGTTTGCTGGTCAACAGATGTGCAGCTATAGGTCCTTGGTTTCCCATTGATAAGTTCGAGCATAAAACGCTTATCAAGATCCACCAGCTTCGTTTCGTCGTCGTATGGTATTTGCACCTTATATTCACGGTTAGATACACTAATCTGGGTTCCATTTGTCACATTAGAGGTATAGGGCTTTGTCATCAAGCACCATCGTTCAATGATGTCTTTTGTTGCTGGGTTTTGCCACCTGATTTGTCTGTTGCATTGGGCAATACGTCCTTTATAGGCGATAGTATTGTCAAAATCCAATTCGACAACCAACCAATGCAAATTTTCCCAAACAACAATATCTCCGATTTTAATTGTGTCACCTGGCATTAAAACAAAAGTCTTCTCATTTAATGCCTGAGTTGATGAAACAATCATTTTTTTCAGTTCTCCATCCACTAACGTATTTTTAGCGGAAGGAACCTTTTCAAATTGTGTAATCAAAGCCTCTTTTTCACGAGATATAATTCTATCGCGTGAAGTCATGCCTTTATGCTGTAACTGCTTGGCATACAAATCCCAATTTATCAATGGAGATCACCCCCAAAATCAAACTTTACAAGCTCAATCTCTGCAATAATCTCAAAGGTTAATCTCCTACATTTAAAATGTGCAATCTTTGCGTCCATAAGGTAGTTCACCAAATTTGCAATCTTAATGTAATGCTTATTGGATTGTAAATCTGGAAATGTTTTAAAAGCACCCATAACGTCAGACGACAAACTTTCAAGATACGAAAAATATTTTTCTCCGCCGTTGTCAGATTCATATGATGTCAAAATCTTATAAGATGCCCCTATCAAATAATCCAAAAAAATATCAAGCATTATTTGTACTCAACTCGGCAATGTTAGATGTTTTGTAACTGTATAACATCATCTTTTTTCGAAAATCTTTCTCCATAAGTTCCTGCATTTTCATCATTTTGTCAAGTAAATTAGCGGGGCTGAAAAAGCTATAGTCTCCAGAATTCATCAGGTTATAGAAATTTTCTTCGTTTGCTACTTTTGGTTTAGCCCAGTAATAAGCTTCTCCAGTAGCTAAGATCTCAATAATCTCCTCGTCCAGATCATTATTGAACTGGGCAAGGAGATCATCTCTATCCGACAAATCAACCTTACAAATCCTAGAGAAATCAACAACAGCGCTTTTTAGGAAACCATTAAGAATCGCCTCTCTGTCTGACGGTTGAAAATCAAGTAGACCATAAGCGGAGATTTTTTGAATGGCTACTTGATGAATTTCACTATACGGTGTTGGCATACAATCACTCCATATTCTCTACCAGAGAACAACCAAGCACTTCTTCAAGCGTCTGAATTTTGCTTCGAGAATCAAGAGTTCTATCCTCAATCTTCTCTAAAGCAGCATACATCACCGTCTTCTTTTGTCCAGAAGACAATTTAGACACAGCAGACTTCAACTCCTCCATCGGGAGATTGAATAACTCATCAATCTCTTCCACGTTCAAAGTATTTTTGTAAAACTCATTGATGTGCAGATAATCAATCACATCTGGATCATCAAACAAGATCCAGTTGTTCTTAAAAAACTTTGGATGACTATTTCTCAGAGTTTTTAAATCCGCAATTTCTACGTAGTCTTCATCCCCAAAATTTTGCATCTTCAGGGTATAGCCAGACTTTGGAAGCCCAATTACAAGAGTTCCATGATATCCATTTCGGATCAACACAGAATCAGTCAGTTCAAAATTAGGCTTAGGTCGCTTAACTGCCTTGATCTCAGGTTGCACAACCTCTACAGTTGCAATATTTTCTTGAGCGGCAGAAGGGGCCGCAACAGCGGCCCCTTTCTTTGCACGACTGGTGGTCTTAGTAGAGTTAGTATTAGTGGTTCGCTTAGTAGCCATTCCTTGTGTCTCCTTTTAATCTATTTTGTTTGCTTATTAGGTCATCTCGTATACACCAAACTTACGACCGACAACCACGCCGACGACGTAATAGGTGATGTACATAACCTCCATAGACATATCAGCGTTCTCAGTAGCATCATCAGTGATCTTAAACACATCATCGCCACCAACGACCATCTTGATGAAGCGATCCATATTGGAAGGAATCACATAAATCTTATCGTCATCAAAGATAAACTCATCGCTTCCAGCCTTCAGACGCTGAGGAACAACAATCACATCGATGCCGTTCCACTTCATGGGATAGCCATAATTGTAAATATCACTCTTCTCCTCAGTGCTCACATTGGTGGTTGCCTTAATCTTGCGAGCACCCTTCAATGTGCAAACAATAGTCACAGTGGCACCATCATTGATAGCAGAAACACGCTGGCACACATCCAGCAGAGCATCCTCATCATAAGTACCAGCGGTAGGATAATAATCCTCGCCCAGAGTATCCTGAGTCACACCGCTGAATGCACCATAAATATCGTCCAACTGACGCTTAGTCACAGCCTCAGTAACCTGATCAACCAGATCATTGATGTCAGCGCGGCCAGACAGAACGCGAGTCATCTCCTCGTATGCCTTAATGCCATGGGCAGTAGGTACAAGGGTCACAGAGCTGCGAGCAGCCACACGCTGACGGCGAATGCCCTGAGTGCCACGAGCGATATCGGCCACAACCAGATTGGCCTTCTCCTTGACGGTAAACTCCGCACCATCACCCTCAGCAAGGTTCTTCTGCTCAACAAACCGATTGAAGAACTCATTACCAGTCAGACCCTCAGCACGAACCTGATCAATCAGGGTCTCGATAATGGTGTACATCTGAGGGTTATTTCGGAAAGACTTATAGGTCAGCTTGGTGCTACCGCCATTAGCATCGATCAAAGCCTGACGAATGGTCTCACGAGCCTCGTCCTTAGAGAACTGCTGAACACAGCCATGACGATAGTCCAGCATCAACTTAACAAGATCTTTGGTATTCATATCTGCCATGATTTCATTCCTCCTTTAAAAAAAATTAGCCGCCAACGCCAACGTGAGGCGCGACAGCAATCACATAGTATTTCACAGATCCAACGGTATCAATCTCAATAACCTTGCCGATCACCAAAGCAGAAGCAGTCTCGGTAGCGACGGTATGGATCTTAGTCTGGTCAGCCTTCACTTCAACAGCATGGCCGACAGAAGGAGTGCCGTCCAAAGCCTCTGCAGTCACAGAGAAAATATCACCGTTATGGAAGATGTAAGCACGAGCAATGTCACCCTTTTCATTGGTGAACTCATCCAGATTATGCTTGCGCTCATCCACCATATACTCAGGAGACGCAATCAGGGCGATAGCCTCCAGCTTAGTCTCAGCGGTGGGCTTCACTGCCTTGAAAACCTCTCGCTCGCCAGTGATCAGAGAGTCAATCGCAACAACATTGCCGTTATCAATAGCGGCATAATCGGAACCATCGTGATAGCGCACAGAACGCAGCAGGGAAGGATCAGTGGTTCCAGCCATCAGATCCAGCCGAACAATTGCATGATTAGCCATATATTTTTCCTCCTCTTTTACTTTTTGCGGCTGTATTTTGCAAACAGACCGCCATACAGTTCTTCATTATTTTCATTTGCTTGAGAAACAGCAACACGCACCGTTGTCTGTTTCTTAGCGGGCTTAGAAAACGCCATAGACATCTTGCCTTTGATGGCATAACATTCTTTCTCAAGATCGCTAAGGTCTGAGAAATCATAGGCAGTTTCTGACAGTGCCTTAAATTCCTCGTTTTCAGCAAGTTCAGCAAACCGCTCCAAAATCTCATCTACCTTCTTCTTGTGCTCTGCTTCCTGGGTTGCCATCTTAAAAGAATTCAGAGCATCATACGCATCATTGTCATAAGAATGAGTCTCCTTGTATTCGCTAAACTCATTGGAAAGAGCCTCAAATGCAGTACGTGATTGCTCTAATTTTGCATTCTCCTCTTCTGTCAGCCAGCGCAGAATCATCCGCTCAAACTCACCAGTGATAGAAGCGGTCGCAGTCTCTTCGTCATAAGTGTAAGAGAACCGGCCATTAGTGGATTCATAATCCCCGGCGGCATTCCACACATCCTTTTCGACATATACATACTCATCATCAAAATCAACCAGGTAGTAGTAAGTCTCTTGGACAAGTTTACCGGCTCCGTCTCGAACAATCTCTGGGTCAAGAGCGTTGCGCAAAGCATCGCGGCGCTGATTGTAGGTAGCAGAGAACATCTGCTCACTGGGAACATTTTCAGGATCGCCTTCACCATTATTGTTGATGTTCGCATTTGCAAACTCAGCAACCTTGGCTTCAAACTCTTCCTCAGTCATCTCCGCAGAAACCTCAAAATTCAAATCTTCAATTTTGAGGTTATACTTTGCGAGAATTTCAAACTTCTTCTCCTCAGTCAAACTAACTTCCCCTCCTTCTGTTTTGTTATTGTCAGAATAGTAAGCACGCAACTCTTCAAGCATAAGAGCAAATTGAGCCTTATAATCAGATACGGCCACATTCGTTCCGATCTGAACGCTTGCGCTTTCAAAACATGGTTCAACCGAATTGCCTAAAATGCACAAAGCTTCAAAATTCATATTTTCGATGACACAGTAGCCATCTTTGTCGATCACATATTGATCAACATTGATTTCCATTGACTGATGCCATACTCCCTGAGAAGCCAAACATTCGTAGCCTGGTTGTCGCTTCCAAAGAATGACGTTGCAAAACAGATACTCGCGAACAGTACCGTCTTCCTCAGTCACTTCCTGCCAAGACGCATTCATTGTTTCAGGGACAACTCCAAAAGGTGTGGTTGCCGCCTCAACAGCAACAGTCCCGTCATCATTAACTTTTACTCTAACGTCATGACTACCAAAGTCCTCAGCCTCTGCATCGAAACGTCCAACAAGGGGGCAGTTTGCCAATGACGGCAATGCTTTCTCAAATACTTCCTTACTGATATCGCTTCGGTTTCGATTTCGTCCTGAATACGCAATGGCCACCCGACCAGCCGCAAAAGAAGGATTAAGGTCTGTGAGATTGTCAAATTTCAGGTCAAAGTTAATCCCGATCTTTTTGTTCTTCACTTATTTCACCTCCTCCTTTTGCAGCTAAAAGGCCATGAAAAGATTTCTGACAATTTTACATTTATTTGTTTTCACGGCGTTATCTATATCAAAACAAAAATGTGCGGGATTTGAATAATCAAAAATCCGCACATCTTGTTTGATATTATATTGAGTTGTAATCTCTACAGCTCCGGATGCCACAAGTTGATTCGCCAGAGCTTCATCAAACACAAACAAAGCATTCATAAACACACCACCTTATCTGTTTGTATTTGCCTCAGATTCACGAGTCTGTACTCCGGATTCTTGCAGCTCAGTATCGTCAGCTGTTGGGCGTCCGGCGGATGACTGTGTATAGCCACTAACCAATGGAGTTAACTCTCCCATGCCAAGCATATTCATCTCAACATAATTCAAGCCAACAACATCATTCGGAGATAACCCAAGCGCAGAAGCATAAGAACTCTTCACTGGAATCCCGAGCGCTGCAGCATCCTTATAATAAGAAATCCAATCACTTTGGTTAAACTTAGTGATTGGAAGGAAATTGATTTTGAATTTTGTTGTGCCGGACATCTGCTTGAGAATACGGTTAATCAATCTCTCACATTGATACACAATGGCGAACACGATTTCCTCATCCGAAGAAATAGAAAGCTTTAGCGCTCCAGCAGTGTTATTGTCAGCAGAGCCAAACAGCAAAGGTGATGTGCCGCCTTCTCTCCAGAATTGCTCCTCAGATCTTGACACAGTATCAACATCATTCAGATTTCCACTCTTATCAAAACTATAAGAAGAAGCCTTCATAGGAGCCATGAAAGCTCCAACGTATGGAGGCAAGGCGTTCACCATATGCTCATAATATTGCAATGCGAGATCATAATCCATTTTTGGAGTTCCGTCATCGTCAACAGGTATCTCTAAGCCAATCATTTTGTAGTTAGAGATTTCAGACGCGGTCTCCTGCAAGGACTTATAAGTCTCAATGTCGTACAACATCGGCAGCGTGGATGCCCACGGGGGTATGCTATAACTTTTAGTAGTCTCATCTGCCTTCAGACAAAATGATATTGATTCTGGAATCTCAATCCATCTTTGCTGCGAATTCGCTTTATACTGTTCATATAAAGTAGTAAACTCAGGCGGATACAACATCAATTCGTCTTCTTTTACCTGACTAAAGTCAACTGCATACATCCATGTTCCATCGACAATAGACGATAGTTTGCAGATATCAGGGTTAATTCTTTGAATAAAATACGAATTTGAACCTGACCATTGAACACCGTAGAATACGCCCTCACGCAAAGCAACCAACATAGCTTTTTGTAGTTCATGCTTTAGGTTCATCATATCTAGCTGCGCTACAGCCTTCAGATAAGATTTCCGGAAAGAATCTTGCTTCACTTTAGATACATCAAAATCAATCGGAGTAAGATTATATGCCCACATAAACATATAAGCATAATATTGGATCAAACGCCGGTATTGACTTGATGCATCATACATATAGATGGATGCATTCCGGATATTTTTTTCGTTGCTTGACGGAGACTGCATATACTGCAGTATTTGTTCTTTTGTGTATCTGGTAAAAGTAGTCGATGTGCTCCGATTGCTCAACAGATCAACCAGCTGTTGTTTCTGCAACTGAGCATATTTCCATGCAAAATTATATGCGCTTTGATGACGAGCAATATCATCGTCCGAAGGTGTCACAATTATATTTTTACCATCATGTTCCATTGCGTCACCTCCTACTTCTTAATGTTAGGCGCTCTGAAATTAAATACAGGGACGCTCTTTTTCTCCTTAGGTTTTGTCAAAAGGTCTTTACGTCTTTTTGTTGTGAGGGCATATGCCGCCATAGCAGCTGTATAAGATCTATCATCGTGCATTGTATTTCGTTTATCTCTAACGAGATCGTAAGAAATACCGCCTCCGGCAGACTCATATCGGCACATATACGACATTTCGTTTTTCAATAGGTTAATCTGCGCCAAAGCCATCTGCTCTTCTTGTGAGAGCTTTGCTTCTTGGAATTCTCCATTTGGAAGCTCAACTGTTATATGATCTTTTCCGTCATACTCTGTGAATTTCATCAAATTTAGCTTAACAACCTTTTCCAAATCACTATACATCAACGCCTTAAAACCTTTAGGGTTAATCAAATGTACGATAGGCATAGCGTCAACGTATGTTTTTCGAGCAGTTTCATACTGTTTGTGATCAGGATCGATTACTCCTCGATGCTTGTTGCCATGACGATCAGTCCAATCAGCCATCAGCTGGTCTGCCACTGCACTGATTCCACCGCCACCTGCACCAGCATCAATGTAAAGTTCGATATTTTCCCATTCAGCAGCGCGAGCACCATTATAAGCAATCATCGTATCTTTGATGATATCTAATTGTGCCGGCATTGGCAAAGGAGTCTTCTTAGATGTTCCTGGATCAACCATAGAAATCACATTCTCTAATTGCAGATAATATCCTATCGATTTATCTTCAATCAATTGCCATACACTCAGAACACTACCATCGAAGTTTCTAGCAGGGTCATAGCACAGAATAAATTTCTTTTTGCCGGTATCATTACAAAGCAATGGTAATCTCAAATCAGAATTTCTGATCAGAGACTCCATCGAAACTACAGCGTTCTCTCCTCCGCCTTTTCTAAATCTATTGAAAAGCTCTCGTTCTGCAGAATCAGGATCGTCTTCCATGGCCTTCTTAATCGATTCATCTGTTAGGTGAGACTCAATCAATACTCCATTTACTGACGAATAGTTTTTAATTGCATGAGCATTCAAATCACATACGAAGTAATTCGGGTCTCCCATCAGCATCTTCTTTGAGAACATCACATATTTTGAATAATATGGGTATTCAACATCTCCGGCAGAAGAGGCATAAAGAAGTTGCAACGGCATCGTTTTCGGCCTAATGTATTTAATCTTACTGGTACTTAAAGCAAAGCTAGAGTCAAGATCAGCAAAATGCTCCGTGGCCGCCATCTGCTCTTCAGTTTGCCATGCACATTCATCGTATAGAACTGATCCACGCTTACCACGAATTGCATTCAGGTTTGTAGACAAAGTTGTCAATCCAGAGTTATTGTATAGTTTCATGGTATGCCCAGCTGGGTTGTGTATAAATCCAGTTTCAGAATTTGCGGATTTTACAACCTCACCAGCGAACAAATCGTTTGCGGAAGCAAACGAAGGGATTCTTTGAAGTGCTATATCCTCAAGCTTCTTAAACACTTCTATACTCTGAGCTGCAGAGTTAGTGCTTATATACACTTGATAATCCGGAATCAGCAACATTTTTGTCATCAAAAAAACTGCCGCTAGAGTTGTGTTGTGAGTAACAGTCATCTTCTTTCCGCACATAAACAACCCTTTTTCATTATCTACTTGAATGCATCTCGTTGGAACAGATTCAGTCTTTATAATCTGCTCTATCTTTTTCTTGTTTCCTTTGTGATCAGGGTATAAGTATAAAGAAAGATCAGGATTAAACGATATGAATCTATCGATATGTTTTGTAGAACTGGTCACATATGAACTATCTGATGTCGATAGTGTCCATAAATGGTCAGCATCAGCGACAATACATTCTCCATCATCAAACGTAATTTCATAACACACATTTCCAACATAAATCGGGGAAACATATGAGACTGTAGTTGGATGGCCATTGTTGTCTAATATAACATCTCCAGCTTTCAGCTCTCCCATAGTGGTATATCCAGATGGTGTTGGGATAGGAGTGCCAACAGCAAGAGCTTTCCCGCTGCCACGACATGCAAGCCACAGGACAAACGGCTTATCCCAACTTTCCATAAAGCACCATCGCTGATAGTCCATAAGCTCAATCCCGAAAAAGTAATTTGCAAACCAAACAGGATTTTTACGGCCTTCGTTAATGATTTTAGTAAAGCGCTCATACTCTTCTAAGTTTCTTTGAGATAATTCTACAGTTGTTTTTGGGAAAAACTGTTCCAGTAGAATCACCTCTTTTTAATTTTATAAGACTCCAATTCTGCAATTTTATTTTTTAAGCATCTATTTTCTTCTTCGAGTTCTTCACATTGTTCCGTCTTTGATTGAAGCATTTCTCTTTGTTCTTTGATCATATCAACATAGTCGCTATCATCTAATGAAAGCTGATCAAGAATGCTTCTGTTGCTGATATCTGCCACTTGCCGCATAGCTTCTGCAGTATGGATATCAAACAAATTAGTCCTGATTTGCTCAAACCCAATTTCTGCAATTTCCTTCATCTTCATCGAAAGAGTGTTTTTCCCTGCTCGATTACTGTCGTTGTAATTTGCAGAAAGTCCATTATCTTTAACGATTGTAGATATAGAATTCAAGAATTTACCTTTCGTATCACTTAAGGCTCTTAACTTTGTTTCATTTGGCATCTTCAGCATCAATTCTTCATTGATTACCTTATCAATTTTTCTACACTGCAAATGTAGTTGTGTAATTTGAATGATAGCTTGAATCTTACTGCTATCATCTCGAACACCTTCAGCATCACAATAGCCAGCAAGCATATTAAAGCAATACTTCCGATCTTCATCAGTAATCTCGTCCACATCAAATGGATCATAGCCAATTACAGATATGGCATAATTCATATTCTGAGTGTCTTTTTTAGTCCATTGTGATGCACGCCAATCTCGAATTGCCTCTGCATCCTTTCCCAATTCACCATCTGCTAAAGATGTTTCAAAATTACGATCTTGATATTGCTTCATTTGGATTTGCCTATAGTACCCAGATAAATCAAGCGTACCATCATCACCAAGATTTCCAAAATACACCGTTGCAATATAAGGCCAATCCAGCAATGCACACAGGCACTTTATGGCTTTTTCTTGGTCTTTATAGGTATCAAGATAATCTTGATGAATCTTCATTACGCAATCTTTACAAATTACCGCCACGCCATCTGAATGCTTCCACAGATATGAATACCTGCTTTTGTAGTATGATGATGCAGGTTTTGCGGTATCACAGCATATACATTTGTATTTTTTGTTTGCAACTGTAGATTTTGTTCTAGTAGCCGTAAGAAGCCCCCCTAAACACCGTATTTATCGCGGCTCTCTTGGAGTCTCTTCTTATCTTCACGCAAGTAATGTTTTTTCGTAACATCCAATCCTTGATGGTGAAGTAACGCACTAATTTCTTCTATTGGAGCTCCAGATAATTTCATGATCTGGCTTGCACTATGTCTAAAGTCATGAGGATGTAAGGTCGGAACACCAATCAGCAGCCCAATCTTTTTGCACCAATCATTTAATGTACTATTTGCAATAGATGCTTCTCCTCCGCGATTCGGAATATAAAATACCCAGCCACTATCTTGAATATTATTAGACTGCCTAAAATCCAACAGCTCATGCAAATATCCAAGAACCTCTGCAGAAAAATACAAAGTAACAATGTATCCTTCTTTTTCCAAGACATTGTTAATTAAACGATCTTCCCATTCAATCTGATCCCATTTGATATTGCTGATCGCATTTACTCTCGCCATGGTAGATAATGATAAAAATGCATACAACCTCATCATCAAGGCAATGTGCTTTGAATGTGTAGTTTTCGCACTCTCAACTTGGCCGTTGAGTTTACTCCTCATATCTTCAACTTGCTCTATTGTTAAGAATGTCTGTTCAACCACGTCCGTGTCTTTCTTTGGGCGATCTATAAATTCCATTGGGTTTTCTGAGACGATCCGCTTTTTCCTAAGATATTTATAAAAAGCGGCAATAGAAGACATCCTACGTTTAATTCTCCTGGAATTATTGCCTTGCTTTTTACACCAATATAAAAACTCTGTGATATCATCTTCATTGATGTCTAAGATAGATTTATTGTTTTGATTATCGTAAATATAAATCCACCAACTCTGCAAGTCGTTCAAATACCCATAAATGGTCTTTTCGCTTAACTCACGAAGCTCCATATCAATTTGGTATTTTCTCCAATACATCTTTGTTTCTTCGTTGATAAGCTCTAGTTTGTCTGGATCATATAATCGAATGGGAGCACTTTTTTGAGCCACTAAAAATACCCCCTAACTGTATGTAAAATAAATGGCCCTGCCGCAGCAGAGCCACCGAATTCGCGCCTTATAACTTACGAATCCTTATCGTTTTATGGAGCTGGTGACAGGGATCGAACCTGCGACCTGTTGGTTACAAATCAACTGCTCTGCCAGCTGAGCTACACCAGCATGTGGTTGCGGATACTGGAGTCGAACCAGTTCCTCGAAGCTTATGGGGCTTGTGACTTAACCGTTTGTCCTATCCGCAATATTGGTGGACCAGGCAGGTATCGAACCTGCATCCTCCGGTTTTCAGACCGGCGCTCCGACCGTAAGCTACTGATCCAAGAGTGGCAGGGGTAGAAAGAATCGAACTCTCATACCCGGTTTTGGAGACCGTCACTCTACCATTGAGCTATACCCCTAAATGGTGGGCCGGGTAGGAGTCGAACCTACGGTGTATCTTACGTGCTTGATTTACAGTCAAGTGTCATCGCCAACTAGACATACCGACCCATATGGAGGACCCTGTGGGACTCGAACCCACGACCTTACGATTAACAGTCGTATGCTCTAAAACCAACTAAGCTAAAGGTCCATCAAGAGGGAAACCTCTCAGCTAAACTTTATATCATATAAACATTCAATACCGGTATCATTAACAACTAATACCATTTGTTCAGGCTTGTTTTGTAGCCGATGATCCATACAAAAATTATCTGGACCAGACAGGCATCCACTTTCAATTACCTTAGAATCATACACAGTGCGGAATCCATTTGTGTGTCGATGACCAGCCATTACGATATCAGGTTTGGCACCAAAGAACATTGTAAGTTTTTGCACTACGCTTTCCATCGTGTCTTTATCACCATGAACACCATAGACAAGATTTCCTCTCACAGAAAATCTAGCAACGCTCTCTTCATCATTATGGTCGTAAATATGTACGTTCTCATATTCGGATAATTTTGCCTGCATATAAAACGGAACGAGAGTGTCAAGGTTTTCACCTTTTGCATTCTCTTTTTTATTCTGAAATAAACGAGAATGATTTCCAGCAACAGAATACACATACACATCCGCAAACATTGGGCTGAGTTCTTTTACAAACTCACTAACCGCAATAGAAACAAATTTCAGCTGCTCAAGCGTATTCATATTCGATTCGATTCGTAACGGGGTATGAATAGCTCCGCTGATCAAATCTCCGCCCAACAAGACATAACAGTTGTTTGCCCGATGTCTTGCTGCAATTTCTTCAATGCGGCCCAGATACTCCTGCAACCTATGAATCATTATCTCTTCATTATAACGATTGCAAAAATTATCAATGACCAACCCAGCATGCAAATCCGTTAAGTGAACAATAAGATCACAATCTCCATCGCTACATACTGAGTTTGCTTGGTAGCCATGGAATGGCTCTACGGATTCAGAAATGATCTGTTTCCAGAGATCCATCATGGTGTCAGCCCTGGCTAAATCTCGCTTCAAGCGGTTTAACTCATTACGTTCGTCACGTAAGCGGATTCTTTCTTTCTCAGCTTCAAGGCGCTTAGATTCAAAATAACTTCCGCTATCATCGGGAGGGCCTACCCATCCTTCTTGGATGTACATGGAGAGCAGGGGCCACGACTTCCGAACAAAGTCGCGGCTATAATTCTCCCCCGTCTGTTCGTTCATAAATGCTACCACATCAGCCCACTCAGTTTCATCGTCTGGGTCGCTGCGGCGCAAAAGCAAATCATATAGTGCCTGTAAATATTTAGTTTTATCTATTTGTGTTCACCTGCCCATTCTTAAACTTGACACTCCCCCCTGTCTAAAGTCAGGGGATTCTTGGCTCGACGATCACCGCCCAAGTATTTTGCAGTTGCCCACAAAGCACCGGGGTCTTACACGATCTCCCCAAGCGTTTTGGTAGGTTCCGGTGTGTCCCACCGTACCGTTGGAAAATTATTATTTAAGCACTGGCCAGCAGCCTCAGTCCTTCATGCAGGATGTTCTGGGCGGCGTTGACATCCCGGTCATGCCGGTGGCCGCACTTTGGGCATGTCCACTCCCGGAGCGCCAAGTCCTTGGTCTCTGCATTCTGATAGCCGCAGTGGTTGCACAGCTGGCTGCTGGGGTAGAAAGTGCCCACCTCAACCAGCTGCTTATGCTGCCAGGCAGTCTTGTATTTCAGCTGCCTGACCAACTCTCCCCAAGAGGCGTCGGCAATCGCCTTGGCCAGTTTATGGTTGGCCATCATGCCTTTTACATTGAGGCTTTCCACGCAGATAATGCCATAGGCCCTGACCAACTGAGTGGTCAGCTTATGCAGGTAGTCCTGCCGGCAGTTGGCGATGTACTCATGCTGCTTGGCCAAGCGGAGGCGGGCCTTCTCCCGGTTGCGGCTGCCCTTTGGCTTTCGGGACAGCCGCCGCTGGAGCTTGATGAGCCGCTGCTCTGCCTGCTGCAGGTGCTTGAGGTTGCTGAATTTCTGGCCGTCGCTGGTGATCACCAGGTTTTTGAGGCCCACATCAATGCCGGCGACGGCACCGGTGCTGGAATACTGTGGGATATCTACTTCCGTGCAGCATAGACTCACGAAAAACTTACCGCTCCGGCTCATGCTGACGGTAGCGTGGAGAATCCGTCCATGTACAGGGGTTGAGACCTTGGCCTTTACCCAGCCCAGCTTGGGAAGCCGGATCGCCCTATCAGATGCCTGGATGTTTTGTCCAACCACCTTGCTGGTGTAGCTGGCGCGGCTACGATGCTTGGACTTGAACTTTGGAAAACCAACCTTGCGCTTGCCTTTGCGACCGGCAAAGAAATTCTTGTAGGCCTGATCCATCTGTAGCACTGAGGTCTGCAGGGCGGTGGAGTCTACCTCTTTAAGCCAGGAGTAGGACCCCTTCATCCCATGCAGCAGTTTCACACAGTCGTAACCGCTGAGTTGGTTTCCTGCGGCGTAGGCACCTCTGCGGGCAGCCAGGGTTTGGTTGTAGACGAAGCGGGCGCAACCGATGGTTTTGCGTATCAGCTCCTCCTGCGCCTTGTTAGGGTACAGGCGAAATTTGTAGGCTTTCTCCACAAACGATACATCCTTTTCTGGTTTTCTTACATCTATATGGTATGCGGTTGCAACGAAACAAATTTTAATTGGCCAGGGGGATATAAGGCGCCTTCGATAAGAGCGTCAGCATGGCTCGAAATCCAGCCTCTGTGGTTAATAGTCAAATTACAGACTTGGCAATGCTCCTTGTTTCGAAAATGGTTCAGATATGGCACAAACCCACTCAAAGACTCATCCGGAAGATCACATTGTCCGTCATGGCCAAGGCAGATCACCTTGCAATTATCTGCGCATCGAGTAAGAATCTTCTTTGCATCACGGAACGTAAAATTCTGCATCTCGTCGATGATCACAACCCGATGATCAAAGTTTGATCCACGAGTGTAAGTATGGGTGATGAGTTTAACAAAACCAGTTCCGTTCTTTGCATTCACCAAAGATTCATCATCAATGTCAGTAAACGGATTCATATCACACCGTTGCATCGCTTGGTAGAAAGGCTCAAAATATACCTCGCTTTTCTGGCTGATATCGCCTGGCAAATATCCTTGACGAGATTCCTCGCATGGGCTTGCCACGCACAAAATCCCATCATACAGACGATACTTTACGAGTAGATGAGCTACACCCATCGCGATAGTGGTTTTGCCAGTACCAGCTGCGGCATTGACAAAAATAATATCGTTGTCTGGATTCCAGATCGCATCTACCAGCACTTTCTGCTCTGGGTCAAGATCCAATCCATAGAAGGGATGACCGTGCAACGTCTCAGGAGCGGGGCCATAATCCTCAAAGTTTGTACTCTTCTTCTTAGTTGCCACTAGCGGCACTCCTATCTCAAAGGATTTCGTTTACGGATGAAACGATAACATCCACAAGACCACCATCAAGCATTTGGTCAGCGGTAAAATACCAATCTTTATCCTTCTGCTTCTTATAGGTCTTTAGATCAATCTTAGTCTTACTCAAAAATAGATCTTGGAGCTGGGCATCCATCGTATCAAAGTGCTTTGTCGCACTCTGCAGTTGCTCCATTGTGCCAGACAATCCACCAGAACCAGAATGCCACAGTGCGTGTGAATGAGGCATAGCAAAACGCTTATGACCAGCAATCAGCAACACGCACGCTGCGCTCGCTGCTAATCCCATGTTGACGGTATACACCGGAGTCTGACTACTCAAGATCGCATCCAGAACAACCAGCATAGCATACGCATCTCCGCCACCAGACGCGATATAAAGCTTAATCGGCATCCGATTTTCGATAGGAATAGATGCGTCATCATCCTCTGCGTTCCACCGAACAATCTTCTTTGCAATTTCAATGGTGTCTTCGCTCACAGCAGAATCGATCCACAGAATGCGATTATCCACTGACTCGTAATAATTCAGCAGATACGGATCAGGCAACTGCTTATTTGCGCCGCTACCAGCAGGAATTTGAATTTCAAAAGTATCCAATAGACCATATCTCCTAATCAATTATTTTTTGGAACACGACTATCGTTGTACTTCTTTAAGGCACTCAGAACAGCACGCGATTCAACAGCAAAATGCTTACCGTGGCATGTCTTAGCCAACACTTCATGGGCAAGCCCATTCTGACGAAGATAATCAACTTCGTCTTTTCTGACATAAATCAGAACAACACATCCCTCATTATCAATTTGGAGAAGCAAAAACTAGGAACTTCAAGAAAGCATCTTGTGTACTTTGCTCCTTTTTCTCCCTTATATAGGAGATCGCTCAAACCCGGAAACTATTGCGCCACAACGGTTTCCGGGTTTTGTATTTTTTCATTTATCCCTTTATTTTCCATACACCTGCTGTGCCACAACGGTTTCAGGAATTTTCTTAAATGCTGATTTTTTTGCGGTTTTTCTGCGTTGTGCCATTCGATTAGATATCTTCCGGCTTTGTGCAGCACACGACTTACACATTACCTGTCTATTGGATTCTCGATAAAAACGAGCTCCGCACTTTACGCACATTCCAGTTTTTCTGCCAATGTTCCGCTTAATATTCTCAGCAACAATATCGCCAAAGCACATCCAAAAGATATTCTTTCGTTTGCTCTTTCTCCGGATAAACAGTTCTTTGATTAAAACATCCGTCACAAAATAAATGTCATTGCAAATTTCCAAAAGCGAGTCGATAATTTTTTGATATCCATATAAGCTTCTCGGAACCCCGCGCTCATCACGCCCAGCCTTCATCGCATCAGACTTAGACATCGTCCCATAAGTCTCTATAATCTTCTGGGTAATATCGTTCGTCGGGACGATACTTTCACGCATTAACATCTTAGGATCAAACTTTCCAAGAGATTGCGTTTTAAAATCCATCTTTATTTTTGGAATAATATATTCAAGTCGATTTACGGGGCTGCTGTTAATTGGCTCTACCTGTGCTTCAGTCTTATCTTTTGCATACACAAAAAAGTGAGGAACTTTCTTCTTCGTGTACCGATGAATCATAGAGTGTATTTGGTCAGGGCGCACAGGCTTATAAAGAGTTTTTGCAAAATCAATAGTGTAATTATTCTCCATACAAAGAAGTTTCACTACGTCAAGTCTATTTTCGCAACTTTCTTCGTTCCAGATAATCGAAATATCGTTTGATATCTGACCAATATTTCCTCCGACATAGGCCAGAATCATACTGTCATATATATTTTCTTTGGTGATTGGCTGTGCGCCAGCTTTCTTCATCTCGTAATACAAAGGGACAATCTTTTCTGTATTACGCTTCGCTGCCTGCACAATATCAGGATCTTGAACCACCAAGGACTTGTCTCCGTCGCACATAGAGATACTGACTATATCATAGCCATGCGGTTTCCCGTTTAGGCCCAACGTGCTTCGGCGCGAGGAATTTCACCACACGCCTACTGTACTCAGTCTTGCTATTGCCCCGCACGGACAACAGCTCCCCTTTCCATAGTCGATGCAACTTCCTTACCATAGGTTGCTGGCAAGGCTCGTCACAGGATAGCTCTCACGTCCCCTGTTAGCCGCCCTGCTATCCGCCATTTCCTGCGGAGCCTACCGTCAGAGCGACACCTCGGATGTCCGAGTTCTCGTTGTTTTATATCCCATGGTTTCCCTATGGGTTCGACCGCGACGAACTAATCGAATTGCAAAATCTTACTTATAACATCATGGACACTTGTTACAATAGCATTGGTTTTAAACCACCGGCCGAGTTCATGATCAGCCCCAACCATATTGGTTCTAACTGCGTGTTCCACATACAGGTGAGGACTTCGCAGACAATCCAGCTCTACCCCTCCAGCAAACAGTGGGCAATACACTTCTCCATTTCCTAGTAATCCACTTGGGTTTTTGTCTCCATAAAACAACCATTGGCAAAATGCGTACATATCTGGAACAATAAACGTGTAACATCCATCCACATCCAGCTTACCTGCTTTTGCTTCTTTCTCGATGCTCTTTTTAATCTCACGAAGCGTCTCTTTACTGTATTCATCCTGGAGGAGCTCCGGATATAACAACAACGATTCTTGGAATCCATTCCGGCGCTCATTCTCTTTAGTGGCACCAAATACCTTCAACATTGTGTTTCGATCAGATGCAAGGTTCTCTAGCTTAGTACGAGTTCCTTTGCTGATGTTCAGTAGCTCTTCATCGGTAAGGTCAGTTAGAGTTTGCAGCATCTGATAGTTGATTTTCGCTTTTTCAAACTGCGTTGGTTCCAAATTACATACGCATGCTTGGCACCCGTAACGCTCGAAATAGTCGCAATATTGTTCCCACGACTCATAATATTTCCAAAGTTTAAACTGACTCTTCGTCAAGATTACCTGAATGTCTTCCGCTAAGATATCGTGTTCTACTCCGTAAATATCTTTAACGATCCCATGATTAACAAGCGGATCTTTCCTGTTTGCCTCCCGGATAAATTTGTCAAAAGGAAATGCGTTTAGCAATCCTTTGATCCAAGCCGCCCGGAACATAAAGTTTTTCCTGCTAACATCAAGGCGAACCATCCCAGATCCATCTGTATGTGTAATCGGAACAGGGGTAGTCTTCCGTTCTACGGAATATGTCTTATCATCAATAAAGTCAACCAAGTTCATGACTTCAGTTTCCATATCATCAACCACAATTGTTTTTCTGATATTAAACTCGTTCCATACATCTGTGGCAGAATTATTTAAGGCGAGGTATGCTAAATATTTCCTAAATACCCTCGGTTTCCCGATATTTATTAGGGGAGTAGACTATATCATCACCCTCCAAATGAAGGGGCGTGGCGCTTCGCCGCCGGAGTTTCACCGGACGACTACAATTAGTCGTTGCACCTTCCCTTACGGGCTTGGCACAGAGATTGGCATATAAATTCACTATTTATTTTCGTTTATTAATTTCCTCAAGCATAACATTTAGGGAACTGTTCAAGTCGTCATCATATCTTATCTCGTATAACATGATTTGTTTTGCTTCACAATAGTCTCGCTTCATTGCATCACTATATTGGCGTTGATACAATCCAAACAGTCCGCAATCAATATAGTGTTGAGCGCCCTGATACTCGACCAACATAACAATATCGTCATTATCGCCCAGTATAGCAAAATCAAATCTCAATAAATTCCCATGTCTATTTCTTAAATCATCAAACGAATATTCTCGAAGAAATTTAACGCAATGCTCCGTCAAAAACTCTGAAATATAACGTTCCCCTCTGGAAGATCGATTCTGACATCCACAACTTGTTGTAACACCACTTCTCAAATTTCCGCCTTGCACAACCACGTCATTACCACAGTCACATCGACACAGCCATCTCGGCAGTGTTGTTATTTTAGAACCAGTTCTATAAACATAATCCTCCGCTCTTTCAACAACCACCAGTTTCCCAAACCGACGGCCAGTCAAATCAATAAGCCCAGACCCTTTAGGCCTTTTTGTCATGCAGCCACATGATTTTGTATGTCCACTTTTTAACTCTGAAAAATTTACTGTTGTTTCTTTCCCGCAATCACATAAACAAACCCATCTGACTTTGCTTTGGCCGCTCGGAGTAATATGATTTTTATCTCTATTTATGATTGTGAGATTTCCAAACCTTTTGCCGATCATATGTGATAAATCTTTTTGGCGTGAAGCAATTTCACGGCTGAGGCATCCACATGATTTAGTAAGACCATATCTTAATGCGTGCGAGGATACAGATTTCATAGTGCCGCAATCACAAACACATTTCCATAATGTCCTATTGCTGCTTTCTGTGCTTTTATCTCTTTCTAATACTGTCAATCTCCCAAATCTTTGCCCAGTTAAATCAATCAATGCTCCTATTGTCTCACCTCCAATCCTATTGTTTTTTAAAAATATAGTGAATTTACTTAGCTTCTCCTGTTAGCAAGGCTTTCGCCTCACACCCCAGATTTCTGGGTTCACCACGTTTTCGATACACGTTACCGTGTAAAGGAACCATTTTGTTAATTCGGATTTATCCCGCCTTGGTTATTGATATCTTCAACCGTAAGCCCGCACATCAGGCGGCCCATGATTCTATGATAAGTGTCTTCTTTGATGAACAGTGAACGTTTCGTTCTTATTTGCCCCGCCGAAGCCGTCAGGCACACATAACGATTTTCGTTTAAATGAAACCCGTTTAGAACGATGTCTTTCAGTACCTTGAAGTAGCACGTTTTGACTACGACCAATTCATCTGTCAGGGTGTTGGTCTCTATCCCGACCATCCTGGTCAATTCGGATTCAAAGATCGAGATAACATTTCGGTCCCTTAAAAACTCATGGCGAAATGTTCGAATCCCCTGATACATTTCAAGCTTATCCAACAGCGCTTTCTTTGTTTGATTGATTGGGTCAATCAGATCTTTTGAGCGCTGCTTCAAATCATCCACTATTTCTGTCGTAAGCGGATCGCCATCATATTTTGCATCCTTTAAAAGCCGCGCCATTTTCTTTTCCGTTATTTTTTTGCTAATAAATGCAGTCCATATATCAACAACCTTTTTGATCTGTTTTCTCTCGTATCTCATTGCATCTATCTTTCGATTGAGCGCCATCTCTTCATCAGTGTAAAATGCCTTTGTATCGACAGAATATAAGTGGACTTGCTTATCAAGTGCTATTAAGTCCACCTCCAGAAATCTACTTCAGCCCACACATAATCATCGTCCGCAATTTCAATATTGCCATCGCCATATTCTTCTTCCGCCAACAGGAAATCTTGTATTGATAATCGTTTCATCTCTTGGAGATACTCTTCTTCTCGTTCTTCATCTGTTTGATTCCACGGAGGAGAGAACGGTGGTCGCCCGTCCGCACGCATCATATACCACCCCCTTTCCGTTAAAATTACTCAAAAAATGTTGATTTTCACTATTTTTTGCTGTTTTTTCGTCGTTTTTCTCTCATTTTGTAGCATTTTTCCTCAAAAATCACATATAATTGGACAAAAAATGCCATAATTGTAGCGATTAGAATGATCAGAAGGAAAAAAGGCCAGCAAATAACCGTTAAAATTACTTCTGGAATGCTGTAACACAAACAGCATTCATACTCAGCTTTCGCAACCAACAGCCCAATTACCACATACACAATTGCAATCACAATCGCCAGAACCATCAGCTCACCTCCTTGTTTGTAATTATCGTATCGTTTTTTATATAGGTATTTAAGCGGAATCCCCATCTTCCATCAATTCCTTTGCGGTTCGATAATAGACGGAATACTTTTTTACCACTCCCCTACGTGCCCTGGAGCACAGCTGGTAAAAGGCGTCACACGACATACCGAGCGCCGATGCACATTCCTTCGTGGTGCCAAAAGCAAGCAAAGTATCATCGGCTGCCAGATATACCGTCCACTCTCCTGGGAGATTTTTTTCTTTCCCGAAATAGTTTGCCGGACGATCCGTCCTGCGCCTCCAAGACCGAATTGTATTCGAAGAAACTCCACATGCATTTCCAATCTCTACATCATTGAGGCCGTCTTCATATAGCTTATCAGCCATGCTAATCTGATCCTGAGTCATACTATCTCTCCTTAATGCATTTTAGGTACAAAAATATGATCGCCCTTTAAAATGTCAGCCGCGTAGTAAAAATGTGGATTGATGCATAATACTTTCTTTGCACCATACGTTGTCTGATAAACAACCGGCTCTTTCTTCCCGTTCCGAGTAAAACTAATCTCACATAACTTATCAACCAGCTCGTAAGAGTGTGTTTTACTAACTCCAAACAGAGTGGCAATATCCGTCTTTCTTAAATACTCCTCATGATTCTTAATTCCAATCTGGTCTCCGGGGCAAAGAACATTGGTGTATAAGTTCACAAAGGGAATCAACTGTATAATGCGTCCAATATAGACATGCCTCTTCGGCGGCGTACTCTCTACGGCGGACTTATACTGATTGGCAAACAGTTTGCCGCATCTCCCATTCGAAACATCTCCGATCTTCCCTCTCCACATCACATGCTGCTTAAAAGACTCCGGATCTGGATGCCCATCAAACAAGCCAGTTTCCTGCAGGGCGTCCATTACTTTTGATGGCCTGCCCTTAACTCCAATCTTCCTGTAGTCGAACACATCCCATTTGCTATTATGGACTCCAACATAAAATGCCCGCGCAAGAAGTGCTGGATTACAATCTTTCATGAACAAAGAGTATTTCTGAAACCGTACCCAAAAGAATGGGCCAAACTCAAGCGCCATATACTCTCTCTTTTTGATGCCACTCTGAATGCTCTTAGAAGGGGCGATGACATCTCCTATCTCATCATCTGACTGTGGTGCAGGCCTATACCCAGAACGGCCGCGCTGCGAGAAATCAATTTTCTGCCGGATCTCGTATGGTATCTGATCGACGGTCTCGGTTTTTTGATAGACGATGCTCCCATCAACCACATCTCTCCAAACTTCAGTCTTTTCAAACTGCTCTGCGTTCCCCATACCAATCCCCCAGTTTAAAAATTTTTTGAGAATTTTTAAAAAAACACTTGACAAACAAAAATCCGAATCGTTCGAGGACTGTAAAATTCCCATGAACGTGACGTTTTTTCCCATAAACGTAACATTTACACCCCTCAATCCCTTGTGCCGCAATGGGTTTACTTATATTATATATATACCTTATTATGTGAATTCGTTTTCTGGTCCCGAAACAACGGATAACAAGGACCTTTTTCACCCCCGGAAATCACCGATTTTATAAAAACGGCGTCTCCTGAAGTCGCCGCCGGATCGCTTCGCTTTGCCCGTACAGGGAAAATGTTTGTTATGGACGAACGGTGATCCAGAAGAGTTTTCCGGAAATCAATTGAGTCCGGAATTTTGACTCGCTTCGCTCGAAATGCGGCTTCGCCGCAAATTATTATTTTTTTGCTCGTACACACTCAATAGATATGTTAGTCATCCAATATTTGTATACTACAATTATAGCACCGCCCCCATTGTGTGTCAATATTTATATCACTTTTTATATCGCTATGTGTTTAATTTGACCAAGCCGCAGATCAGCAGCCCGGTGCGATCGGACGTACTGCCCCGGTCGCCGGTAGAAATAAAAATATATTTTTTATTTTTTTATTTTTTCGATATTGATCAACCACCGAAACCTCGGCGGTTCCTGTAGCGCTTACAGAACTACTGTTTTCGATAATCACATAAAAAAGAAATTGCCCGTAGCCATCAGGTTTACGGACATTTTTTTGTGTATCGATTGTGGCAGAAGGAATTCAGGGTTTCAATTTTTTGCAATTTAAAATGTTTTTAAAATGTTAAACGCTGAAAGTGTTGTGCCAGAAGAGATGTAGCGTTTTTACCGTGAAAAATGTTCGATATTTGATAGGGAAAAGTTCAAAATTTGACAGTGAGTGAAAAAGATGTACTACCCCGTTTTCCTCGGAAAAAAGTGATCAAAAGTATGTAAAATACCCCCTTCCCCACTGTTTTATTCAATTTTCATGTTTGGCACTAGTCGAAAATTGAAGCGCTGATTCATAACTTTACTAGCAGTTTAGTGATTGTACTGTTGTTCGTTAATTTATTGTTTTTCGATAATTGCCCCGCCCGGTTACAACTGTAACCTACTACAACTGTAGTACCAAATTATCCATCATATTACAATCTCAATACATTGTATCACGCTTTACATTCTAAACATTTGCTTACACTTCCCTTTTGTGTTTACGTTTCCACTTTTACCCTTTTGTTTCCATCTATTCCCTATAATGCATATTATTCATTTGTTTTGCATTATTATTCTAATTACCCTGATTATTCCAATTATGTTTTGTTGTTCCATTTTTCCCGGCCTCTATTCCCTACCGTTTCACTATGCTATGGCATCCTGGGTAATTCCTAGTTTTCTAGTATGGTATGCTGCCCGTATCCCCTGCGCCCTGTCTGGTGTCTGGTGTCCCCTTGTCTGGTATCCCACTTTTTCGCGCCTATATGGAATATATACCTTAATTAAACGCCGTGTTACCATATTCTACCATTTATTGCTTGTTTCTCCCTTTTTCTTCATGATTTTTACAGTGTCACGGGATATTTTGAAAAATTTCTTTTCTTAGTGCCGCAAGGGATTGCGGGTTTTTTTATGATTTTTTGAAAAATAGTTGTTGACAGCGATTAACCGTCATGCTATGATTGCACCGTCAGCAGGGCACGGGCTGACACACCGGCCCCGGCGGTATATCCGGGTGAATCCCTCTAGTGGTACCGTTCCCCACATACGAACGGCGGCGGGCTGAGTCTCCGACATGACACGCCCACCAGTGGCACGCACTGGTACATAATGTGCGGTATGCACCTTGAAAAAGGAATGACGGACGGTATCCGGCTTGTGTATGCAAGGCGGTGCAATCAACTGGTATGTATGTACCGGTGCAACCGTTCAGCCGTTTTTACAGCTGTCCCCTAGAAACCGGGGCCGACGCACGGGGAAACCAGCCATTGCAAGCCAAAGGGGCACTAATGGAGTTAGGCCATTAGTGCAAGCTCTGAGGGCGTGGCGTGTGCTACCCCTCCGCCAAACCAGCGGAGGATAGATGAGGGTAGGGACAGAGGGACAGAGACAACCGGGGGTAATCTGTGGTGGATTGACCGCGACGGGAGCGTTTGAACATAGCAACGAACCTATACAATAGGCTGGTTGGTGTGTTCAAACACGCCAATACATAGCAAAACCGCCCTACCAGTCTGCCCAAATCAGACCAGGAAGGCGGTGGAGCTGGGAAGGGGGTGAACTATGGAACCCTTCCGTATGGGTGCCCTGTGGGGCGTCCGTGTGGGTGGTCGGCTGATTGTGTTTGAATCCTATTCCGCCGCTTGGGATTGGATTGACGCCCAGTCAGACTAGCCACAAGGCCGGGGGCGATAGCATCAATCCCGGCTTTCTTACATTGTAGCACAGACCCATTACATAATCAACATATTTTTTTGAAAGGGGTATAACTATGAACACCAACACTACCACCATGTCCATCAATGAGATGATTGAGGCCCTGAACTCCGAGAGCAACGTGGCCACCGCTGACAAGTTCTTGGCTGAACTGAATGAGTCCATCAAGGCCGAAAACAAGGCTATCATTGCGGCTGCCGTGGAGTCCTTCGTCAAGTCCGCTGAGGCCTCTCCCGCCGACTTCTTCCGTGCCTTCATCGCTGATCCCTTCGTCAACGTCAAGCGCGTCAAGAAGGACAGCAAGTCCGGCGAGTATTCCGTGGTCGATGCTGTCCGTCAGGTCTCCTTTGCTGAGGTGGAGACCGCCTATGGCAAGGCTCACAAGGGTCAGACCTTGGCCCAGTCCAAGCGTTATGTGGGCATGATTGCCCGCTTTACCCACAACCTGCACGCCAACCTGTGCGGCGCTCTTTCTGAGGAAGGCTCCCAGGTGACTGTGTGCAAGTACAACGGCCAGGCCGTGGAAGAGTACGACTTCAACGGCACCAGCATCGGCAAGCTCCAGACCCAACTCAACGCCATCGTGAGCACCATCCTGCCCGAGGGCATGACCCTCCAGATGGTCAAGGCTGACGTGCGGGCCATCATGGCGGCGCACCAGACCGAGAAGTTCATGGAGTTCACCACGGCGGCGGAGAAGAAGGTCCTCAACCAGATCTTCGGCTCTATGCGTATCCGTATGGCTGGCAAGGCCTACACTGTCAACTCCAAGGCCCTGTGTCACAAGGCCAAGGAGTCCAACCAGACTCCCGCCCAGGAGGAAAAGACCTCCAAGATCCCCGAGCGAGCCGAGGCTGAGCAGATCCTCAGCCCCAATGGTTCCACCAAGGCAACCAACGTCGCCTAACCGACGCAGCCGCCCAACCAGGGCGGCTATGGCTCCATGCACAAGCCTCCACGTGGCGGAGCTGGAAACGTCTCAGACGGCGAATTGTGCGAACCAAAAATATGCCCAGGGCCCTTTGCACCCATTTTTAAGAACGGAGGCAAGATTATGTTTAGATTTATGAAGCGCTTCCACAAGGCCAAGAAGCCTCAGCAGCGCCCTGAACCCGTAGAGCGGGAGTATCTTGTGGTCTATGAGGAAACCGTAGGCGGAGCGGTTCCTATTTGGTCCATCCGTACCACTTCCACCGAACTGGCCAAGAAGGCGTTCCTTGACGCCGGATTGGTATGGCACCGCATTGTCGGTATCGCCCCTGCCTGTTAAGTGAAGCCGCCAAGAGGCGGATTTTCTTATTACATAACAAATCTGGAGGTATTACTATGAAAACTGTCACTATGAACGAACTGGCCAAGACCTATGGCGTGGAGGCCCCCAAGCCCGCACACGTCCGGAACAAGGTGTGCAAGAAGTGCGGTGGTATCATGACCAACGTACCCGGCACTAACCTGTTCGTCTGCCAGGGCAACCCCGGCAAGCCCTGCGATAACACCACCCTGTCCGCAGCTATGTAAGGAGGTGGTTGTAGGTGCGGTATCAGATCGTGTACAGCAAGGCTGGAACTGCCCAGACCACGTGGAAGCACAGCATGGAGTCTGCCATCAAGCTGGCAGATGATCTGCGCTCAGCCGGGTATACTGTTACTGTGGCAGAGCACTCTAAGGCCGGAAGCCGCACGGTGAGGCATAACAAGCTGTATTTTGTAGAAATCTTCCGTGCAGACAATGGCGTTAATCTATGGGGGAATGTCATTGCGGCCAGAACCGAGAATAAAGCCATCAAAAAGGCAATGAGGGAAGCCGGACTGTGTGGGAAACCCATGGAGATGTTTCAGTTCTCAACTGACCTTATTCTTCCTTTGTCCGCAGAGGCCATGCTCTGACCCTGACCCAGCCGCCCAGTTTATGGGCGGTTGGAGTGAAGGCCAGATTGTTCACACATAAGGCCTTGAAGCTGAGGCCAAGATACGCTATAATCCATACATATCTATGTATTGGAGGGGCGTATTATGGCTCATAATCATAATTCATACACGTCTAACTACACTAAAGAGAATTATGACCAAGTCCTATTTAAAATTCCCAAAGGGAAAAAGGAATTACTCAAACAAGAGGCCGAAATCCGTGATATCCGAGACTCCCAAGGGAAGCTGTCTGTCTCCCGCATGATTGTGCTTGCCCTTGAAAAACAGTACGGGCTAGACCTTCATACCAAAGAATGAGCGTCAATGCACTTATTTTAGAAGCCCTCTGGAAGTGCTACCGACTCGATCTCAAAACGCCCGTAGAGAGGTCGGAAGAATAAGTGGCTCTGGCAAACTGTTATTTATCTGTAAATCATTTTATTGAATTCTGCATCCGTAGCAAGAATTATATCTGCTTCATGGGAGCCAAAAACAGCTTCAATCGCTTCTTTTTGGGATAAGCCCATTCTCCTCATTTGCATAATTTTCCCAACGCAAATGTTGGTGATCTTTTTATCAAGTTCCTGATAACACGTTGCGCAGAGAGAAAATTTCCCTTTCGTCAACTCGATATCAGATACTTCCTTATCAGACCCGCAACAAGAACAAGCAGCCATACCAATCTCCTTTTGTTTACCAGAGCCGCCCTAATTATATATCTATTTTTTGTTTTTGTCGATAAAAGAATAATTTCATACACACAAGCCCGCCGTTTAGGCGGGCTATTTTTATGCCCATAAGCCCGCAGTTAATGCGGGCTATTTTTATAGCTATGAGGTGAAAACAATGAAGAAAATGATTTGCTTTTTCGCGGTTTTGATGGTGGTTTGTTCCGCTTGCGCCTGCAACGCTCCCCATATCCAAAAAGGATATGTGTACGACGCAGCCATAGACAGCTCCGCCGATCATTGGGCTGTCATTGGGACAGACGCCGGATATGCCATTGTCGTAAACAAAGACCAGTACGGTGTGGATTGCGACGATTCTGTGTATGTCACCATGCATAACGGTGAGGTTGTTCAGATTCAAAAATCCGATGACGATTTTCTGGATGAGACAAAAGATGTTGAAACAGAAACAGTTATCAATCTTTTCGATTAAACAGGAGGAAAATCTTATGTCTAAGACGAGAGAACAGCGTCGTCAGGCGGCCAAAACCCGCGACACCATCTATGCAGCCATCGTCCTTATCGGGGTTTTTGTGGTTGCGTGCGCACTCCCCAACTGGATGGATATCCTTGTCCATTGACGTTTAACACCGATAAATTTTGTGATACAACAAAGGAGGACAACATGAAGCAGATTTATGTTTGTGAGAAGTGTGGAGCCCAGTATGATGACTGGAATGCGGCTGTTCGGTGTGAGGATTCTCACCGGAGCGTCCAGGTCATCGAGCGTTGTGACCTTGACGAAGCGGAAGCGGACGCCCTGCTTGTCGAAGCCACTAAATACAGACAGGGATGCGCTCTCCCGGACGTTATCCCGGTTAAGTTCCACGTCCACACCGACAATGGCGGTTATGCCACCGACGAGAACGGGCAGTACATCTATGAATCCGCTCTGTATGCTCTCGTCAAGACCAGCAATGCCCAGAGGGAAATGCTCGAAAAACTCGATACGTCTATGACTATCCGCCGCAAGCATGACTATGAGGAATCCGAGCGTTGGCGCAAGGAGTGGGAGGCCACGCAGGCGGCTGAAGCGGCGCAAGATTCCGAAGCAAACGAGTAATAGGCTCTAAGGGGTGTGCCTTTAAACGCCCCATTCCAGACATAAAAAAACAAGGAGGAATACATATGTTTATCCCGCTCAGTGATTCTATGCCCTGCAACCGCTTCGTTGGTACGGCTCTTTATGAGCGCATGGAGGCTTTCGCAGACCGCCTGATTGATGAGCTCTGTTCCAGAGGTCAGGTTTCTGACCTCGATTTGGCCGTCGTTGATCAGCCTAGCATTAAGGTCCCCTATCCCCGCGACTGGGATTAAAAAGGAGTGTGTATTTATGAGTATGGAAGAGATTGTTGCGCGGGCCGAGCAGAATATCCGGAACGCGATTGCGGATTATGACCGCCACACCACGCAACATACCGTTCTGGAGGACATCACGGATGAGTTCATCCATAAGCTGGCGGAAGATAGCAGCTATGCAAAGCAGGGATTGCGCGAACTGTTTAGCAAGTCGCCGGCATGGCATCCTGAGCTTGATGCCATCGTCATCAATGGTAATCGCACCAAAGAGCCTAATTATGAACGGGCGTACCACATTGCGTGCGACATTGTGGATGACAAATTCCGCGAATTTGATCTTGATGATCGTTGGTATCAGTTGCGCGATGCAATTTCGTGGTTTTGTTCGTCGAGTGAAGAGCAGGCATCCGACGCTGGAGGTCTGCAGGCCATTAGATTTCTCGCGCCGAAAGCATATGCTCCCGGCAAGAAGGTGAGCCGAGTTTTTAGAGCATTCTGCAATGAGCTCGGCGTAGCGGATGAGACAGCAGGAAGTGATTTTCAGCGGCTATTTGCTATGTTCGCTGACGAAATCAATTCTAAGAAGATTGATTTCAAGCTGTTTGTGTCCATCAACCCGGCCCACCTTCTCACGATGAGCAATCCCAAAGAAGATGTCCGGGGGAAGTGTTTGACTAGTTGCCACTCTTTGAACTCCACTGAGTATAGCTACAATAACGGTTGTTGCGGCTATGCCAGAGACGCGGTGAGCTTTATCGTCTTTACGGTAGACGATCCCAACAACCCCGAACTTCTCAATAACCGTAAAACCTCCAGACAGATTTTTGCATATCGCCCCGGTTCTGGACTTCTTCTCCAGAGTCGTATGTATAACACTTCTGGAGGTGTTTATGGAGCAGCGGAAGAGTCGTCCGTTTACAGGGATTTGATCCAGAGAGAAATTTCTGACCTTGAGGGGGCAGATAATCTTTGGACAACTGGCCCGTCTTATTCCTCCAAGTATGAAGATTATGTTTATGCTGATAGGGATTTTGGAGGATATCAGGACTGGATCTACGGTGAGTTTGATGGCCATATCAGTATCCGAAGCGACGCTGATCATCCTGAGCCGTTGTGCATTGGGGAAGCTGGACTGTGTGTTGTGTGCGGAGGTCCTATCAACAGCAATATGTATTGCGATAAGCATATGCCTATGCCATATCATTGTGACCTTTGCGGTGAAGGTTGCGAAGAGGCGTATGAGGTGTTGAATGCAAACGGTCAGTGGATACGTGTATGCAACAACTGCTTGAGAGAGCACTATGTTCAGTGCCAATATTGCGGAACGTGGCATCTTCAGTCCGAAATTGTTGTTCTCAATGGGCAGAATCTGTGCAGAGAATGCCATGAGCGGCACACTCGTACCTGCGCAATCTGTGGAACCCTTCATATGAAAAACCAGATGGTTCGTGTAGTCATTGGGGACCGTGTCGAATGGGTATGTGCTGAGCATACATCTCGCTTTAAGGTGTGTCCGTCTTGTGGGATGTATCATGATCATAATGATGGTGCATGCCCCGTCTGTGGCTATAAGGCACCTACTTTTACTTTAACCAAACAGGAGGTTTCTGATGATGAACTCTGGACGCTTGCATTTTGAAGATATCCTCAGAGCGACACAACACCAGTTGTATGATATGCTCAAAACCTTGTTTAGTGAGCATATTGCGATTGCCGAGAAGGAATATCTGCTTATCACTGGGGAAGCTCCGGTATTGCTCGTAGCGCACCTTGATACAGTTCATGACAAACCCGTGGAAACAATCTGCTATTCGAAGTACGGAACGATTCTGATGTCTCCCGAAGGAGTTGGAGGCGATGATCGTTGCGGCGTGTTTTCTCTTCTGGAGATCTATGAGCAATCCGTCGTAAAACCTTGGCTCCTGTTTACATGTGACGAGGAAATCGGTGGTTATGGAGCCTTGGCTTTCTGTAGAGGGTTGGCCCAAGGCAATATTCCGGAGGAACTTAGCTCCATCAAAATGATCATCGAACTGGACCGGAAGGGCAGTAATGATGCAGTCTTTTATGACTGTGACAACATGGATTTTGAATCCTACATCGTGGATAAAGGGTTCAAAACGAGCATCGGGTCGTTTAGCGATATCTCTTATGTGGCTCCAGATCTTGGTGTGGCGGCAGTCAATCTGTCCTGTGGGTATTACAACGCCCATACTTTGCACGAGTACATCAACATAGATCACATGAACAACACCATCGAAAAGGTGGTGGGCATTGTTGCTGAGTCTTTGTCTGACGATGTGCCGCATTTTGAATACATTGAGGCCGAAAGAACGGTTTGGTCGTGGAACGATTATAAAAACTCTGCCACGAATTTCGATGGCACAATTTCCTTATCGGACATTCCGGAAGAAATCAGAAGCGAATACATTGCTCTTCTTAGCTATTACACTACGGAGGAGCTGGAATATTTTCGTTATGAGATGGGAGATAGTTCTATTCTCCTCCTTTATCAATCTGAATTTGAAGGTGGTGATCCTCTGTGAGACGCTTTCGTTGCATCAAAGGAGACGGGTATTACTTTACTCCAGGCCTTGTTTACACTCTCAACAAAGAAAACTCTGTAGACGGCAATAGAGGATCAACTATCAACCGGATTGAGTATGAAACTGGTATTGAGTGGCTCGAAAGGATGGAGAATATGAAATTTGAGGAGCTTCCCGAAGAATAAGGCCCTGGGCGGCGTGCCTTCAAACGCCGCACCCCAGATTTAAGACAATAAAAGGAGACTTTTATCATGAAGATTTTATCAAGGAAGGATTGGGAAGTATACGCCATTTTCTATGGTGTCGATCCGATGTGGGGAAAACGCTTTCTGTCTCAGGCAAAAGCGAAGACTCCGGAGTATAAGGAACCAGTTTGGCGGACAGCATTTCAAAACGAAGATAGCTGGACTGAGAAATGCTTTGTCCCCTACCACTTCAGCGAAGATACATGGAGAGAGTTTGAAGAAGATAACTGGATCTATTCGAACTCTCTTTATGATTGCACTGGCCGGACATTCACTGTTGGGATCGAACACTTCAATGTTCCCGGCGGCACATGGATTTATCATCACAAAGCTTTGGACGTGTAAAGGAGGTTATTATGGGAACTCACGAATCCAGGATGCAACTCATCAAGGCAATGCACATTGTGGTGTGTAGTATGAACGACGAGGAGGCCTACGCAAGATGGATCTATCTGGTGCCCGATTGTGCCACGGTGGATGATTTTGACGACATTGCCCAGGACGATGATCTGTACGGGGATTGTTGTGACCTGTTCCGGGAATTGGTGCAGGAATACGGCAAGTCCGGGTTTTACTCCATAGGCGACTACAGGTCATTCTGAGAAAGGAATATTTATGGGACGTGGAAATGTTTGCGTCTCTGGCAAATACGAAGGGCTCTACTACATCGATAACGACGACATTCATGTATACCGTCGCGACGATCCTTTCGCTGATGAGCCGGAGACTACATTGTTAAAGGAACTTGGAAGCGCGGACATCAATACCGGGAAATGGATTTATGACGAGGTCGGAACCACGGAAGAAGAAGGAGACATTCTTGAATGCTTTATCGACAGTTTTACCAGAATGTTTCCTAGTTTCCAGCGAACGGAAAAATATCGTTGGGTTCGCAACGGATGGTATGGCGACTTTTGTCGCAGAGTCATCATGGAGAACGGCCTGTTTTACATTGCCATAGAGGACAACGAATGGTCTCTTGCGGTCGAACTCCTCCAAAAGGGCAATACATATGAGGATGGCTACTTGTCTGATGATGGTCGTCTGGAAGGACTTCAAGCAAAGCACTTCCAGCGTTATCTGGATGGGATGAAATTATGTTTGCTGGAGCGAGTGCCTAGTATTGGTGCCAGAACTGGTGCTTGGACGCATGGAGTGATTAGGAGAGATACATATGACCAGTAAAGAATTCATCAAAGAGGTTCGTGACCATTTGCGCAATCATAAAGGAGAATGGTATAACCATCTCCGGTTGGTTGACGGGCATGAGGTTGGCTTGAAATTCTACGGCCGCTCGATTCAGATTTTGCGGATCAATGGAGTGGATCACGGAGGACTGTGGGATATTGCTACTCAGAAAGCATTTATTGCTTATATTGAGGGGGCTCTTATCTCGTCCGGGATTGTAATGTAAGGAGGGTTTGTTATGTCGTTTGATATTCATGAGGTGCTTCTTCCGTCTCTCACGTATGACGACTTCGTGCTTATGGCGCAGAACTGCAACCCGGAGTCCACCACGCTTCGAGATGAAGTGCGGCGTCTGCTCGCGCAACGTCGCAACGAGCTCTGGGAGATGTTTTTGGAGCACGAAGAAGATATCATGAAAGCGGCATTCCCGGAACAATTTCCGGTTGAGTTAACACATAAAGGGAAGCACGTTTATACTAAGGGTGACTTCCGTGGATACGGGGCGCTTGCTGTGTTTGACTTGGTTGATGGTGAGGTGGTCCAGGATCTGATGGACCTCCTCCCCCCTGCCTATTATAGCTCAAGTCTTGCACAAGTTGGCGAGCCGTGTGACTCCGTCCGTGCAGATGATGACCAGTATTATCCTACATACGCTACCTTCAGGTTTATTGCCATGGAGGGAGAACACGAAGTATGGGAATTCTGTGGTGATTGTCTGAGGGGACACACAACAAAATAATTTTGACTTATGAAAGATATAAAAGCCATTAAATAAAAAAGGAGGAAAATAAAATGGCAGCTAATGTGGAAACTATGATGTATGTGCGTGAGAAGCCCTGGCACGGACTGGGAACTGAGGTGTCTGAGGCTCCTACCAGTGCGGATGCTCTTCGTCTTGCTGGCCTTGACTGGGAAGTACAGCAGAAGAACATCCAGGTGTGCGGAGGTTCCAAGATCGAGAACTACAAGGCGAATGTCCGGAGCACGGACGGTTCTGTGCTCGGCGTAGTCAGCGATTCCTACAAGATCGTCCAGAACGCAGATGCTTTCAGCTTTACCGACGAGCTGATCGGCGGAGATGTTCGGTATGAGACTGCGGGAAGCCTGAGAGGCGGCAAGAAGATTTGGTTGCTGGCAAAGATGCCTGAGCGGAAGATTGCTGGCGATGCGGTAGAGCCGTACCTCTGTTTCTCCAACACGCACGATGGAACCGGAGCTATTCGGGTTTGCATGACTCCGATTCGGGTTGTATGTAACAACACCCTGAATCTGGCCCTGAATACCGCGAAGCGTCAGTGGTCTGCTCGCCATACGGGCAACATCGAGCAGAAGATGCAGGAGGCTCGTATGTGTCTACAGCTTGCTGACGCTTACATGGATGGTCTTGGGGACTATGCCGACAAGCTGGCCAATAAGACCATCAACGACGAGGAACTGGATAAGATCCTTAACGAGATGTTCCCGGTCGAGGAGAATGACTCCGAGAGAAAGAAGACCATGGCAAAGAAAGCCAAGGATGAGTTTATGGTGTGCTACTGGCGGCCTGATATCGCTCAGTTCCTGAACACTGCTTGGGGCGTGGTGAACGCCATGAGCGATATGGTTTCCCATTCTGAGCCGCTCCGCAACACGGCCAACTATCGGGAAAACAACTGGGGTCGGATCATGGACGGCCATAAGATGCTTGACAAGCTGAGCTCTCTGGTTGGCGTGTAAAATAAGTTTCCTATAAGTGAGGATGGTGTTATGAAAGAAAAATGCGCACCTGGGCTTCCTGAGATGTGCTTCTCCACCCTTCTGACTACCGGAGACCTCATCTGCATCAAACGTGGAGAGGTTGGTTACTACCCTTCCGAATGGGACACTGGTGACAAAGAGAAGAATGTGGAACTGGCCGACCAGCTGAACGAACAGTTGGGTGTGAATATGTGGCAGCGGCAAGCCATGGAGGTAGGTAGTATGTGCGGCTGGGATGTTCCCGGAGCCGATCCCAGTCAATACATTAGATAAGGAGGGTTTATGACATACCATGCATATGATCGAGATGAATTGAAACCTGCGAGTTCGATTCGTGTGGAGCATATCATCTATGAAAACGAACAAGAAAGCAATGTTGAAGATCTTCTTTCTGCCCCGCTCCAAGATCTGGTCGCCTCCAGAGAAAAAAGTGTGGAGGCGGAGCGGGAAGTGTTCATCCAACTGAAAAGTCTGGCGGAAAAATGGGAACAGCAAGCTGGAGTGACACTCTTATATGACAAAGCAATTGAGTATCTGAAAACTCCGGCATCTAAGCACACGTCGAACCAGTGGGTAGATGATGGATATCGGTACATAATCAGCAATGCTGTGTATCAGATGTCCTACTCCATTTCTGAAAACACCAGATACAACAGTCAGCTTCAGAGAGTTGTTCCATATTCGTGGACTTTGCGCTGGAGTATTTATACCAATGCTCCGAGGTCTTCCATGCAAATGAAGATTGCTGGGCAGGACCGGAAAGTATTTACGACAATGGAAGGACTGGATAAATATCTTGCAGGAAGAATCAGGGCTTATCAGCATCTTTTTGCTGAGATTTATCCAGAAATTCCGAAGGAGTATGCCGATTGCTTCAAGGTCAACGGGATGCTTCTGCCTGGATATAAGATCGCATCCAAATAACATAATACTACAGTTAAGAAGCGCCCATTAGGGCGCTTTACATATTTAAGGAGGATTTACACATGAACGCCATCATCAGCTCTATCAACACTACCGCTTGTGCCGCCGTTATGAGCAACGCCAAGAACTACGACGGTAAGCTCATCGCCCAGATTCCCATTGAGCTCCTGCAACTTGCTGATTATCAGCGGCAGGAAGGTTCCACCGTCAAGACCATCGCACAGAACTGGGACAACCGCAAGTGCGATCCTCTGATCGTTTCTTTCCGGGACGGCGCTTTTTATGTAGTTGATGGCCAGCATCGTATGGCAGCGGCCAAGCTGATTGGAAAGAGAGACCTCACCTGCGTCATTTTCGAGATGACCTATGAGGAAGAAGCCGACTACTTCGCAGACCAGATGGAAAATGTCCGTGTCCTGACGGTTCTGCAGCGTCTTCGCGCTAAGGCAGAGGCCGGATACGGATACGCAAAGGATATCTTTGAGATCTGCAAGGATCTCGATGTGACGCTCACCAGCAGTCGCAGACACGGTCCTGGTTGTTGCTCTGCTATCAACGCACTTACTCGAATCTATGCCACCTATGGTCGAGATGCCGTTATCTCCATCCTGAAGACGATCGATGAGATCGGGTGGCATTATACCAAGGGTGGTTATAGCAGCGTCTCTCTGCGGTCTCTGTGCCGTCTCCTCTCCTATGTTGGAGATGCTGAAAAGATGGTTCGCGTCGCAAAGGAGATCGTGAGAAACCGTTCGTTTGACGATGTGATGGCGGAAGCATACACGACTTTCCCCGGTCGCGGAGCTACGAGCGCACTCTCTCAGCTTCTGGTAGCGTAATAGCGCCGACGTTTAAAATATATATAAACTGTGATATATAATATTATGCACAGTTGTTGAGGGGGTATCCCCTCTCATTAAAAACAAAATCACAAAGGAGAATCTAATATGAAGACTGTTTCCATTTCTGAGCTCGGTAAGATTTTTGGTGTGAAGGCTCCCCTTCCCCGCCAGGAGAAGGTAAAGAAGTGCCGCAAGTGCGGCACCGAAATGGTCCACCCTGCCGGTACGAACGTGTACATTTGCCCCGGCAAGAAGGACGGAAAGGAATGCGGGAACGTGTTCTATACCAAGAACTGATAAAAAAGTAAGCACAACGCAAAGAGGGCGGGGTAAACGCTGCGTGCGTTACCGTTTTTTGATTTAGGCCGCGTGCTTAATGTTGACTCTGCCGCCCTCACCAGAGGACGGCAGGGATGAGCATTAAGGGTGGTGATAAAGATGGATTTACACTTTCCGTCATATGAAGAAGTTTTAGAACAGGGCAAGAATGGAGAATGTTCTTATGTTTTGTTCGGCGTTTACCAGCATGTGTATTGCAGATTTACTTATATGGAAGATGGATGGGACGGATTCCATCTTGATGTGATGTGCGAAAACTTCGTTGATAGGTTTTGGCCAAAACATTATTTCCCTGGGACAAGAGATGGATATGAGGCACTTAAGAATTGCGCTCGTGGCATCCGAGCAGAAATTCTTGCCAATCTCTTGAATCCAGATCAGGGATGGGAATAAAACAATTATTTTATAGGGAGCTGGTACCGTGGATATGAAGAAAGTTGTTATATATCTACTTGTCCATGATATGGATGGAGATAACAGTTGGTGGTCTGATGTTTCTGCACATACCTCTCATGAGAGTGCTTTTAATGAGATGGTTTCTCAGTGGTCACAGGCAGTTGAAGATTATGAGTATTTTGGATCTGGACACGGAGACGATGATGAATGCGTTTGCACTATCAGCTCCGCTACCATCAGAATGTTCGACGAGATGGATCACTGGAGAATTGAAGTTCATGCCATTGAAGTGCCGGGGGAAAATTGATATTCAAGGTGATAACATGGCAAAGAAAACTCTTGAACCGGCGCATCACTCCCTTGTATTTGTAGGCGGTTGCACCAGAGAGATTGCCAAAATCTATGCCTACGACCACGATGGTAGAGCTAAGACTGACAAAAAAATCCGGTCTGAGGCTATGTTGCATATCCGGGCGTTTGCTGCCGAGCGCAATTTCAAAATTTACTATGTCCGCATCTGGAATAAAGATGGTGTAACCGTTTTTGATGTTGGTAGTCATACTGAGTTTTTCCATTTGATCCCGGAGGTGAATTGACAGTATGGAGAGTAAACGCATTATAGCTATTGGGGATATCCATGGCTGCTACCATACCATGGTAGATCTACTGCTCAAGGTTAATTATAACAGTGCCACCGACACCCTGATTTTCTTGGGAGACTACATTGATCGTGGCCCGTTTAGTTATAAGGTAGTCAAAACCCTTCAAAAGCTCCAGAATCAGGTAGGAAAAGACAAAGTAATCTGTCTTCGGGGGAATCACGAATCGCTCCCTACAAACTATTCCCATGCTGTCTGGATGCGCAATGGCGGAATGTTTACACTTTATGACTACGCAAGAAATGGAGCAGAAATCCAGGAAGAATTTGGATGGTTTCGGTCTCTGCCTTTGTACCATCAAACGGAACAGTTTATTTTCTGTCATGCCGGCCTTACCCATCCTGATTTGATTAGCAACAGCGAAGAAGATTTGCTCTGGGGCAGAACATGGCTTGAAATTGACGCCAGGCCCCGCGAAAAGCGCGTAATTTTCGGCCATACCCCATTTAGAGAAGTTCCTTGCTTTCCGCGAACCGGCGACATTGGTATTGACGGAGGTTGTGTCTTTGGAAATCAACTTTGCGCCATGATCATCCAAAAGAGTGGAGAGTATGACTTCATAACCGTTAAGAAATCCCCAAAGGATATGGAGGACACCCAATGATCGCTACCAAAAAAAAGTAATATTCCTACCGATAAGAAAATTGCTGTTACGACCGAAGAACTGCAAGCCATGCTGAGTTGTGGCCGCTCATCTGCCGTACAGATCGACCAAATGGCAGAAGCCCGCATCCAGGTATAAAATGAAACTTCTATGGAGGAACTGATATGAGCTACTGGAAGTGCGTAAAAGAATCTTCCGCATCTACTGCATTTAGCGAAAACTGTATATATTACATGGACGAGCATGGCGTTTTGTCCGGAAACAACCACTCTGCATTTTTCCCTGGCTCATGCAGGGATGGGGTTGATTGGATTGAGAGTCATACAGGCATTCGTTTTGAACGTGTGAAGCGCCCATATAGATGCATCAAGAATACGGGTTATGATTTTACGGAAGGATTCATTTATTCCGTTGATGACAATGGATTTGTTGAAAACAATGGCGGTGAAGTGTTTGACCCTTGCGGATATGACAACGCGATCCAGTGGCTGGAGGCAAACACTGGATGTAGGTTTGAGGAGGTAAAAGATATGTTTTATAAGCCTGGAGATAGAGTGGAGATTGTCGGCAGCGCAATTGGCGAAAGATGGAACCCGGATGGACGTATGGACAAATGGCTCGGCCGCACAATGACTATTGATTATATTGAGGATGACGCATACATCATGAAAGAAGATAACGGCATGTGGTCGTGGTTTCCTCATATGATCAAAGGTTTGGCTTCTTTCACACTTAGCGATTTTCGCTCTGGAGATCTGGTAAAAACCAGGCACGGGCTCTGGTATATGTATTTTGATGGCGGGGATATGGCCGGATTTTGCAAACATTGTATAGACACGAACACTGATTATTATTGTGACGATCTTACGACTGATACCGGCGATGACCGGTTTGACATTATGAAGGTTTATCGCCCTCACCATATGTCCGCTGATATTATGGCGTCTTTCAACAATGTTGAATCGATTTTAGATCGGTGCGATCTGGTTTTTGAACGCAAAGAACCCAAGAAGATGACAGTCGCAGAAGTATGCGCTGCTCTTGGCTACGAGGTGGAAATTGTACAGTAACAATGAGGGGCGCTGCCCCTTACATAAACAAGGAGGTCAATTATGAGCCATATTGTTCAGTTTGCTTTTGATTTTGATGATGCTCGCATCACTGAGCTGGTAGAGGCTCAGGCGGCCAAACAGGTGATTGATAAAATTACAAAGGATGTTGAAAGCATTCTTTATACCAAAAGATATGGATATCAATCTGACGCCCCCATTCGAGAGTTTGTGGCAGATCGTGTCAACGCAATTATTGACGAGCATAAAGATGCCATCATCAACGCTGCGGTTGAGAGGCTTGCAGATAAGCTGGCTAGAACAAAACTTGCAAAAGAAACTTTGGCCGACGCAATGAAAGGGTGACGGTTGATGAAGCAACAAAATTACGCTTTTATCATCCGCAGAAAAAGCTGTTCAGAAGTTAAGTATTTCCGTGATGCCTGCGAGTCCGCAGCTCGTATTCAGGCCGAGGTTTATGCAAGCCGATTTGATGATGCGAAGGTTGTGCGGGCAACAAGGGTGAACGTTAATAATTACTAAGGAGGAAGTTCGATGATTCGTAAGACTGATATTTATGTGTTCCAGAAGGTTACGCAGCTTGCCCCGTTTTATGAAGCGCGTAGAACTGCTACTCCGCTGTATGCCGAGGGAAACACCAGAGTGAATCTTGTTTTGACATTTGGCCTGGATGATAACGGGGCTCTTGTCGCCAAGATCAACTGTCCTGTCAACCCTCTTCCTGTAAAAGGTGAGTTTTATCCGGCTGGCAAGAATGCCGTTCTTCACTTTTTGCGTAAGAATGGCTGGGAATGTGTATACCGCGTAAGCAATAAAGTCCTGAATATGTAAGGAGAATAACCATGAAATATCTGTTGGTTGAAGTAATGGAGCGGGATATTTCCGCTCCTATCTTTTTTGACACACATGAAGATGCTCATTCCGAAATGTGCCAGTGCGTAGCAGATGTTCTCGGTGTAAACAAGGAAGAGATCGTTGAGTCGTATTTGTCTGGAGATGACTATGATGATCAGACCTGTGTTCTTGAGAATACTGCTTGGACAGAGCGTCATGGGAATAACTTCGATTGGAAGATCTTCAAGTTGAATGATGCTGGAGAATTTTTTGATTGATATTTAAGGAGGATATGTATGAGCCATTTTACTGTTGCCGTTTTTACACCTACTGGCGCTGAGGTTGACGAGCTTCTTGCTCCATTTCAGGAGGGTGGTCTTGATGAGTGTCCTATGGACTATCTGGAGTTTGAAGAGGACGACGACTACGAGGTGGATGATATCAAGGGCATTAGAGGCTATTGGTTTAATCCGAATGCTAAGTGGGATTGGTATTCTATCGGAGGACGTTGGAGCGGTCTTCTTCTGGTTGATGGGAAGAAATGCGATCACGCATTCGCTTCTCAGGTAGATTGGTATGGTATGGAACAGGAGCGACTCAAGGAGCTGGAACCGTTTGAGGCCTGTTCAGCTAGAAAGTGGTACAAGCCAGAGTATTTCCAGAAGCTTTATCCGACAGAGGAAGATTATATCAACGCCAATACGATGTTCTCGACTTATGCTGTGATTACTCCGGATGGAGAATGGAACGCACCTGGAGAAATGGGATGGTTTGGATGTAGTTCCGAATCTCCGGATGAAGGCCGTACATTTAAGAATCAGTATTGGAAGAACTTCATTGAACCTGCCATTAAAAACAATTGGCACATCACAATTGTGGATTGCCATATCTAAAACTTATGGAGGGTTTTATGGCACATATGAAGATAATCTATCCGGAAACTATGAAGGAACTTACCTTTTGCTTCAGATCACACACTAAAACCAAAGAGGTGGTTTGATATGTTTAAAGCAGAGTTTGTTCTGCCGGGAGAAACCGGCAGGCAGATCGTAATTGCGGAAACAGTAAAGGAGCTGGTCGGCACAATGATCAATGAGAGAGGATTCCCTGACCACTTCATTGATCTCCCAGATATTGAACGGTGGTTTGCAGATGACAAACACTACCGTTATATCAGGATGTTGTACACCATTCAACGTGGTCCGGATCGTATGACGGAATATACCTCATTGTAAAGGATGATACATAAATGATTACAAAATATATGATTCCTATGCTGGACGATCCGCCGAGATCATAAGGCAATAAAATCTTTCTTTTATCACTTGAAAGGAGAATGAATAATGAGTGTTTCTGGAAATATCCCCTCTCGTAAAGGGTTCTATGTTGGAGATATCTGCTATGTTCTGGGCGACGAGCTTTACCACAATGTGTGGGGGAAATGGTATGGTTATAAAGATGGCATCTTCAAAGATCCGAAGACACACCTGCATTTTGCTGTTGCTGGTACGGCGTATGGCGACGGGTGTTACCTCGGCAATGACGGCAGTGAATTTCCCGTTGATGCTGGAGTGATTGGCTTGGTTCCTTTGGAGCTGGTGGGAAAGTATGATGGACTAGAGTATGGTAAAGTCGTAGAAGTTCCTGGAATTGCTTATTTTAAAAGCGAAGGAGGAAAATTTGAGGTTGAATTGCCGAACGGAGAGGACCTTCTAATCGATACGGAGGGATGAATTCATGTATAAAAACGATAAGGATTGGCCGGCTGCACGATGCGAAGAACTTGCAAACCGCATTTATGAATTTCTTATAAAAAATGATATGTGGATTGATGTAACAATCTACTATAACTGCAGGGCAATGATGTCTTGTGGCGAAGTAAACGGAGAATGGAAATGCTCATATAATGAGGCTCCGATTATTGTTGAAGACCAAGATCCTCATGATTACTTTGAGTACGTTAACCCAAATCATATTTTATCCATGTCTTTTGAAGGCCCGTTTTATGCCTGCATGAACGGCGATGCAGGAGACTATGGATGGTATATTTCTCAGGAATTTGATGAATTGCTTGCCGAATATGACCTCTATTATGAACTTGGAAACGGATGGAATCTTACACTCTATAAGATATAAGGAGGGATATATAAATGTATACCATCGAATCACTGTCCGATATTAACCATCGGTTTGTGCGGGCACACTTTCGAATTACTCAGGATGATGTTGACCATATCAACGCTCTGATTAAATACATTGAATCCAGCAGAAAGGACAGTCCTATGGCCGGTGATGTAGTGCGCCTGACCAACAAATGGAGCGAGTATTACCCTCATGCCCACATTGAATCTGATGCCAAAGGTGAATTACATATTTGTGAATCTCCCTACATTCCGTTTGTTTATGTCGCAGATGATGCACTGCATTTTACGACAAGCGGCGGGGCTTGGGGATTTTATAAATCTTCTGATCTTCGATATGTTGGAAAAGAACTTAAGTATTTCTGCGATTGGGGACATTGCGGTCCGTGCGCAGATGGAGCAATCGATTTTCAGGCAGAAGTAAGTGTATGGGAATATATTTCTCCGGATCTTAAATATGGAGAATACACAACCAAGGATTGGGAACGGCATTGTGTGCATCATCTAAGCAAGCCTGACGAGTTTGGTTATCGATATGTTGGAGATGGGGTCGCTTTCAAAACTGATGCAGAATACTTTGCATGGCTCTCTACGTATCATGGCGTTGAGTTTGAAGGCAGCATAGGCGATTCCGGCAAGACGTATGTAGTCTTTACTTACAAGAAGGATTGCTATTATATTTCTCGCCAAGAATGGGATGAGCTCCCCCTCCCTACTGATACCAGAATGATGAATTGTTCAATCATACCGATCAAATATCTTGTTGATGATGACAATCACATCATCCACGAGTACAGATATACGAATCGCGTAGAAAACAACGATAGAACCGATATCGCGTATCGAGTTGGCTTCAATAAAGTAAAATCCGGAGACTTTGAAAGGATGTTGATGAACTGTGGGAAGGCGGAGAACTAAGCCAGATCAGGTCCCGGTAATTTTTAAAAAGCTTGATGGTCAAGTTGTTGGCTTTTTGTTAAGACATCCTGTGCAGTACGGGAATATTATGGTTTTTAGTGAAACCGGATTTGACGAGAGGCCAATGAGAGACTATTTTGATAGCCAATATGTATCTCCGCGTGAATACGCCCCGCTTCTAAGAACTATGCAAGCACTTGGGAACAATGTATTTGTCAGAAATAGAATGACATATGCAGACAGAATGTATTCGTGGAAGGTGGTTTAGTGTGAGCCAGGGAAAGCACATGACTCTTATTTTTCTCAATAAGGATTGCGGATGGTATGAAGCTGTATGTTATGATACCAGAGCTCGATGTTACCAAGACTATCGGTTTTTATATTATAGCAAAAAGGCTGTAATTGCAACTTTACGACAAAATTATGGAGTGGTTGTTCCTCGGGAATTTTCATAAAGGAGAAAAAATGAAGGACTGGAGAATCATGTACGACGAAGAACATATGGCCGATCTCAATCGAGAGGATGATGGTACTTCAATCGAAGAGCTAGGCCGATTTGAGGTTGTGTTCGATGTTGGAGATGAGCGCTATTACTGTTTCATCGATGCAATCAATATGCACGAAGCTCTTGGCCAGTTTTTCGCTCAGCACGAGAATATTACGTATCTCAATATTGTTGATCATATGGAGGTTTAGTGTTATGAGGAAAGAATCTTTTTATGATAAGAAGCTTACGGCATATTACGACTGTCACTACAAGAATGTGGATCATGAAGTGGAGTGGTATGTGAACCCGGCGATCAATCAATGGAAGTTTTGTCTTCGTGGCATTATCGTTACATTAGTTTGTGATGAAGAGGGGATCGTTAATGAAAAGTACGGACATGAAAATCGTTGAGATTGCAGAGGCGCAAGGATGGGGTGTGAGCATTATTGATGGGGAGTATGAGTTTGAAACATATTCTCCCGCAGGAGAAGATTTTATCTTTTCCATACCAACTAATGATGATCCTTCGTATGTTGTTGGTTCTATCATAAATTATGCGGATAGTTTTGATGTGGACGAGCACGTCGAACTATGGATTGGGGGCCGTGGGCAAAATGGTATCCCGTCATCCATTCGAGAATTGGTTGAGGATGCAGAAGAAATCAAAAGCATGCTTGATGATTTGGCTGAAGCTATGAGAAAGTTGGTGCATAAAGAATGGTAGTTTATGTTTTGGTACATCATTGTGATACACCTGATGTTGAAACACTGGATGTGATCGGTGTGTATGGAGAAGAACACTTTGACATGGCTCATACTGATATGATTAAAGAACGAGATCGAGTGATCGAGGAGTTTAAGTCTATTTGGCCGGACTGGGAATGGGATGAAGATATGTGTGACGAAGGCAATACGTATGCCTCCCTTGGTAAGATGGGAATTGGATTTTGCAACGACACTATCTATACTTGGGAGATTGTGAAGAGAAAGGTGGCATAGGGTTATGGGTGATCAAGAATATGACATCAGCCTTAAGACAAGCATAGGAAATCTTTGTGTTCGTGCTTGCTCTAGTAGCGAATACCCCGCAATTTCCGTTTGTTTAAGACGTAATGATGGGGTTGAAATTGACTTGGCGTTTATTGAGGTTGATGAAACAGATCGTTCGGCAAATGCATATGTGTACGAAAACACAGCCACTGAGGACTGGACTAAGAAGTTCCGTTGGGCAGAAAACGAAGTAAATATTTTACTTTAAAATACGCATTTTAATGAGGTGATTTAATGGATGCATACAATATATTGTGGGATGTTGGCTGTGAAGATGATGCACTATTCCTTCCAAAAACAATCCATATCCCGGACGGAATGGAAGATGTAGATGAAATATCAGACTATCTCTCAGACGTTACTGGATTTTGCCATGATGGGTTTTGTCTGACTAACCCTCATAAGAATTAGTTTATCGAGGAGCGATACATATGACACTTGAAGAAAAGAAAAAGATTGCAACTGAATTTTTGGAGGACTATACTTATCCGTTCCAGCGAAACGCAGATGGGACTTACTCCTTTGAGCTCTACGCAAATTACGATGATTGTCTTTCTGAGAAACAGATTGCAACAATCGTCGAGAGTGATGATCCAGAAATGGCTATGTATGAGCTTCTGGATGAGGCATATATGGAAGCTGTTTGGTATGAAGAGGACAATATCAGATCCGCATTCCAGACATATATGTTTGATCACTACCCCGATGTTGATATTGAGGATGGTTCTTTGTGGGAGATTGTTAGAGATTACTTGCTGATCTCCCCTCCTTATGATCACTATTGGAACCAAGATGTATGTGTAGATATTATGTTAGACACCGGGGACGGAAATTATGATTTCGTTCTCAATCCTCACTATCCTTGCTATTATGGAAACGAACAGAATCAAACCATTGACGATCTGTCATCCATTGTATGGCTTGTGAAGCAGCAGGGCTACAAGAAGAGTCGGCTACTCAATACATTCAAGCGAGACGCAGAAGGTGAATCCTCTCCCCTTCTTAAAAGTATTTATGTAGAGGAAGCCAACCTCCCGTCTCATATGGCAACGCTAACCTTTATGGTCAGAATGACTGTGCGTCAGCTCGCAGAGATTAACAAATTAGTTCGACTGCAGGATCGCAATGGGCATTTTTATGATGCTAGAAAAAATCCGTATTGTGGATATATTGTTTTAGATAAGTCTACTCCATGCGGACTATACGATCCTTGGTGTGGCGGTGGCAGCGTTCTAGACATTCAACTTGAGCACGATGTCCGCATTCCGGCAAAGTTTATTTGGCGAGCTGTGCCTGATGGTGCTGGCCCTGGTTACAGTATCGGAAGTGTTTATGGAATGTGTGAAAGTGTTTGGCAGGACACCTTAAAGAAAATTCATGAGCCGAAAGGAGTTGTGGCATGAAAAATCATATTTATGTTGATCAAAATGGATATTGGCATATTGAATGCGGTGAAAATCATACTGAAATTCCGCCTCGGGTTGCGGCTCTGCTGTTTGATAAAATGGTAGATGATCAGCTTTGGATGGAGGTTATGCTGCGTATTGATTCTTGGAGTATACAAGAAATTTATGATGAATTTTCTTGTAGCCGAGAAGAAATTATAGAAGCAAAGGATTTGATTGTTGAGCATCTTCGTAACTTCACTTCTTATGATCTTTCTGAAGATGATGTGTGTGCAGCAATTGCATCCTGTGTATAGCGAGAGGTGATATATAATGAGCCCATGTTTTACGTGTCAATCTTGTGATTGCTGGAATTGTCCTAATCGCATTTTTGCTAACCCGGAATTCGATGTCACCGATACAGTAGTTGAAAATCTTTGGAAAGAAATTACGGATATCGCATTTGTGGAAGATACCAGCGGTGAATTAGTGTTAGACCAGCCTTGGAGAGGGTTCCCAGTTGGTGAATTTACGCAAGATGACTGGTTTTATTGGGTGGACGCCCATCATAGCAAAGGTGTTGGATGGGTGTACGAAAATATTTCACCTTACGCAAATTCATAACAAGAAAGGTGTTGATTTTTTGTTAAAATATTAGACAAATCCTTCAATTTTTGATATAATTTAATTAGTATCATAACCATTAAAATTTGGAGGATTTATATGTGGATACTTTATTTAATTATTGTAGCTTTTATTTTGAAAAGCGCGGCTGATGCATCTATCACGATCAACGAAAGATCAAGACAACGTAAGGAATGGAAAGAAGTGTCGGCACTTGCAAATAAGCGGTTAGCGGAAATTGAGGAACAGAAAAAGAAAGGACCGGTGCTAAGCGACGAAGAATACAAAAAATTACAGAGAATGGCAATGCACTCTGTTAGTGGAAGGAGAAGATGATTATAACATGACCAGAGGTGAAATCTACCTCGCAGATCTTAATCCTGTAGTTGGTTGTGAACAGGGCGGTATTCGCCCTGTTCTTGTTGTTCAGAATGATATCGGCAATACATATAGTCCAACTGTGATTGCCGCAGCGATTACGTCTAAAAACACGAAGAAACCTCTACCAACCCACATCAACATCAAGCATCGTGATGGGCTTCCTAGAAATTCAACCATTCTACTTGAGCAGGTTCGTACTTTAGACAAAACTCGTCTCATTCAAAAGCTGTGTTCCCTCAGCGAGAAAGAGATGGATGATGTTAACCGTGCTTTGCACGTCAGCTTTGCACTATAAAGGGGTGGTGATATGAACGCGGTCATAGATTTTGAAGATTACACCAAAAAAGGCTTTACAACCTATATAAAATGTGATACACTAGACACAGAAGATACCTTCCAAGTTGCTGAATTGATTGAAAAGAGGTCAAAAAAGGTACTTCCGTTTGACAGTGAAGACGAAGTGAATATGGTTGTAACTGAGCTCGCCAATAAATCAATGCGCGACATGTGTTTGTTCGTGATGGGTTGTAACACACAATTACGAATTGGAGATCTGTTGGAGTTCCGATGGAAGGATGTGCTCGATCAGAACGGGAATATCAAAGATGAAATTAGTAAGATTGAAAAGAAAAACAGAAATCTGAGACACATCTATGTGAACGATGCCATTAAACTTGCGATCTCTTTGTATAGAGATAGTATTGGAGATGTGTGCTATATGGACTATATGTTCACAAGTCAAGGGCCAAGAAAGCGATTTCAAACAGCAATCTCTGATGGCAATATAGTGCTTCGCTCGCAACCAATCACGGAACAGCTTGTAAGTGGGGCTATTCGGTCTGCAACAAAGAGGGTTGGATTGTGGAGAGAAAACAGAAGGTTTTCTACGCACTCAATGAGAAAAACTGGAGCTCGCGCTGCGGCCGGATACTTAACTGGCCGTCCTCTCCCCGATTCGTTAAAAATGGAAGCAGCCTCAATTGAAAGGGTTAGAGGTATGCTGGGGCATTCTAATCCATCGATTACTGCTAGGTATATCGATCTCCAAGACAAGTTTGATAAAACCGTATACCTTTGGATGAATTTAGGTATAGAAGCGCTCACCGATATAAAAAACGATACGCGATAAGGGGCGTTTTTACATGCAACATATCATAACATCCAAATCCACGCAAGAAAGGCGGTTCCGCTCATGGAGAAAGCCTACAAGTTCCGGTTGTACCCCACAGCAAAGCAGGAAGAGCTCATCCGTAAGACCACCGGCTGCAGCCGCTTCGTCTATAACCAGACCTTGGCGGCCCGGAAGACGGCCTATTCTGCCGGCAGCCCCATCAGCGGCCACGACTGCGTGAAGCTGCTGCCCGGACTGAAGGATACCTACCCTTGGCTGCGGGAGGTTGACTCCACAGCCCTGCAGACCTCCGTACTCCACATGGACCAGGCATACAAGAACTTCTTCGCCGGCCGCAAGGGCAGGCGAAAGGTGGGCTTCCCCAAATTCAAGGCTAAACACCACAGCAAGGCCAGCTACACCAGCAAGGTTGTTGGACAAAACATTCAGGCCAGCGACCGGGCGGTGAAACTGCCCAAGCTGGGGTGGGTAAAGGCCAAGGTCTCCACCCCGGTACAGGGACGGATTCTCAACGCCACCGTGAGCATGAGCCACAGTGGCAAGTTTTTCGTGAGCCTCTGCTGCACCGGGGTGGAGATATCCCAGTATCCCAGCACTGGCGCCGCCGTAGGGCTGGATGTCGGTATCAAGGATTTGGTGATCACCTCAGATGGGCAGAAGTTCGACAACCCAAAGTATCTGCAGAAGGCGGAGAAGAAGCTCGCCACCCTCCAGCGGCGGCTGTCTCGAAAGCCAAAGGGCAGCCGCAACCGGGAGAAGGCCCGCCTCCGCCTGGCCAAGCAGCATGAGCGCATCGCCAACTGCCGGCAGGACTACCTGCACAAGCTCACTACCCAGTTGGTAAGGGACTACGACATCATCTGTGTGGAGAGCCTCAATGTAGGAGACATGCTCAAGAACCACAAGCTGGCCAAGGCCATCGCCGATGCCTCTTGGGGTGAGTTGGCCCGTCAGCTCAAGTACAAGGCCGCCTGGCAGCACAAAATGCTGGTAGAAGTGGGAACCTTCTTCTCCAGCAGCCAGCTATGCAGCCGATGTGGGTACCAAAACCCAGAGGTCAAAGATCTTGCGGTGCGCGAGTGGACCTGCCCGCAGTGCGGAACCCACCACGACCGGGATCAAAACGCCGCCCAGAATCTGCTGATGGAGGGTTTGCGGCTGCTACAGGCCAGCGCCTAAAGAATCAAGTATTCAAGGTACGGTGGGACACACCGGAACCTACCCAACGCTTGAGGAGAGGGTGTAAGACCTCGGTGTTCTGCGGGCAACTGCAGGGTACTTAGGCTGTCCTCGATGAGCCAAGAATCCCCTGGCTTTAGCCATGGGGAGTGTCAAAAGGGAATGATTGGAGTCGAGGATCTGTGGGATCTGAGTGTGACTGCCCTTGATTCTATTTTCAAGGGGCTGAATGCTCAGGAGAAGCAGTCTAATGAAGAGAGCCTTCTCGACACTCCGACTAATGAGGATGTTGAGACTTCTACGAAGATTGCGATTATCCGGCATATCGTACAGGTGAAGCAGAAGGAAGCGGCTGATCGAAAGAACGCAAAGGCTAAGGCTGAGCAGAAGCGTAAGATTCGTGAAATCATCGCTGAAAAGCAGGACCAGGCGCTCCAGAACAAGTCTATTGATGAACTGACCGCTCTGCTTGCTGAGCTTGATTAACCCCTTCCCCGCTATGCGGGGATACATATTTAGATTGGGGTGATTGTATGCAACAGTTTACAAGAACAGAGGTTGCTTGGATTATTTCCGCATTAAAAGAAGTTGCCGAAAGATATCAATTTGAAGCTACGGAATACAAATACAACTGTGGATGCACTGGATATGCCTCTGAAACATCATTAGCTCCTTTTTTATATTTAAGGAGTGAACAATTGTTTGGGATCGCAGATCGGTTGCAGGCTATTCTTGATAACAACGACAATAAAATCAGGATTTTATAAGGAGGATAATTGATGTATATCGGACTTTTATTTGGAGCACTGGCTGGATGTATTCCTGCGTTGATTTTTGTGCTTGCTCCGGACAATTATGCAAAGAAAAATGTAATTAAAGCAATTATTTCTCTTGTATTAGTTGCATGTTTTGGTGGTGCTTGTGGAGCATACTATGATAACTACGATGTGAGCATCAAAGTCGCAAAATACGAAGCAGCCCATAAAACCTATATTTTATCGGTTGAGAATTCTGAGATCAGCGAATACGAACGTGTCTCTATTCTCCAGTCTACAATGGAAATCAACCAAGAAATCGCAGAAACCAAAACCTATGTGAACTCTTGGTTTGCATTTTATATTACTGCAGAAAATAGGGATGCTGTTAACAATCTTAAGTTGATTGGTGATGCACCCCTATAAACTTTGCGACACGCTTTTGATGCACAGGAGTATGTTATGAAAGAAACCAGAGTGTTTACTACCAAGATGTTGCAGGCGATCATCCAAAAGAATCGAGCAGGTGTTCCGTTCAGGAAAATCGCTGCTGAATATGGAGCAGATCCTGATACTATTCGCAACATGCTGATCAGGAACAATGAGATTCCTACTCGTATGCCAACATGCAAAAATTCTTATACGATCTATGATCGTGAGGGCAATGTTGTTGTATTCGGAACATCCAAAGAATGTGCTGAGTATATGGGATGGAAGCGAAATACGCTGTACGGATTTTTGTCGCGTCAGCACTACCAAGACCTTCCGTGGACCATTGTAAAAGAAGATTTTGAGGGGGCACTCCAATGAAAGCACAAAGTCTTAGTGTGGTTGTACCTAACCCGCAATGCATCAACACCTGTAAATTTTGTGTAAGCAAAATGAGTGCAAACCAATACAAGAATCAGATGGATGACAACCTACCATTCTTCGATCTGTATGTAAAAGATTACTTAAAACGTCTGAGTTTTGCAAAAGACAATGGTTGCAATACTGTGATGTTAACTGGAGATTCTGAGCCTCAACAAAATAGAAAATTCTTAACTTACTTCGGGTTGTTTATGCAGCTGATGGCCAATCCTTTTCAGTGGATTGAGATGCAAACCACCGGCGTGCTCTTAGATCAAAACTATCTCCGGTTTTTGAGAAATCACGTTGGGGTAAATATCATCAGCCTCTCCATTTCTTCTTTTGATGATAATGAGAATATGGAAATCATCGGGTGCCCTGCTCCTATTAAATTTTCGTTGGATGATTTGTGCCGGGAAATTAAAAAATATGACTTCTCCTTGCGGTTTAGCATCAATCTATCGAGCGCATTTGAGGCATATACACCAGAGGAGTTGTTCTCGACATGTTATGACATTGGCGCAGACCAAGTGACGTTGCGAGTTCTCTATGCTTCTTCATCTGATACGGAGCAAGGCAAATGGGTATATGACCATACCTTATCTCCTCAGAAAACACAAGCCATTTCTGAATATGTAAAACGTGTAGGGCATCCTCTTGGCAAGCTTCCGTATGGAGCAACAAAGTATTCTGTGGATGGTATGTCTGTGGTGCTTGATGACGACTGTATGGGTAAAAAACAGTGTGAGGAAGCAACAGATACTTACAAATACCTAATCCTACGCCCTGATTGTAAGCTATATAGCGCTTGGGATGATCCAGCAAGCTTAATCTTTTGATGGAAGGCATGAGTTAATGAGATTACGCAATCCATATGGACTATATAAGGCAGCATCAAAGCCAGGCCGTTTCTCCCCTTTTAAGGAAGACAAAATGAGAATTGATCGGGCATCGGCAGAGTTTTGCACAAACTGTAAGCGTCCATTTTGCAAACATGGAACGTGTCCAGATTTACGTGCATATCAGAAGGAGATGCGCATGGCTCAATGAATATAGATAGAATTTGTGATTATGATGAAGGCTATAACCGATCTGATGCATACGAGATTGGATGGTGCTTTAAGTGCAGAGCAAATCCAAATTGTCCATACCACAAGAAGGCAGTTCGTGAACATCAGAGATTTTTTGGAGGTTCGGAGCGCGATGAAGAACATTACATTTGAGTTGCCGGATGATGTTATCTGTGTGTCGATAACTAGTTTGTCCGGAAATGCTTCCGAATTAGATTTTACCACTAGGAATTACGGAGAAGAAAAACTTATTGAAGGTGTTGTCGTTCCGTGGGAAAGGGATAAGATGAATGAATTTTGAAGATGCCGCAAATATTTTAGACCCTGAAACCAGTCTCGATACCCTAAATAAAATCGAATACTATGCAGGGTTCAGAGGCGAAGATGCCGTTCAAGAGGCTGTAACAGAGGCTTGTCGCATTGCCGCTAAGGTTTTGCGGAATATGGTGAACATCAAGCCATTGCCTCTTGATCATCTGTGCGAAATGGACGGATGGCCAGTATACCTCCCAGAGACGAATTGCTGGGCCTTGGTCACAAAAGATGTTTTTGCTACGCTACTTACGTTTCCAGATGGGGAAAGATGCAGTGCAAACGACTGGTACAAGCAAGTTGGTCCGGCATACACCTTCCATTCCGCCTACATCGACAGGGAGGCGTGGGAGCCGTGCGGAGAATGTGCGCCTAACTGTTCGTGGTGCAAAAATAACAATGAAAGTTCAAGAACAATACCAAAAGTGTGTAGAGAATGTAAGCATCATAGCAATTATGAGCCGGAATACAAGTTTTGTTGTGAGTGCGGCCGCCCGCTAACAGAGGAAGCCTGGGCGATCTGGAGAAGAGGACGGGAGCAAGGACATGAAGTGTAAATTTGAACATAATGAAGACTGTTGTAACAGCGGTTCTCCTCAGTATATGTGTAAGTGTAAACCTGACATTTGTCATAGTGCAGTTCCTATGTCACGAGGGGATGTTATTCGTAGTATGGATAACCTTCAGATGTCGAAACGGCTCATTAACATGATTGCTGATTTGTGCGAAGACGGGGTGCCGAGCGAAGAATATGCATTGCGTTGGTTCGAGATGCCGGCAGAGGAGGCCTGAGCTTGGATTACATCAAGATAGCTGAATCAATTGCGTTATGCGGGAAAAGTCATGGTATTGATAAGTGTAAAAGTGGGTGCATCTATTACTCCGGGAACGATATGAACAAATGCATCCCAAAAATGACAGCTGATTGTGCAGATGCAATCATTAAATTGTATTACGAAAATCAGGCTTTATATTGTGGTCTCTCCCCTATTCGCTTGGATGAAAATTCCGCTAAGTCTATGGAACTCGCCATCGAAGTGTCTGAGCTATCTCAGATGCTTAAAGAGGAAAAGCGTCGCAATGCGGAGGTAAAGAAGGAAAGAGATGCCGCAATACAGCAACTACATGGGTATTGTCCAGCTTGTAAAAGCTACACTCCGAATCATAACGAAGGCCCATGTGAAGAATGCAAACATGAGTATTTTCAATATCAGAACCCTTTAGCCAAAGATAATTGGAAATGGAATGGCGGAGATAAACAGGGTTCTGCAAGGAGAATTTGATGGAGAAATGTGAAACTTGTTTTTGGTGCCAGAACGGTAAATGTACCAATAAGAACAGTCCGATGCTTGGTGTATCGCTAAAGCCATGCTTCAGCTGCGATAAGTGGAAGAAGAAATAAAGGGTTTGTAAAGGAAAGATCAATGACTAAAAAAGAAATTATCGATGGGCTACGATCTTGCAACACAGATTTTTTGACCGAGAAGATTGGCGCATTTTTTTCTGACTGTGTGACACAGGCAATTCAGTTTTTGGAAGCAAGTACAGGAACCGAAACCAGTGAACAGGCAGTTAGTGCTGATAATCTGAATCTAATCAACAAAATAAGCCATCGTCCACTTTCTGCGGACGAAGTGTATGTTTTCTCTATCCGCTTATGTGACAACGAAATTGATCGTGACAGCGAACGATTCCCCGTAGACACGCTAAATGAATTGGCTTCTATGTTTATCGGCATGAGTGGAATCTTTGATCATCAGTGGATTACATCACGGCAAAATGCCCGCATTTTTAAGACTGAATTAGTAACAGATGAAACAACCATTACGGTTGCTGGAGACCCTCTCTGTTACCTAAAAGGATATGCGTATATCGTCAAATCTGAATATACCAAACCACTGATTGAAGAAATTGAGAATGGGATCAAGAAAGAGATAAGTGTTGGTTGTGCAGTCAACAAAGTTCAATGCTCTATTTGCGGAGAAGATTTTTATGACAAACGCAAGTGCCCACACGAGAAGGGTCGTGAATATGGTGGAAAGGTGTGTTGGGCTGATCTACTGTATGTAGACGATGTGTATGAATGGTCTTTTGTTGTTAGTCCTAATAAGCGGCGCAAATAAGATGATTTACGCTCCTGTTATTCATGCAAAATGGGAGATTCAATTGGATTTATCTCGTTCCACTGGTCAATCAATATGGAATTGTACGAACTGTGGGTATCCGGTGGGAATTTGGACAGCAAACAGCATAAGATGCCCCGCATGTGAAGCAATTATGGGAGCGGAGGATGATCAATGAATAAGGTTATTGCGATAGATTTTGACGGAACGCTTTTTGAGAACAGGTTCCCCTCGATTGGAGAGCCTAGGATGCGTGTTATCGAAAAGGCGCTGGAGGAACAGCTCAATGGAGCGGACTTGGTTCTCTGGACGTGCCGGGAAGGAAAGCTTCTAGACGATGCTCTTGCTGCGTGCGCAGAACATGGTCTGTACTTCTCTGCTGTTAACGATAGTACGGATGAATGGAAGAAAGGGTTTGGTAACTCCCCGCGTAAAATCGGGGCAAATGAATATTGGGATGATAGATCAGTGAACCCGGATTCTATTGATTACCTTCTGAAGGAGCAGATTGAGTCGCTTGGCATTAGCCGTGTGATCGAGATGATATCGGCAGCCGAACGAGAGGGGCGTTATATCACATATGGCGAGTAATGGTGATCGCTACGGTGTGTGTGAATACTGCGGAGATTCGTTGATCCCGATCTGGTTTATAGAAGAAGAAACAAGAATTGAGTATGGACATTTAGTTAAAACAGGAAGATCTCGTCGCGCGGTATCGCATCTAACGTGCCCAACCTGTATGAAAAACTATAGTGTCGATGATTCATTTGATGGTCTTTGGAGGAAAGATGATTAGGTACATTACGGGAGATATTTTAAACTCTAATGAGGACATCATTGTCCAGCAAGTAAACTGTCAAAATGTAATGGGTTCCGGATTAGCTAAAGCTATTTACACTAAATGGCCTGTTGTGAAAACAGAATACCACAAATACTGCAATAAGTTTACTACGCCATATGATCTGATGGGGAAAGTCCAGTACGTCTCCATTGGAGATGGAAGATATGTTGCGAATATTTTTGCTCAATTGAATTATGGACGTTGCCATCATATATGCTATACAAGCTATTCGCATTTTGAGACATGTCTAAGATCTATTGCAGACCGATGCCAAAGTAAAACAATTGCAATACCGCACGGGATTGGGTGCGGATTAGCGAACGGAAAATGGGAAATTGTATCTGATTTGATTCATCTATATCTTGATAATTTGGATGTGGTGATTTATCAAAAACAATAAAAGGAGTTCAATTATAAGATGCTGAATAAAAAAATTTTGATTTTGTTTGTTTGCATTGCTTTGGTAGCTTCGCTATTTTTAACTAGTTGCACTACTCAGGAAATGGTGAAGAATTTTGGCGGCGATATGGTCGTTGAACTCGATCCTGGTGAAAAGCTCGAAATGATTACATGGAAGGATGATTCTCTGTGGTACTTAACCCGTCCTATGCGAGCTGATGAATTTGCAGAAACTTATGTTTTTGAGCAATCTAGTGCTTGGGGGATGTTTGAAGGTACCGTTACTGTTATTGAAAGTCAAAAATAATAAAGGAGAATCAATGTGAGCAACAAGAAAGACTCTCTCGGAGATCGGATGAAAGGATACGAAAATATCCAAAGAAACTATTTAACACGACGAGTTCCCGTCATTGTCCGTGTTGATGGAAAAGCATTCCACACTTTTACAAGAGGAATGGAAAGACCTTTTGATGAAGTTCTCCTTAAAAGCATGAGGCAGACAATGAAGTATCTGTGTGAGAATGTGCAGGGTTGTGTGTTCGGATATACGCAATCTGATGAAATCACTCTCATTCTCACTGATTATGCAACCATCACTACAGATGCATGGTTTGGTTACAACGTCCAGAAAATGTGTAGCGTAAGCGCAAGCATGGCAACGCTGGCATTCAATAAATTCTTTTCTGAAAATGTTGATGAGTGGGGTCGGGATCATCTTCCTGGTTGGGATGAAGGTGGCACTAATCAGCCTGTAGATCCCGCGCTTATCAAGATGGCGGACATATACTGCAGTAAATTTTCTTCTGCAATGTTTGATTCGCGTGTATTTTCAATCCCAAAAGAAGAGGTTTGCAATTGTTTGATTTGGAGACAACAAGACGCCACAAGAAATAGCATTGAGTCTGTTGGCCAAGCATATTTCAGCGCGAAGCAACTCCATGGGAAATCCTGCAACCAGATTCAGGATATGTTGTTTATTGAAAAGGGAATCAATTGGAATGACTTCCCTATTGCTTATAAACGCGGTTCTGCCTGTAGAAAAGTAAGAGAGTCTGCGATTGTAAAAAACAGAAAAACTGGTGAGGAGACTGAGGTGATCCGAAGCCGGTGGCTTATTGATATTGACATCCCTATTTTTACGCAGGATCGTAGCTATATCGAAAGCCTATTGTAATTGTGTAATGATTGGCATATGCCTTCATTAAATATTAAAAACAAGGAGTAAAAGTATGATTGTTCTGATGGTCGTCCTTATTGTGCTGGGCGTCGTGGCGTTCTGTTTGTTCAGCGCCGCAAAGAAGTATTGTTCAAATTCAAGGAGCTCGGCCGACCAAGAATATGTAAAAGTGTTTGGCCGGTTACGCTTGATCATTCCAGGTATTTTGGCTGTTATCCTCGTAGTGGCCTTTTTGCTGAGCGGAATCCAGATTATTGACTCTACTGAGGTCGGCGTTGTCCGTACTTTTGGAGAGATCAACGGTAAGATTACCTCTGGTCTTAATTTGGTGAACCCCATTTCTGACACCGTAACTAAGTATGACCTTCGCGTACACATTCGCCAGGCTCAGTTTGCATCTTATACGCAGGATGCACAGCCCATGACCGCATCCATCGAATTCCAGTATGCTCTGAATCCTGATCGAGTCATGGATGTAGCGAAAGAGTACGGTTCCTATGAGATTCTGGAAACCAAGCTCGACAACGTTGTGCAGGAAAAGGCAAAGATTGTGTTTGCAAAGTATAGTGCAATGACCCTCTTGGAGAATCGTTCCACTCTGTCTGCCGAGGTTGCTGATGAGGTTAAAACTCTTGAGGATCTGTATCATGTGACTTTTACGTCCGTCATCGTACAGGACATTGATTTTTCTGATGCTTTTGAGGCGTCCGTAGAGGCTAAGATGACGGCCGAACAGGATGCGCTGCGTGCAGAACAGGAGAAGAAGACGGCTGTTGTGAAGGCTGAGCAGGAGGCCGAAGTGGCAAAGATTGAGGCCAATGCCGCTATTGCTCGAGCCCAGGGCGAAGCTGAGGCAATGCGCATCACTCGTGAGGCCCTGCAGAATATGCCTGATGCGTATATCCAGCAGATGTGGATCGATAAGTGGGACGGCAAGTTGCCTACTGTGCAGGCTGGAGAAAGTGCTAGTGTGATCGTAAATCCGGGCGTGAAGAACGTAGAGTAATGTTTTGAGAGCCCTGCCGTTGGGGCGGGGTTCTCCTTTTTATACTTATTGGAGGGTTTATGTATAATAATTTTGACATTAGACACATGATGAGATTTGCGGGAATTCAAGAATGCGATGATGATGAAACTATTCTTGAAAAGGTTTCGATTCTTTTTACAAAAGTATTGAATACAACAAATGGAATTAAGATGAACGACTACAGCTGGGAATTTTCTTATGTTGACGGAGGGGATAAAACCAAGTTTGAAAAAGTTGGCCCGGATGGAGTCGTAGCAAGCCTTGAAATGGATTCAGATACTTTCGAATACACGGGGACGAATCTTGATGATCCGGATATCCAAAAGATGCTTTATTTAATGGCACTTGGACTCTTCTATGGGTGAGTGATTTATGAAAAAGTTAGATTTGCAGACTGGCTACACTACAGTTCAAGGCAGAATCTTTAAAATAGAGTTTTGGACTGAAGCTTATTTTGGGTTGCCTTTTGTGAGCGTGTCGGAAGTTGTTCAAAAAGAAAAGACGTTTGGCATATTCTTCAAAAAGAAAAAAATAGTTGATGAGGAAATTGTGATTGGATCTGGTTGGACTGAATCGAGCAGATTGCAATGGGCATTGAACCGAATTGATGAATACTTAGAACGAGAAGCAGAAAAAAATAAAGAGTTTGAGCAGATTCAAGATTTCTGCAAAAAGAACAGAGAAAGGAGCTAACACCAATCCTGGTAGACCAGGTTGCCGGAGGATTGATAAGTCCGGCGTAAAACCGCTTGTTGCTGCGTGAAAGCCCTATAGGCCGGTAGCATGGGAGGATTAAGCTGTTGACCGCATCCAGCTTGGTTTGTGGTCGGTGTGAAGCACATAGCAAGTGTAAGTTTTGGCAAGGACAGCTTGGCAATGTTGCTGTTGCTCATGGAGGAAGGTTGGCCGCTGGACGAAGTTGTGTTCTATGATACGGGGATGGAGTTCTCGGCCATCTACAAAATTAGAGATCAAGTCAAAAAACTGTTGGACGAGAAGGGCATAGTGTTTACTATCCTAAAACCTATGTACGACTTCGAGTGGAAGATGTTTGAGAAACCCGTAAACGGCAGGAATGGCTTCCACTATGGTTACTCTTGGTGCGGCGGAAGATGCCGCTGGGGAACGAGAGACAAGCTCTCTGTTGTAGAGCGATACTGCAAAGGTTCCGCTGAGTATGTGGGGATCGCTGCGGATGAAAAGGTCCGGCTAGAGAAAGAACGGGTCGGGAACAAGATCTTCCCGCTTGCAATACGCGGAATGACAGAGGCGGACTGCCTCAGATATTGCTATGACAGGGGCTTCTTCTGGGAGGAAGAAACGGAAAGAGGCCTCGTCAGACTTTATGACATCCTGGATCGGGTTTCCTGCTGGTGTTGTTCAAATAAGAACCTGAAGGAGCTGCGGAACATCTACACGTACCTACCAGAATACTGGAGCCGTTTAGAAGCCCTACAAAAGAAAACAGAGCGCCCGATGAAGGGCGTTGGGAAGAGCGTGTTTGAGTTGGCCGAAAGATTTAAAAATGGAGGATGATAAAAATGAGAGATAGACAGGTTGATCTCCATACTTGTCCGTTCTGCAAAAAGGACGTTGTTTATATCGGTGTGCATGATGATGAAGGGAATTATAAAGGTCGTATTGGCTGTGAATATGAGTCCGATCCATGGAGCGGCCTTACTTATGGCCTGCACCATGAAGGATGGGGCGAATGTATTCTTTGTACAGACGGAGATAACGAAACGCTTGGTGGCCTCGTGTTTGACACGCTAGAAGAGGCAGTAGATGAATGGAATAAGTGCGGTTCGTAATAGGAGGTACGTATGTCTAACAAATTAACTCGTATGGCAAAGCAACTTCTCAATATTGAAGAAGATCTCCCTTGTCGTTTTGATTATGCTAGAGATCGGCATGCGCATATAGACGATTTTGATGTGTATGTTTTTGAACAGACATGGGGCAGCACTGCTTTGGGATTTGGTGGCATTGGAGGCCAAGCCATGACCACTGAAAATACCTATGTGTTTATTCCTTTGAACTGCGATCAGCCGTGCTTCGTGTATTTTGGAAGCAGGTTCGCGTACAAAGTGGAATATAGTGATATCTTCATGAATGACGTGCGTTCTGGCCATGTAGAGTCTGTCTCGCGTTCTGGCAAGTACACTCCGCAATAAATTAAAAGGAGAAATGATATGGAAGTATATTTTAAAAACGATGGATCGTAGGCATATAATGCTTCGGAGATCGTGATAAGAGAAACACGGAAGTGCGATATATGTCTCAGGAATTATCAAACACTAATACACTATAACTTTTTGTATGAAGAGTATGAAGGCCAATAAGAGGATAGTTTTATGAAATTAGTAAATGCAAAGATTTATGAAGAGCAAATACGGAGAAAAATGTGGGAAGTTTGGTACGATGAAAAGTACCAATATTATTTTGGTGGATGCGAACGGCATGACTTTTTTATAGGAGATGGATCTGACGGATATCAAAAAAGATATTTTGCCGTATTAAACGACAGCGATGAACTCTTAGGGTATATAGGATATTCTGTTGATACTGACATAAGAGTTGCAATGTGGTTTGGAGCTATCAATTTTTCAAACGACAAGTATACATTTGGTAAAGCGATATGGCAGGTAATATGTGATTGTTTTGTTAAATTTGGAATGAATGTGATTGAATGGAGTGTGGTTTGTGGAAATCCGGCAGAGAAAAGCTACGATAGATTGTGTAAAAAATTTGGCGGAAGAGTTATTGGAGTGAGACGAAAAAGGGCTAAGGATTTAGCAGGTAATTTACACGATGACAAAATATATGAAATTGAAAAAGAAGATTTTTTACGTACTGCAAAATCATGGATGAAAAAATAAAAGAGCTGATCGGGCGTCGCCGCCGCCAGATCTTAGTCCATAGCATTATCTATTATCGGTTGAACGATAACCTAATCCCAGACTCTACTTGGGCGGCTTGGGCGGTCGAGCTGAAGCAATTGCAGGACCAATATCCGGAGATAGCAAAGCAGTGTTGTTATGCTGAGGCATACAAGGATTTTGACCCATCTACTGGATACAACCTCCCCCTCTACGATGAGAAAGCAATATCTGTTGCTCATCATCTTATCAATTATAGAGATAAGAAAGGAATGTAAAAGGTAGATTTTATAGTTATGAAAATCGATCTTTTTATGTTTATATACGCCAGAATCAAAGCTAAGCATCCAGATTGGTCATCCAAAAAGATCAGGTCTTGCGCAAGATGGGCGTACAGAAAATCAAAAAACAAGAAGAGGAGAATATATGTCTTATACAAATATCAACAGTTTAATGATATCACATAAGGTTCTAGGAGTCCCAAACTCGTGCGAGCCCCTTGCCATAGAGATAGAGCGAGATCTTGCTATACTGAAAGAAAAAATAAATTTACTCAGAACTCAAAGAGAAAAATCTGCAACAGAATATATTCACAGAACTGGAATTCATCTCAATGGCGGTGATTCATTTTACGATACAACATATGGATCTATTTACGCTTGGGTAGATGGCCGCGCCATCCTGTTGAGTGATCAATTTACCAACATGACAATATAGAAACAAAGTGGTGAATTTTCATAATGCCAAAATATAAAATTGGAATTACAGAAGCCGGAGACGCCGGTCTTGACCTTTCTTGGGAGCCAAAGCTTTCAGCGGTCGATGGCGCAATACTGATCACAAAATGCATCTCTCCTTCTTTCTACGATGCTGTATTGCGCAACAAAGATAAGGTAATTGTACATGCTACATTTACCGGCTATGGAGGAACTGTATTAGAACCCTGTGTTCCCTATCCATATGACAACTATGATGCTCTCATTCGCTTAATTGAGAGCGGTTTCCCGAAAGAGAAAGTTGTTATTCGTGTTGACCCTATTGTACCAACAGTTAAAGGCATCGAAACCGCATACAACGTCTTTACATCGTTCATCGAAAATGGATTCAATAGGTTTCGGGTAAGCATTATTGATATGTACCCGCATGTAAGATCTCGGTTTGTTGACGCAGGCCTTCCTCTCCCCTACGGAGAAAATCGTTTTTCACCGTTGCCTGTACAGGTCGAGATGGTGGATGAGCTGCTTGCTTGTGCCAGGCTCTTCTGGGAGACAAATGGACACGGTTGCTCTTTACGGCTTGAGTCATGTGCGGAACCTGGGCTAACTCATGCTCTGCAATGTGGTTGTATATCGGCATATGACCTGCAGTTGCTTGGCTTGGAACCAGAAGATATGCCTACAGGGCACCAAAGAAGAAATTGTTTGTGTTATGCCGGGAAGACTGAACTTCTTTCTCATAAGAATCGGTGTGGGCACCGGTGCCTCTATTGTTACTGGAGGTAAGTATGATGTTGCTCTGCAAAAAATGCGGGAATCTGGTGTCATATAATTCATACTTTGGGGCTTATTATTGCTCTACTTGTGGAGAATATTTCCAACCCCAGTATGAGGGGAGCACACAACAATTGATCGACGAGCTCAGGAGATATGGAGCAACGCACAGGAACGGAAAGATGGGCTCATCGTGCTTTGTTCCAAAAGACTTATTAGTCGCTGCAGCCGATCGGCTTGAACTCATAAAAAGCAAGTAAATTAGTCAAGCGTTCTAACAAACAGATAAACTATAGCTCCGCCTATAATGAGATTAACCAATATGTTTCCAACAACCACAACCCAAATATCAATCCAAGAAAGAACATTATATATAAACGACGACACCAAGAACTCCACATTTATGGCTACAAAAGAAAATATAAAAAAGAGGCATACAACCACTATAGTTTTAAAAATATCCGGATTAAATAGCAACATTTGGGAAAAGGCAACAATAGAAAGCCAACTAAATGAAACAAGGCCAACAATATACACTAACACAAAGTAGTCTTGGTAAAATTCAGGCCTATAAAACGGGAACAGCCTACTATTTAACAAAAAATCAACGACTGGCTGAAAGAATTTGTTAGATGTTATATTAGCACTTTCTGAATTCCCAATATGATATACGATGCTCGACATAATTACCAATCCAAAAAACGCAACGCTCACCAAGATCAGGTATTTCTTTATTGGAAATTCTTCTTTCTTGATTCGTTCTAATGTTAAAGATATGACGATTGATATATAGGCAACTACAATCGAAATAATAGCTACAAAAAATGTTTCAAAACTAATCACAAGAACAACTCCCTTAATTTTTATTTAAAGGATGTCTTACAATATATCACATATAAGGTTGTTGTTCAATTATTCTGCGCCAAATATTATGGACAACGAGGTATAAAAACATGAAAACTCCACGCAAAACTCCTACAGAAGAGCAAAAAGAATGGATGAAAGCGTCTGGATATACTGAAGCTCAAATGGATGCATTCTGGAACGATAATATTGACACTAATCCAATCGTCTGGAACCTTAATTCTCATGGCATGTCTTGGAGAGATATGAATCTATCTTGCGTCCAGCGGCTCCCTACTCAAAAAGAGAGAGATCTAAAGGCGTTGGAGGAAAAGCGCAAAAAGGAACAGGCCGAGAGAGAAGCCACAGAAGCCAAAGCCATCGAGCTTCAATATTATGAAGAGCATTTTGATGAAATCATTATTGATAAGATCGATCGCAAAGAAAAACTAACACGGAGCGAGCTGAGCGAACTTGTTTATGGATGTGAGATCGAAACTGGCTATGGCGAAAATCGCCGGTGGACTCGATCTGCTACCACCATTATATCTCTGAAAGGAAGATATTTTTCTATCGACTGGGAAGAGGGTCTGACAGAATGTCAAGAAAACGAATTTTACAGTCAGCCTGTAGAAGTCGAGAAGAAAACATATGAAAAGACCATTACGGTAACGGAGTGGGTTCCTAAAGGGTGTTGATTTTGATTAAAATCTCAGAACAATATTGCTTTTTGTGTGACGAATGTCCACTTATCTCAAAAGATGATCTGGAAAGAAGACTAGCATTAGAAAAAGAATATGGTGAATTTCAATTTGATCATCTCTGCTGTGACAAAATAGGACATGCATTTTTTATTGGAGACTATTGCGAAGACGCTTTCCTCTATGTTAAACCTCAAAAAAAGCAAGGTAGACGCACTTCTGGATTAGCCCACCGTAGATCTATGACGAAAAAGAAGAAAGAAAAACTGATAAATGCAATTATCATTGGCGCCGTTTCTTCTGTATCTGGCTATGTGGATTATGATTATGTTGATGGTGTTTGGACGCCTGTTGGAAAATACGTAAAACGTGCAAGACATTCAAACAGAAAAAAGTTTTACAAAAAATTTTCCAATCGCCGATTGCGGCATGGATCAGAATACGGCAGCGGTAAATCTGGATACAAGCGATGTTTTGATTACTGGTGGGAGATTTTTTAAAATAAACTCAGATAAAAGATCCGTTTTATAACAGTTGGCTGGAGGTTGATGTGAATGTCGATGACACATGAAGAAGCGGCCCGGATTCTTGACCCGGATACCACACGGGAAGCGCTGAACCCATACGCGGATTCTCCGGTGGAGCGTATGAGACTGTTGGATGCAGCGTGCCGGGTTGCGGCGGATGTTCTGCGGAATAAATTGACCGGGGAACCTCTTACTATGGAGCAACTGCGAGAGATGGACGGTCAGCCTGCATGGTGCGAAGAGCAAAAGGAATGGGGCATAATCCACATTGACCCTGATGGGATGTGGGCGAATATTCCGTTTTTCCGGGGCGTTTATTGCGACCTAGACGTTAAGTACAACGGACTGACTCTGTACGCCTACCAGCCCGCCCACATCGATCGGGAGGCGTGGAAGCCGTGCGGTGAAATGTGCCGAAATAACTGTGCGACCTGTGACCACAATGCGGACGAAGTGTTTGGTGATGCGGATTACTGCAAAGATTGCCATAGATATTCCAAGTGGGAATCTTCCATTCACAAGTATTGTGAACGATGCGGCAGGCCAAGAACGCCGGACGCCTGGGCCGAGCTGGAGAAGAGGATTGGGGTGTAAACAGTGGGGACTTGCGGTGAATGTATCTATTGGCGTGATGATCAGTGGATTATGAATAAGTACGGAGAAGGCTGTGGCATCTGCAAACAGAGTGGACAGGTGACATTTTGTTCGCATCCATGTCCTCTTTGTGTGAAAAGAGATGGTTAATTATGGACTATAAGAAACTATCAGATGATTTACTTTATGGGTGTCAGCAAAACTGCGCAGACTGCGTGTATGCCGGGGATCATGAGTTCGAATGTACCATAACGAAGCTGGCCTCTTCTGCTATCGCAAACCTATTGATAGAAAACCAAGCGTTACGAAACGCCGCTAATGGTTTTAAGGAGCGTGCTGAGGCAGCGGAGTACGAATTGGAACAGAAAGATATTTACTATGATCAGATGGTCGATGCTTTTGCGGCAATGGACAGTGCGGATCTTGAAGCAACAAAAACAAAATTAAGGATAGCAGAAGCTCGTGCAGAAGCAATAGAGCAAGACAGAGATCGGTTGTTGGAGGCTATGAAGCCTAACTGCCTTATGTGCGACTCGATGCACGAAAACGGAAATTGTACGGAAGTTGGAGGCTTTTGCACTGCTATACCTGCGGCTCATTGCCCTTTGATTCCGAGACTTATGGATCAATTAAACGCAGAAAAGACACGAGCAGATAAGGCAGAAAAAGAGAGGGATGCAGCCATCAAAGAGTTGGATGGTGTATCCAATGCTGTTGGCGATCTTTCTGATTTCGTTGATGATCAAATCTACCCGCTAATCCAATACGATATGTATGCCGCGTTGCGTGATAACATTTACGCTATTACAACATGGGAAAAAGAATCAGAATGGTCCGGTATAAGAGAGGAATAAGCATTGAATCATAAGCTATGTTACGGTATGTGTGATCGTTGTGTATGGAAATATAACGGCGGATGTAGTGAGTGGGGATAGATATAAAGGAGGAGTGAGTGTGGAGCGGTTGACATATCGCCATAAAGACCAGAACGGGAACCCAACGGATTGTATATCCCAACAGATCAATTTAAAATATATTCCTCGAAAAGATTGGCTTGAAAAAATAGCTATACGCTTGGCTGACATAGAGGACATCCTAGGCGAAGACTACGACCTAGACCGCCTACGGGAGCTGGTAGAGGCTGACCGGGACGGGCGGTGTGTGGTGTCGCCGTGCAAGGTTGGATCTCCAGTCTGGAGAGTTTATGACGACTGCGAGTTTCCTGGAGATTGTTATACAAAGCAAAAATGTAAAGGGTGCGAATACAGAAATGTTTTTGCGGAAGAACAGGCGTTTTGTTTATCTATGTTGTCTCAAAACGGGAAACTTGAACATCCGTATTATACAAGCCTTGAAGCTTCCGAAGACACATTGGCAGGAGAACGGTAACGGACGTTGCGGCAATCGGAGGAATAAATGATCGAATACATCAATAAAAAAGACACAATCGAAAAAATACGGCGTATGCCGAGAACAGTAAACCCGGATTTAGTCCAATACAGCTTGGTAAAAGGAGTTATTGCTGGTATGTTATCTGCCGACGTTGTTCCAGTGGCGCATGGTCGGTGGGAGCCTGGGAATAGAATATGCCCAGTTTGTAAGCAAGACAAGTTCAAAGATCTTGATGCAGATATCTGGGCTGATTGGATGCCGCCCCACTGCCCAAATTGTGGCGCAAAAATGGATAGATAAAATCTTAATTTTATAAGGAGACATGATGTGTGCGATCTTCTGGAGACATACGGAGAAGCAGTTTCCAGCGCTCTTGAAAATCTCTCAGAAGACGAGATTGCGATATATTTAAATAAACGATATGAGATGAAGATATGGCTACATGTCTCCGTATTATTCTTCAAGTGGGCCTATTTATATTTACGATGGAGATCTGAAAGAAGCGAAGTGATACCGAATATGATTTACATCACAGGAGATACACACGGCGATTTTAGTAAATTTGGGAATAGCCGTTTCACAGAAGGAAAGTTTTTAACAAGAGAAGACTTCGTAATCATTTGTGGAGACTTTGGCGGAGTCTGGGATGGTAGCCGTAGAGATCAGTATTGGCTTGACTGGATTGAGTCTAAACCATTTACGCTGCTGTTTGTTGACGGCAACCATGAAAATTTCGACCTGCTCAATTCTTTCCCTTGCGACGAATGGAAAGGCGGAAAGGTTCATGTTCTCAGAGAAAACATTCTTCACCTTATGAGAGGACAGGTATTTAACATCGCCGGGAAGAAATTTTTTACGATGGGCGGAGCTGCATCCCATGATGTGTGGGATGGAATACTGGACCCCGATGATCTTGACTTCAGCACAACTTACTGGAGGATGCGCCGGAATGGCAGCATGTTCAGAGTAAAAGGCATTGATTGGTGGCCAGAAGAGATGCCTTCCGATTCAGAATATGCTGAAGCCATTCGCAATTTAGAGAGTGTTGGTTGGGATATTGACTATGTTATTACCCACTGTGCTCCAACATCACTTTTGAATAAAATAAGCACATCTTATAGGAGTGACCAACTTACAGATTTTTTGCAACTCATTAAGAGGATGTCTCCGAAGACAAAATGGTTTTGTGGCCATTACCACCAAGATATGCAAATAACCGATCATTTTCAAGTTTTGTACAATAAGATTATTCATATTTAAAATAGGAGTAATTATGGAAATTGTTAAAACCCATACCGGTAAAATTTATGTAGACAGAGATAGAAGCCTTGAGTTTTTAACTGTTGGAGACTACGGGAAAGAGAATAATATAAAAGCAAACTTTCTTGGATACACAAAGGAAATCGAAGGCGTTGAGCACCATGATGTAGATCTTGCTGATAAGTGGGTTGCTACAATCAGCACACAAAAAGGATGCCCCATGCATTGCGGATTTTGTGATGTGCCTTTGTTTGGGTTTCATGGCAATTGTTCTGAAGATGACCTTGGGTATCAGATTAAAACAATCATTCATGGTGAACAAATCAAAAAAACTGCGAGATTTAATGTTCATTTTGCGCGTATGGGGGAACCTACTTTTAATCCAAATGTGCTGTCGTTTACCGAAGACAAGCTGGATGCCCTGGTAGCAGAATGCGGGTTGGAGGCAGATACAATTCATCCAGTCGTATCTACTATGCTCCCGCGTAGCAATATGATGGCTGAAGATTTTGTGCGATATTGGTGTGACATCAAAAACAACGCTCGGGGTGGAGAAGCCGGTCTTCAATTTAGCATTAATAGCACCGACGATGCGCAACGGGATAAACAGTTTAACGGAATGTCTATGCGACTTCGTGCAATTTCAAGATTAGCAGACACTCTCCCCTCCCCCGTTGGCAGAAAATATACATTGAACTTCGCCGTGACCAATGAGACAATTTTAGATCCAAGCGTTTTGGACGATCTATTTGACAAAGACAAATTTGTTGTAAAAATTACGCCTATCCATCAGACTTCAACGGCCCTTCTCTCAGGATTTGATGTAGGGGATTCTTACCAGAAATATTCCGTTTACAGTAAGTTCGAAGCTCCCCTTCTCGACCATGGATGGGATGTTATTGTGTTTGTGCCGTCGTATGAAGAAGATAGCGACCGCATCACATGCGGCAATGCACTGATCAGTAACGCAAGAAAAAATTAGGGTTGCATTTTAGGAAATCGCACGTTATAATACAAATGTTCGATTTCCTTGTTTTCTTATCACCATTTGGTACTGTTTATTGGACACAAGGAGGGTTATATGGATTACCGTAAGATATTGCAGTCCCCCGAATATAGCTTTCTCTCCACAGAGCCAAGGCTTGGAGACAATGTGTTGTTCTTGGTGATGGGTGGTAGCCATGCATATGGAACAAATACTCCAACATCAGATATTGATGTTCGAGGGTGTGCGATGCAGTCCGCTTCAGACCTGATTGGGCTTTCATCGTTTGAGCAATTCCAGCATGGCGGAACCGATACAGTAATTTACGCATTCAATAAATTTGTGCATCTGGCGTGTAACTGCAATCCAAACATTATTGAAATGTTGGGCTGTTTACCTGAACACTATCTTAAAATGACTCCAATTGGCGAACAGATTATTGCAAACAGAAAGCTGTTTTTGTCTAAAAGAGCGATTCATTCATTTGGCGGTTATGCCACTCAGCAATTGCGTCGCTTGGAAAACGCATTAGCTAGAGACCATTATCCAGCCGAAGATAAAGAGCGCCATATTATGGGATCTTGCAACAATGCAATGCAAACTTTCCCATGCAGATACAAAACCTTCTCTCCAGAACAGATTCGTTTATATTTAAACGACGATCCGTGCGATGTTAAAATTATGGCTGATGTATCAATGTCAAAAATGCCATTGCGCGAATTCATCGGGATCATGAACGAACTGACAGAGGTAGCAAAAAACTATGATAAACTCAACCACAGAAACAGCAAAAAGGATGATGATCATCTTAACAAACATGCAATGCATCTGGTTCGCCTCTATTTAGAGGCTATTGATATCTTTGAAAAAGGAGATATCATCACTAACAGAAAAGATGATTTACCTTTGCTCAGGAAAATTCGCGCTGGAGAGTTCCAAAAAGCAGATCATTCCTACCGCCCGGAATTTTTTGAAATTGTTTCAGATCTTGAAAAGAGATTCAATTACGCTGTAGAAACAAGCGATTTACCTAAGAGCCCAGACATGAAAGCGGTTGAGGAATTTGTTTTTGCGGTCAATAAAGAGGTGGTCATGAATGCAACACAACTGGAGCATTCCTGATGGAGCGAGTCGGATTTTAGCCAGGCTTAACCAGTATGGATATGAGGCGTATCTGGTTGGTGGGTGTGTAAGAGACCTTGTCATGGGGCGAAAGCCCCATGATTGGGATATATGTACCAATGCAAAGCCAGAGCAGGTCGTGGATATTTTTAAAGACAAACATGTCATAGAGACTGGTTTGAAGCATGGCACCGTGTCTGTTGTTTATGACGGAGTGTATGAAGTCACGACATATAGAATTGATGGAGAATATGAAGATGGGCGGCATCCTAAAAAAGTAGAGTTTGTGTCAGATTTGCGGGAAGATTTAGCCAGGAGAGACTTTACGATCAACGCCATGGCGCTTGGTCATGATGGAAACATTATCGATTTTTTTGGAGGTGTCTCTGATGCAAACAAAAGAATCGTGCGTTGTGTAGGACGCCCTGCTGATCGCTTCGGAGAAGACTGGCTCAGAATTATGAGAGCTATGAGATTTGCGTCGGTCCTTGGATTTGACATGGATGCAGAGACCTTGTCTTATATACAGTCTGTTAATTATATTCCGAATGGCATTTCTGCGGAAAGAATACAAGCTGAACTTCGTAAAATGGTGGTCGGGATCAATGCGGCTGAAATTTTAAGACAGTGCAAAAACATTTTGTTTTTAGTTGCTCCAGAGCTTCGTGATATGGATGGGTTCCATCAAAATTCTCCATACCATATTTATGATGTGTTCGAACACACTCTGCACGCGATAGACTATGCGCCTAGAAATGAAACAGTTCGATTGGCATTGCTGTTCCATGACGCTGGTAAACCGTACTCATACTCCGAGGATGAAAATGGAGTCGGGCATTTTTACGGACATCCAGCATTAAGCGAACCGATCTGCAGGGATGTAATGTCACGTCTCCGTTTTGAGAATCGAATCATTGAAGATGTTGCTCATCTTGTAAAATATCATGATATCACTTTCAATTGTGAGCGAACATACATCAAGCGTTGCCTTAATAAGCACGGGCGAGATATGTTGCACATGCTCATATTTGTGCGGGCCTCAGATATATATGCACAATCTACTGTGAATCAATCTGAAAGACTTGCTAAAGTTCGTTTGTTCTCTGAGATGTTACAGTATGTTTATGATTCAAACGAATGCTTTTCGCTTCGCGATTTAGCAGTCAACGGAAATGATTTAATTCAGATTGGATTTAAACCAGGTCCAAATCTCGGGAAGATGTTGTCTATGCTGTTAGAGAATGTTATCGATGGGAAACTCAAAAACGAGAAAGAGACACTTCTTGAATTTGCACTACCCTACCTGACAGTCTCGCAGTTTTTGATGTAATATATAGGAGGATCGAGATGAATAACAAACGACGTAAAGAGATTGCAAAGTGTATCGAAATGCTGAGCAAGAAATCACCGGAAATTAGAAACGCCTTAGAAGATCTGAATGACATTCTGTTTGAAGAAGATGAGTACCGAGACAACATGCCTGAAAACCTTCAGGGAGGATCACGGTATGAAGATTCAGAGGAGGCCAGCGATCTTCTGAACGAGGCAATCTCCTATTTGGACGATGCTTTGGATGAGGACGATTCCGACGCTAAGTTGGAGTTGGTTGAATCAGCAATAGGAGCATTGAATAACATCAATTAGGAGGCTGCAATGACTATTGTTACAAACGCAAAGCAATACCAAGTCCCAATAAAAGTCCTTAGGCAGTATAGCTTTTTTGGATTTCGAATATTCGACATAAAGAGCAAAGAGCTATTTACATTGTGCAAGGATTTGTTTTTTCTGAAACCTCGGAAAGTGCGAGCTGTTATTTCGCCAGAGAATGAGTCGTACATGGTTGTCTTCTACTCTTCTGGGACAATAAAATTGACGATTTATTTGGACGATGACGAAATAAAAGCGATATAAAAAACGATATTCATGTTGACACACAGAAATACTTGTGTTACAATGTGTATATCAAAAAAGGAGGTGTCTCTTGGTGGCTGTGTATAGCCAAGTCACTATGATCAGCGAGATGGAAAAAATGATCGCTGTGAGTGGCGCTGACTTTAGAAACGAGCTGTATGACTACGTAAAGAATGAAATCGGGCTATCAAATGCGCAAGCAACATCTATTCTGCAGGGAGAATCACTCTGGAAATTTTCCAATAAAGTGTTGATTGCTCTCGCAGAATTTATGGCACCTGCTATGGGCATCCAGGCACAAGAGGCATGCTCCTGCTTCAAAGATGCAGATGACATTGATCCAACTCCGTTTGTAGAGCGGAAAAAGAAGTTTTTGGAAGAGAGCGGCCATAAATATATGGCAAGCAGATGCAACAAAACATTCAACCATTTGCTGACTGTTTACGAGCTCAAATACAAAAAAGATATTTGCGAAGCGACAAAAGAAGAGCTTGTAGATGCGATATCCAGTGGGAATACAATTAACTACCGCACAATGCAAAATGTATTGCCTATTATTAAGCACTATATTGAATGGTGTGTTGAAAGTGGTCTGTATGTTCCGTATAAAGTTGAGCTGCTTTCTTTAAAACCAAGCGATATGGATATTCGCAAAGCAATTGCATCGAAACTTGTTGCTGGTCCTAAAGAACTTTGCGAAATTTTAACACGTGCTGATGGGCTTGTTGATGCACGGACTATTATATGTGCTGTTCTGGTATGGCTTGGAGTTTCTACGGAAGAGTTGCCTTTTTTGCTTGACTCAGATGTATCAATCGAAGATCATAAAATCAATACTCCTTATTTTGGAGTTGTTGATATACCAGATTGTCTCATTAAATTTTTCGTTGCATATCAAAGGTACCTCTTTTCTTCCGGGGATTCAATGTTCGAAATTGAGCAATCTGATAAGTTCTTAAAAAGACATATGAGCTGGAAAGAAATCAACGGAACTACGATCAAAGAAACGACGATCAGACAAAACCTTAGTTCGTTGAATGGCAAACTAAAAGTTTTCCCGGATACGTGTTATGATTTGACAAGTAAGGGATTGTATATGTCCGGATCGATGTGGAGACTCTACAATATCGAAAAGGCGTCCGGAGAAATTACCGATGAGGATATTATTCGCGACGCAAGAATCTCTTTCAAAAATCGGTCTCAAAAAATCGCATGGAAACGGATATACAAAGCCTTTAAGTCTTTATATTCGGAATGACGCGCATAGCGCGTCATTCTTAAGGACATCGATATATATTGTGTAACTTATTTTACATCTGGGTGTAGCGCAGTTGGTAGCGCACGTGACCTGGGCTCACGGGGCCGGGGGTTCGAATCCCTCCACTCAGACCATATGCACCAGTAGTTCAATGGTAGATCGTATGCCCTCCAAGCATGATGTTGCGGGTTCGAGTCCCGTCTGGTGCTCCATGCGGAGAATGTTCGTCACTCCCAAAATAATCGAACGTAGGCCATTGCATCAGAATTGAAAGGCCTACACGGAGCCATAACCCTAACTGGTAAGGGACGTGTTTGCTAAACACGCAGTAGCCTAAAAAGGTGTTTCAGTTCGAGTCTGAATGGTTCCGCCATTGCCCTGTTGGCAATTTACATTTCTGTAAAAGCCAGTCGGATGCATACGATGATCTACGGACGCAGGGATTTAGGAATGAGATGCGTCTTATTCCTAATATACAGGGGTGTAGCCAAGCGGTTAAGGCCCGTGACTTTGACTCACGTATCCGGAGGTTCAAATCCTCTCATCCCTGCCATATGCTCGCGTAGCTCAGCAGGTAGAGCAGTTGCCTTTTAAGCAACGGGTCAGGAGTCCGAATCTCCTCGCGGGCACCAACTGGAAGCATAGTTTAATGGTAAAACAGCGGGCTTATACCCCGTAGCTACAGATAATAGGCTGATTCCGGTTCGACCCCGGATGCTTCCACCAAATTAAAAAAAATAACATTAACGGGGTGATTGTATAGATCAAGAAAATTTATGGAAGGACATTCCTGGATATGAAGGACTATATCAAGTAAACCAATATGGAGAAGTTTTTAGTTTTTACAGCAACAAAACCTTAAAATACAGCCTAACTTCCGACGGTTATAAGCAATATAACTTATTCAAAAACCACCAACGAAAAAATATGCTTGCTCATAAGGCGGTTGCGCTTGCGTTCATTCCAAACCCTTATAACTTACCATGCGTCAACCACAAGGATGAGGATAAGTCAAATAACTTTGTTGAGAACTTGGAGTGGTGCACAATTGCTTACAACAATAACTATAGCGATAATGGGCGTCGGTCCGGGATAAAAACTTCAAAAAAAGTTTATTGCTATAATTTAGACGGAACTTTATATAAAATATTTGGTAGTGCTAAAGAAGCAGCAAAAAATTTCGGTATATCTGATGGAACAATTTCCGGATCGGCGCAATGGAAAGAATATACTCCAAATAAAAAGAGAGTTGTGACAGCCGGAGGTAAAATTTTTTCGTTAAAAGAACGGACTAAAGAAGAGATAATCAATAGATTGTTATCATGCAAAAGGAAACATTAGATGTGGTGTATTGATTTTGCAAACACACCAATTCGCTGGCGTAGCTCAGCAGGCAGAGCACCGGCATCGTAAGCCGATTGTCGCGGGTTCAATTCCTGCCGCCAGCTCCATGGGGTTGTAGTTCAGATGGGAGAACACCTGCTTTGCAAGCAGGGGGTCACGGGTTCGAGTCCCGTCAGCTCCACCATATGGTGCCATGGTCAAGTGGTCAAGACACTGCCCTTTCACGGCAGTAGCACGGGTTCGAATCCCGTTGGCATCACCAGCGGCAACTTGATGTTTCTTTGCCGCCCTCCTTTCTAGCTATATAAGATCAAAGTCAGGTAAGGGTCTCGCTTATGTCATCTGCTACATGACATAAGTGCTCCAGTGCAATTCTGGTGAGCCTGACAATACCCCGAACTGGTGGAATTGGTAGACACGCTGGTCTCAAGTACCAGTGCTGCAAAGCGTTCCGGTTCGAGTCCGGAGTTCGGGACCACTTTAAACCGCATATAGGAGTGTGGCGGAATGGTCTACGCACAGCACTTAAAATGCTGCGGCTTTACGGCCTGGGGGTTCGAATCCCCTCACTCCTACCAGATGTATGATTCCACATGCTATCAAAGCGAACGGGTCTTGCTGATGCGCGGAGTGGTCGCGGTCAGTTGAACAATTATTGATTTGGCACGCCCTTGCCACAATAGAAGTAGAACGGTTCCGGCTGACACATCCAGCGGAGGGGCGCAAGAGTACCGTGATTATTGGAGCTATCCCCTAATGGTTGTGAATCAAGGTGAGGATAGCAAGGTGAGGCAACGCAGACCAACACGCAGACGATTCAGCGGTATTTAAACAATCTGAACGGTAATAAGGTGCGTCTAGGCGTTGAGTAGTGAAACAACCAAGAAGGTTGTATGGTAATTTAGCTCCAATGATTGTGAGATCATCCTGAAATCAGGTTGTATTTTAAAATTTAAAGTTAAAGGAGAATGATTATGAACACCGAGAAAATGACTGTTCACCGCGCTTTGGCAGAACTGAAGACCATCGATTCTCGCATCGAGGCTCAGATCATGAAGGCAGATTTCTGCTGTGCCAATAAGCATTCCAACAAGAAGATTAAGGGCGATACGATCGCGGCTTACGAAGATGCAGCTCGCTCTGCGTATAAGAGTGTCATCACTCTGATTAACCGCCGTAACGCCCTGAAGAAGGCTGTGGTGCTTTCCAATGCTCGTACCATCGTTACTATCGGCGGTATCGACTATACCGTCGCTGAAGCCATCGAAATGAAGAACCATGGCATCGACAATCAGCGCAACCTGATGGATGTGATGCGCCACCAGTTCCGTAGTGCTTCCAACGAGATTGATCGCCGTAATGGTGATGAACTCGAACGCAAGGCGACTGAGTATGCCCTCGGTATGTATGGCTCCAAGGATGCCAAGAACATCGGAGAGGAAGCTGAAGCGGCAAAGAAGACCTACATTGAGAACAACACCTACGATCTCATCGATCCTCTGAAGATTCGTGAGAAGATCGACGATCTGGAGGAGAAGACGTCTACCTTTATGACGGATGTCGATGCGGCTCTGTCTGTGTCTAACGCGATCACTGAGATTGAGTTCTCTTATGAAGTGATGTAATTGATGTGCTTGCTGCCTACCGAAACCCTTGAACCATAACACGTTTTTGTTTCTGATATCTACAAAAATGTTACTAATAAAAGAAGATATCATTCTTTTTGCTTGGGTGCAAAAAAGTCAGATGACTGTATAATGCAAAATTATATAAACAATGGCTGTAAAGCTCAACGCTTAAAGAACAAAGCTTATCTGGCCTGCCGTTGGCCGGTTAAAGAACAACGCTTAATTGATCCTAAAGTTTAAGAAATAAGCGTTAAGTCCTAAAGCTTTATGAAATCCTTGATGTATGGTTTGGCGTTGTTATGATTGGCCGAAGGGTTCCCACAAGGCTGGTAGTCAGCAAGCCACTATATGGGCAGATGGCCGAGCGGTCGAAGGCAACGGTCTTGAAAACCGTAGGCCGGAAACGGTCCGAGGGTTCGAATCCCTCTCTGCCCGCCATTACATATTGAAACGAGCGTGATATCGAAAAGCATAACTTCACAACTGAATATAAAATTCCAGAACTTATGGGGCGTTTATATACGACTTGTTGAACATCTTTTTGTATTGGTATTAAGTTGTTTTTATGAAAGACAATCTGAAACTTTCCGCCGCATTTGTTCTGTTTTTTTATACCCAAAATAGAAAAGCAAGAGGTGACAATAATTAACAAAAACGTATTTGAAGAAGAGATTAGTTGGATTCGCAACCCCCTCATCCAGCAGTTTGCCATGAAAGCTGTCAGTATGTTGCCGGACTACTTCTTTACTGTTGCGGCATCGTCCACAGGAAAGTATCATCCGAGCTATGCTTTAGGCGCAGGAGGACTCGTCAGGCACACAAAAGCGGCCGTAAAAATTGCTCATGAATTGCTTGGCCTTGATATGTACAAGCGAGCATATTCATCTGATCAGCAAGATTTGATGCTTGTCGCTCTGATGTTGCATGATGGCTGGAAGCATGGCCTTGATGCTACGCCAGGAAGTTTTACTGTTGCTGAACATCCTTCTGTATGTGCAGCATGGATTAAGCAGTCTGAGCTATCTCGATTACTTCCAGAGGATCAAATCGACTTTTTGTGTGGTTGCATTGAATCACATATGGGTCAGTGGAACACCGACTACAGATCCAAGAAGGCAATTTTGCCGATTCCAAAGACTCCGGCGCAAAAATTTGTTCATCAGGCCGATTACCTCGCAAGCCGGAAGTATCTTATTTTTGACTTTGGCGACCACTACTACGAGCCTGAGGATGATAACCAGTCAACAAGCGAGCCAGAAAAGGATCGCAACCTTGAATTGGCTATTGCATGTATTGTAGATATCTGCAAGAAGCTGATCGAATCTGGGGTGTCGCGAGACGATGTGTATCGTATCGTCTCTGAAAATAATGGAGGGAATCGAAACCCGAATTCCATTAAAACAGTTGAAGTTGCGGTTACCATTAAAAACAAATTGGAGGAATTACAAAAGTGAGTACGTTTACTGTATTGTCTGAGATTGACATCACTCCATATCTCAAGAAGAAAAATGGTATGTCTTATCTCCCTTGGTCTTCCGCGTGGAGCCTTGTTAAGACGCGGTTCCCGGATGCGAGCTACGAGGTTGTAAAGACCGAAGACGATGTGATCTATTTTACTGACGGGAAGACTTGTTGGGTTGAAACTCAATGTAACCTTGCCATTAAGCAACTAGACCTAAAAGAGCGCAACATCTGCAAAAATGGGGATGAGTTTTATATGGGCGATGACGGGCAATTTACCATGTACATCGATACAGTAAGGAAAGAATTTGCGCAAAGTTCAATTTCGACTCACAGATGGCCGCTAGAAGATTCCATTGTACCAATGTTTAAAAAAGTAAAAAATAGCCGCCCATAAAGGGCGGCCACAAAGATCAGAGCTCGACACCAAGCTTTTCTGCAATATCCTCAAGGGACATTCCTGCCTGCTTAGCCTGATCAATAATTGATTTCGCAGATACAGGATGAAGAAGGCGATGCTTCTTCTCTTCGAGAATTGCAATCTCAGCCTTTTTCTTGTTGATCTTTTCGTCGAGAGCAGCCACACGCTCTTCGACACTTCTCACTTGCCGTGCCATTTTAAGCACCTCCTTTTTGCAATCATATCATAACCATATTTTTAAGTCAATAAAAAAGAAAGGTAAAAATATGAATACTAACTTAACTGAAATCATTTTTCTTGTTGATGAAAGCGGCTCTATGTTTTCTATGAAAAATGACACTATTGGAGGATTCAATTCGTTTATTGAAGATCAAAAAAACAACGAAGGTGATGCAAACATTACTCTCGTGAAGTTTGCCAATACTCACTCATATGTGTATGAGGCTGTTGATCTGCGAGAAATTAAGCAGATGACTGGAGCAGATTATAACCCCGGAGGATGTACAGCGTTGCTGGATGCAATTGGCGACACCATGAACGAGGTTGGAAAGCGCCTCTCTGATACCCCTGAAGATCAGCGACCCGGTAAAATCATCTTTATTATTACTACCGATGGATATGAAAATGCAAGCCATCGCTTTACTAAATCGCAAATTAAAGAGATGATTGAACACCAGCGGACTAAGTATAGTTGGGAGTTTATGTTCATTGGTGCAGACATTGATTCTGTATCAGAGGCTGTGTCTCTTGGAATCGATGCCAAAATGGCAGCCAACTACAGCAAAACTAGCATCGGAACTGAAGCACTTTATGGAACTCTTTCGTGCAGCGTAAGGGGTTATCGGAATACTGGAACCATTGCTGATAACTGGGGCGATAATCTTAGCGTCGATGTTTCTTCCTGCCAGTCGGATTCAACGACAAACACCATCAGTTAAGATATGAGAGGTATACAAGTAACAATGTTTAGCGCCAGAGATTTAAAAAATATATTATCTTCTAATATCCCGGACAATGCTCTGGTATATGTGAGAGCGGATTATGCAGATTATCTTGGTGAAGCTTCAAAAATGATTGTAACAAGAACCCCAATCACTGAACAATATCCAGACCCAAACAGTTTTATTTGGGAAGTTGAAGGATATGAGTCTCTGTATGATAAAGATGATCTAGCACAATATGATCAAGCCGCTCCGATTACAGCTATTTGTTTTATGTAATGAGGTATCTATGAGAGTTTTAATTTTACTGCGCGGTGCTCCTGGATGCGGCAAGACTACGTGGATTGAGAATAATGGCTTAAAGCCCTATTCTCTTTCCGCAGACGATCTTAGACTGATGTGTCAAAGCCCTATCTTAGGAGTAGATGGATCTTATGGCATCAGCCAAAGTAACGATAAAACTGTCTGGGAAATCCTTTTCCAGTTACTGGAAGCACGGATGCAACGAGGAGAGCTTACCGTTATCGATGCTACAAACTCAAAAACATCAGAAATGAATCGGTACAAAACGCTTGCCAGCGAGTATCGGTACAGAATTGTACTTGTTGATATGACCAACATTCCAATCGATGTATGCAAGAAACAGAATGCTATGCGTCCACAGTATAAGCAAGTCCCAGACGATGTGATCGAGAGGATTTATTCCAGATTTGCCACCCAGAAGATACCATCCGGCATCAAGGTTATTGCCCCTGATCAGCTGCAGTCAATCTGGTATAAGCCGATGGACTTATCTCAATATAAGAAGATTCACCACATTGGTGATATTCATGGCTGCTATACGGTTTTAAACAACTATTTAGGGGGAGAAATTCATGCGGATGAGTTTTACATCTTCACGGGTGACTATATTGACCGAGGACTGGAGAATGGAGAGGTTGTCAAATTTCTCTGTTCCATACTCGAAATGCCGAATGTTCTTCTCTTGGAAGGAAACCATGAGAGATGGATCTACTGCTACGGGAAAGGGAAGCCAGCAAAATCACAAGAGTTCGAAAAGAGAACCAAGCAAGAGTTAATTGATGCTGGAATTTCTGAAAAAGATGCTCGCATCTTATACAGAAAATTTGCACAATGTGCTTATTATCGCTTTCATGACAAGATTGTTTTAGCGACGCATGGTGGCCTGAGTTTAATTCCGGAAAATCTATCTCTCGTTCCAACAGAAGAGATGATCAAAGGAACTGGCCAGTACGATGACTATGAGATTGTTGCAAAAACATTCGATGAAGTAATGCCAGATAATGTATATCAAGTCTTTGGCCACAGAAACACCAAATCGTTGCCTACGCATTTATCCAAGAGATGTTTTGACCTCGAAGATTCTGTCGAGTTCGGTGGATCTTTGCGGGTAGTTACGCTTGATGAATCTGGGTTTCATACAATCGAAACCCGCAACACTGTATTCAGAGACCTAAACATCAAAAAGAAGAACAATGTTGATGCCGTTGATGTTACTTCACTTGTAGAGTCGATGAGACAAAACAAGTACATTCAGGAAAAAAGATTCGACCATATCTCTTCATTTAACTTTACGCCGAAAGCATTCTATGATAGGGCTTGGGATGAGCAAACCATAAAGGCTCGTGGGTTATTCATTGATACTGAGAGCAATAAAGTTGTCGCAAGAGCATACGAGAAATTTTTCAATATCAACGAAAGATCAGAGACCAAGTTCGGCGTGCTGAAGAACGTATTGAGATTCCCTGTTATGGCATACGTCAAGGAAAATGGGTTCTTGGGGCTCGTATCTTACGACCATAAAACAGGTGATTTATTCATCACAAGCAAGTCTACCCCAACTGGACCATATGCAAACAATTTACGAGAGATTTTTTATCAACAAGTTCAGGATGTTGACGCAGTTAAAGAATATCTCAAAAACAATAATGTAACTCTGGTATTTGAGTGTATTGATCCTGAGAATGATCCTCATATTATCAGATATGAGAGCAAAAAACTTGTTTTGCTTGATATTGTTGAAAATGATCCAACATTTAAAAAGCACCCATACTTTGATGTTGATTATGTATCAAATATGCTGAAGTTTGAATGCAAGCACCTCGCATATATTATCACAGACTGGCCGTCATTCTGCGATTGGTATAGTGAAGTGACAGCGGCAGACTATATGTATAGAGGATCTTACATCGAGGGATTTGTGCTTGAAGACTTTGATGGGTTTATGGTTAAGCTAAAACTACATTACTATAATATGTGGAAACACATGCGGAATGTGGTTGACACGGTGAACCAATTTGGTTATTACAAATACACCTCTTCTTTGATCTCAAAAGAAGAGAATCTTTTTTATGGATGGTATAAAACCATTGGGAAAGATTTGCCTGGCCCAAAAAACATCATTGCTTTGAGGGAGCTGTTTTATCAATATGCTTCTGGACAAACTTGAAACGGCTTTACGTTTAATAAACACAAAATGTGCGGTACAATAATAGTGGCGATATGCCATTTTTAATTTCCGTATCGATATAAATTGTGACACGCAAACCCATATAAGAAAGGAGGTATCTATGCCGTTTATTGCAAAAACAGGATGTCTAACCGCTTGCGCTCTTTTGTGTGGCATGGTGATCGGCTGGGTTAACCAGCCGACACCAACCACGATCACACCTGAGCCAACTGTTATTATCGAAGAGCATGTTGTAGAAGTGGAAACCGGGATCATCCCTTATTATAACGACATTGCTCAAACGGCATCGGATGAAGATATCTATATTTTAGGTTGCGTTATTCGCGCTGAAGCTGGGAACCAGTCTTTTGTTGGTCAAAAGGCGGTTGCTGAGGTGGTTTTAAACCGCGTTATGTCTCCAAAGTTCCCAAACACTATAAAAGAAGTAGTATACCAGAAAGGGCAGTTCTCAACTGCTTCTGTGCTGCACAAATATCCTCCGACGGATATGCAGTACCAAGTAATCGAATCTGTATTTCAAGAAAATGAACCAGCGTTGCCTAGCGACGTCTATTTCTTTGCTACTTATCCATTTCGAGAAGTCTATGAACAGATTGGAGACCATTATTTTTGTTACTAAGGAGTAACTGAATGGTCAAAATCCTGCTTGGAGGAAGTCCATGCACATACTGGTCTATCTCGAAAACGAAAGGAAGGGAAACGTCCGCATCCGGAGCTGGATGGGAATTATTTCTGAATTATCGAATCGCAAAAGAAAGATTCCAGCCAGACTTCTTCTTATATGAAAATAATTGGTCAGCATCTTCTGACATCAAACAACAGATACAAGAAGAGCTTCAATGTAAACTTTTTAGAATGAATAGCAGTTTAGTTTCTGCTCAAAGCAGAGACCGATTTTATGTTTGCAACTGGGAGAATGCCCTGCCAGAAGACAGGGGGATTTTGCTCAAGGATATTTTGGTTACATCAGATCCTGATATTGGACCTCTTTACGAACTAGATTTGCCGATCTTGACTCATAAAGAAATGTCTTATATGGTACGCCAAACAAAAGGTGGAAGAAATCATTTTGATTTTGGCCATTACCATGATGTACTGTCCGGTAAAAGTAGCTGCATCACAGCCAACACGGCAAAAGGAGTGCCATACAACGTGTTGTGTGAACCGATAAGAATAGGCACAATCAAAAACCATGCAAAAAATCAAGCAAAGCACAACAGCAAGCAATATCGTGTTTATAGCCCGGATGGAAAGTCCACAACTCTATGCGGAGAGGGCGGTGGAGTCGGTGCAAAAACAGGTCTATATGCAACGCCAAGATCATCTCGTGATCAATTCCCTTATTATCAGGTTAGGAACGGGAAAATACTGGTCGATGGAGAATGGCATTCTGTTGGGTTGCAAGATGGAGACTACATTATCAGAAAGTTATTGCCGGTCGAGGCAGAACGCCTACAAACACTGCCCGATAACTATACCGCATCAGTAAGCACAACACAAAGATTGCGAGGCCTTGGCAATGGATGGACCGCAGAAGCTATAATTCATCTTTTGAGCACTGGGTTAAAAAACATCCACAAAAACGAACAACTTCTTGTTCTTTCTATGTATGACGGAATAGGAACTGGAAGATATTGTTTACAAAAGATGGGCTTTATGAATGTGGAATATCATGCTTATGAAATCGATAAGTACGCGATGAAAGTATCGTCAAGCAATTATCCAGATATTATTTATCATGGAGATGCTTTCAAAATCAGAAACGAAGATGAAAGATGGTGGTAAAATGATTGTCGCAGTTGTCGCAATAATTGTTACTGCGGTGTGTGCTTCATATGCATTCTATAAAGTATTAACGAGAAACAAATTTTATCCTTGTGATTCGTGCAAATACCTCAAACAGAAAAATGGCCCTAACTATAAATATAAGTGTGAATGTCACAATATTTCCCCAAGTATGTTTGACAAAGCGCCATCGTTCTGCAGGTACTATAAAAAAGACGAACTGTCAATACAGGAGGAAAAATAATTGAGCTACGCGGACGAATTGTTTATTGAGAACTGCAAAGATATTCTGACCCACGGGGTGTGGGACACCAATCAGGACGTGCGCCCCCGGTGGGAGGACGGCACCCCCGCCCACACCGTAAAGAAATTCTGTATCGTCAACCGCTATGACCTGCGGGAGGAGTTTCCCGTCCAGACCATCCGCAAGATGGCCTTCAAGAGCGCGGTGGACGAGCTGTTGTGGATCTGGCAGAAGAAGTCCAACAACATCCACGACCTGAACAGCCACATCTGGGACGCCTGGGCCGACGAGAATGGTTCTATTTTGAAGTCATATGGATATCAACTTGGAGTAAAGCACATCTATCCAGAAGGAGAATTCGACCAAGTTGACCGTGTGCTCTACGACCTGAAGCACAACCCGGCCTCCCGCCGGATCATGACCAATCTCTATAACCACCACGACCTCCACGAGATGGCCCTCTACCCCTGCGCTTACTCTATGACCTTCAACGTCAGCGGACGCACCCTCAACGCCATCCTCAACCAGCGGAGCCAGGACATGCTCACCGCCAACGGCTGGAACGTGATGCAGTACGCCGCCCTGGTCCACATGATGGCCCAGGTGTCCGGTCTGGAGGCCGGCGAGCTGGTCCACGTCATCGCCGACGCCCACATCTACGATCGCCACGTACCGGTGGTGGAGGAGATCATCGCCCGCACCCCCTACGAGGCCCCCAAGCTGTGGATGGACCCCACGATTACCGATTTCTATGCCTTTACCAAGGACAGCTTCAAGCTGGAGGGCTATCAGTTCCATCCGCTGGAGCAGGCCATCCCTGTGGCTGTATGAGGTGAGCATGAACTTAATTGCATTAGTTGATTCTCATTGGGGTATAGGCAATGCTGGAGATCAGCTTGCCTATCTCCCCTCTGATTTAAAACGCTTTAAGGAATTAACCTCCGGTCATGCAATTATTTTTGGATCAAAGACAATGCTCACTTTCCCTCACGGACGGCCACTTCCAAACAGAGACAACTATCTACTCACTAGGCGTAATGAGTTTGTGAGTGGAGTAACTGTATGTCACAGCATTGAACAAATTCTTTCGAAAGCCCCAAATGACGCATTTGTGGTTGGCGGAGGAGAGATCTATAAACAGCTTGAACCATACTGTGATACTGCTTTTATCACAAAAATGGCTAAATCTTATAAAGCGGACACATGGTTTCCAAACTTAGATCAAAACTCAAAATGGAGATTGATTGACGAGTCTCCATTGCAAGAAGAAAACGGGATTCCGTTTCGATATATAACATACAAAAGGAGAACAGAATGAGCCGATTTTTGTTAATCGTCGGCCCTTCAGGCTCCGGAAAGACATCTGTATGCGATATGATGAAGCCTTACGGTAAAAGTCAGATCGCATCATACACAACTCGAAAACCTAGATATGCCGGGGAAGACAGTCATACGTTTATTGATAACTATGAAGAATGGAAATTAGACAATCCGGATGACACAATTGTTGGATTTACGTTCTTCGATGGTAACTATTATTGGGCAACTTCAAGCCAAGTTGAATCAAATGATTTATATGTAATTGATATGGCTGGAGTTGAATATTTCCGAAAGAACTATAAAGGGAATAAGGATGTTCGTATTGTTTATATTAAAGTTTCTATTATAGAACGATTCAAAAGGATGATTAAAAGAGGTGATTCAAAATGGTCGGTGATTAAGCGTATTATTGGAGATTTATACCGCTTTCGAAGGGCCAAACAAAAGGCTGATTTTATCGTTCGAAACGACAATATCTGGCGGTGTAGAGATCAAATTTTAGATTACATGGCAATTTGATATTTCTACAGAAGGAGAATGCGTATTGAACGATATACACACTGTTGAGGAATGGCTCGGTAAAGATAACAAGCTTGGGCAAGACATTTGGCACAAAAAGTATCAGAAGAATGAAGAAACCTTTGATGCGTGGCTTGATAGAGTCAGTTTAGGGAATCCGGCTTATAGACGTCTCATTGAACTTAAAATGCTTATTCCTGGAGGCCGCATTTTAAGCAACGTCGGCATTGATGATGACTCATGCGGAATGTCAAATTGTTATAGCCGTGGTTTTATCGAAGACGACTATAATGATATTATGCAAGCTGCTGTTGATATTGGGAAAACCTTTAAGTCTCAAGGTGGTCAAGGTCTAAGTTTAAGCAAGTTGCGCCCTAAAGGAACACCCATTGGTGATAATTACGAATCAGATGGCATTGTCCCTTTTATGAAGATTTATAACGAGGTTACACAAGGGACTTCCCAAGGTGGGTGTATTGAAGAAAATGAGCTTGTTTTAACATCTGAAGGATATAAGCCTATCAAAGATATCGAAGTTGGTGATAATGTCTATACAAAAGCAGGATATAAACCCGTGCTAACTGTATGGGATAAAGGTGAACAAGAAACATATAAAGTAACAACCAAAAAAGGATATACTATTTCTACCACTATTGACCACAAATATTGTGTTGATGGATTTAACGTATCTCCGTTGTCTTCTTTGAATATTGGAGATAAAATTTGCTTAATCACATCACAACCAAACAATATAAAGAAAGAACTTAACGAAAAAGCCTATTTCTTTGCTCATTTTTTAGCAAATGGCTATATCAGGAAAGACAACACTGGGAATATTACCATGCACAAAAAATACAAAGAAGTTGGCGACAAACTAATTTCATATCTATCCTCTTTGGGGTTTAATGCCTATTACAACAACAGAGAAGATGAAGATGCAATCAGGATTGTTCTAACAGTGCCAGTATGCAAGTGGATTAAAAAACAAGTAAAAAAGGACACTTGTAGTTATATTAGAGTTCCAGATTGGGTTCTAAACGGAGACGATGATTGTGTTCTTTCTTTTGTCGGCGGCGCAATAGACAGCGATGGTAGTGTGCGTAGAAATTCCATCTGTTGCGATACTATTTGTGAAGCATACGCCGAACAAATCTCTCTGTTAATGAAGAGAGTTGGATTATTCCCAACTATAAGCGTAAACTATAGAGAAAACGAAAACAATAAGCGACCAATTTATCGGGTATCCGATTCCATTAGAGATGACATTTTAACGTATTATAGCTATAAAGTAGCTAAAACCCATGTTCCTTATGCTAAAAACAGCAAATATGTAACTCCATACACAATGAAGAACACGGGCTTGTCTAAAAATGATGCAAAACATTTGGCTAAAATTAGCAAAAATACAAATATTGGTCTATACACATACCTACAAGTAAAAGATAAGCCGTATGCTCCAATGATTCTTGATGAAATTTCAAATATTGAATATATTGGGATTCGTCATGTATACGATATCGAAGTTGCCGATGAACATAAATTTTTCTGCAATGGCATTTATGTGTCCAATTCTCGTAAAGGCGCTCTCCTTATGAGCCTTGATGCTTGGCACAAAGAAGTTATGAATTTCATCACTATTAAGTCTGAAGAAGGTTTAATTGAAAAAGCAAACCTAAGTTTGGAAATTGACAATGAGTTTATGGAGTGCGTACAAGCATACTATGAACGTGGAGAAACAAAAACCATCACCAGAAAAGAGTCCTATAGCGGACATGAAATTGAATGGGAAGTCACTCCTATTGAAGTATTTAAGGCGTTTATCCATAACAACTATGAGTGGGGAGACCCTGGATGTCTTTTTGTTGATAAATTCAGAAATTACAATCTGATGGAATTCTGTGACAATTATCAGATTGAATCGTGTAACCCTTGTGGGGAACAACCTCTTCCGAAACACGGTGCATGCAATTTGGCCGCAATCAACCTGTCTGAGTTTGTTGTTAACCCCTACACAAACGATGCTGGTTTTGATTTTGATGCCTTTGAAGCGGCTGTTATGCTTGGAATCCAATATCTCGATAAGATTGTTGACTTCAATGCAAACAGACATGCACTTCCGCAACAGAAAAAGATGGCGTTAGAGTTTAGAAATTGCGGGCTTGGAGTTATGGGATATGCAACTATGCTCATGAAGCTTGGACTGCAATACGGCTCCGATGATGCAATTCGTTTTTCTGATGATCTGTTCTCATATATGTTTGTTACTGCCGTTCGCTCTTCTTCACAAGAGGCAAAAAAGCTTGGAACATTCCCAGGGTATCGTGATCAGATTTTTAACAGCAATATCATCTTAAATCACTTTGGGAATGGTGCTATTAGTGATCTCAGATCGATAGGCCTTCGTAACTGTAGCCTGCTCTCAATCGCACCGACCGGATCTATTGCAACCATGCTCGGAGAGTCAGGCGGAATTGAACCTGAATTTGCCATCTCATATACAAGACGAACTGTTGGCCTTACCGACAATGAAGACCATTATTACACCGTCTACTGCAAGGCTGCCAGAGAATATCTTTCCTCTCATCCTGAGTGTGATGGAGTCCTTCCAGAATGGTTTGTGTCTTCCGCCGACATTGACCCCATTCGCCGTGTCAAAACTCAGGCTGTTATCCAGAAGCATATCGATACTGCCATCAGTTCTACTGTCAATCTTCCTGAAGCCGCATCTGAGGACGATATGGCCCGTATCTATATTGAAGCATGGAAACAAGGTACTAAGGGATTGACTATCTTCCGTTCTGGTTGTAAGCGTGAGGCTATTCTCACCACCGGAGACACTGCACCAAAGAAAAATGAACAGAAGAACGATACATGTACCGACTGTCTTAACAGAGGTATGATCATTGGTGTTGATGATGACTTGATGTCAATCAAGAAGACAATCATCAATGGGTGCGGTAAATTTTATCTGCATGTCGATTTTGATGAAACCTCTCTTGAATTTTTAGAGACGTACATCGATATTGGATCTGGCGGAGGGTGTGAGCGGAATCTCCAGTTTATTTCTCGGCTCATGTCTCTTGCTTTGCGTGCTGGTGTTCCGCTGGAAGCCATTATTGATCAAGCATATAGCATTCGTCCTTGTAATGCATATCTTGCTCGCACAAAATCAAAAGGTGACACTTCACCTGGAACTTCTTGCCCATCCGCAATTGGCAAAGCACTTGAAGAAATGAAGAAAAAGGCAGTTTATCTTTACGGCGATGACACTGAAGAAGCACCAGAGGTTGTCAGTGATCCAGCCGCAAAAAAAGCAAACAACACAAAAACAAATCACAATGATAGTCCTTCGAAATGTCCAGAATGTGGAGCTCAACTCCGGTTTGAAGGCGGATGTGATGTCTGCCCAGAGTGCGGCTATTCTCATTGTGGATAATGGAGGATGAATCATTGAAGAAGTTTAGCAAAGTTAGTTATGAACAGTATGCCGCTGCCGTCGGCGGAGACGTGGATTTGCGAGAAGAATACGAAGCCATTAAGTTGCCCAAGCGGGCAACTACTGGCTCCGGTGGATACGACTTCTTTGCTCCGTGCGATATCTGTCTTGCCCCAGGAGAAGAAATCAAAATTCCTACTGGAATTAGAGTTGCTCTCGACCAAGACAAGCTATTAGCATGCTTCCCTAGAAGTGGCCTTGGTTTTAAGTACCGGCTTATGCTTAATAACACCGTTGGAATCATCGATAGTGATTACTATGGATCTAGCAACGAAGGCCATATGTTTGCCAAATTATATAACAACGGAAATCAGGACGTTTTCATCAAAAAAGGTGAAGCGTTCATGCAAGGTATTATCTTACAATACTTTTTGACTGATGACGACGATGCAGATGGGGTGAGAGACGGTGGATTTGGATCAACAGGATGATGCCAAACTACTATATAAGGTTAGCGATTTAAAAAAAATATTTGGAATAAAAAGTGAGCTGGTATATAAGCTAGTTAAGCTAAATGGATTCCCAACAATAAGAATCAACGGAAGATACTATTTCCCAAAAGATCAGCTCAAAGAATGGATTGAAGCCAACATCAACAAAGATATAGACATATAAAAAATAGGCCTGCTTTTGCAGGCCTATTTTTTAGTTTTTAGCCATCCAATCCATGAACCCTTCATAACGATCAATTTCTCTCTGGGTCCACGTAGATGGAGATCTTCTCATTTGATCTTCAAATGCAGATTGTTCATCGTTGCTTGACACAAACATAAAAATCACTATAATGAACAATATCACAACAGCCACATATTTCAACATAATCACCTCTTTTTCAGATATCATATATATATCACACAAAAACATGCAAGTCAATTTCTGCATCAAAATTTATAACCGTTTTATCAAAAAAACAGTTTCGATTTTTGCAAAATTGGTGCAGTAATTGGTGTAATAATTAAATTAAATATGCGGTAGTCATTGCAAGAGTAAGGGTTGCAGATTGAAGGTTATGTTCTGCAAAAGCTCCACCCCCAGTTCGAATCTGGGTGTCGCCTCCATAAAACCGACGATCGCAAGATCGTCGGTTTTCTTTTTCCCCGCAGAAAAAATCCCCGTTCAGGTGCAACCTGACGCTCCTTTCCTGTGATATGATTGGTGAAAGCAGCTTTCAATCTGTTGGGGGCCGGTTATGAGAGACGCAATCCTGCTGGAAAAACTGAAACGAGGCGATCCAAAGGGGCTGGAGCTTCTGATGCATGCCTACCTGCCCTATGTGTCGGTCATCGTGTGGAATATCCTCCGGGGCTCCATGGCTCCGGAGGACGCGGAGGAGGTGGTCTCCGACGTGTTTCTGGCAGCCTGGAACCAGGCCGCCGACCTGGAGTGCGGCCATATCAAGAGCTGGCTGGGGGCGGTGGCCCGGAACAAGGCCAAAAACAAGCTGCGCCAACGGGGCCGCAGCTTGCCACTGGAGGAGGACCTTCTGGACCTGCCCGGTCTCAGCGATCCCATCACCCGGCTGGAGCAGGCCGAGGAGCAGGAGCTGGTCCGCCGGGCGGTAGATGCCCTGCCGGAGGATGAGCGGGAAATCTTTCTCCGCCACTACTATTACACCCAACCGGTCAAGGAAATCTCTCTCACCATGTCCCTCAACGAGTCCACCGTAAAATCCAAACTGAGACGGGGGCGCATGAAATTGAAAGAAGCACTGATGAAAGGGGGCGCCCTGGAATGA